CCAAGTTCCAAGGAGCTGAGGGGAAGACCCCCCCCCCCAGCCCCAAACCCTGCTAGCGGCGCAGGTATTCCGCGCCGTAGAGCCCGCAGCCGTAACTCTTGAAATCCTGAGTGTAAATCGTGCCGCGGGGATGCTGCGCCTGAGATTTCCAGCTGCTCGCCTTGAAGACAAGCCCGGTGGCTTTCTCGACGAAGCAGTACACGCTTCGACCGCCGGAGTAGGAACGGATGAAGATCCGCACATACCGCTGGCCGTTCGGGTCGATGTGAAGCTGCCACTCGTTCGTGTCCAGCAGGTTGGGCGTGTGCTTGGCGTAGTGCGCCTTGCGGTACTGCGACATGGTCTCGACGAAGCGCGCCAGGGCGGCTTCGAACGTCTCGGCCTTGGCAGCGGGTTCGGGGGCAAGTTCGGGCAACTCGATCGTTTCCAGTTCCAGTTCCAGTTCCATCTTTTCCATTGTCTCAGCTCCTTTCGCTGAGAGGTCGATCTGCACAGAAGTCAGTCGGCCACCGCGTCGGTGTAGCAGCGAATCCCGCGCTCGTTGAGCACCTTCGCGAAGGCGTCGGACTTACCCAGCGCCCGCCCGTCGGCGTTGTCGTAGCCGATGTAGATGGCGTTTCCTGTAGTTCCGTAGGCTTCTTTGAGGAACATCAGCCCCACTTCCTTACAGGCGGCAGCGATGAGCTTCAGCTCCGGCTTGGGTGCGCTCACCACCACGTAGGCGCGCCCACAACCGGACGCGCGAGCGGGAGTGTAGGGAGCCGCGTTGGCGGCCTTGAGTGCCTCGACAATCTCAACCATGCTGCGTGCCATCTTCGAACCCTCACTTTCCTTTCTGACTCTCACGATGAGAGGTCGATCCGCACAGAAGTCAGAGGAGGATGTCCTCCCGGCGGATGCTGTAGGGCGTCCCGCCCAGGTGGGTACGAGCCCACTCGATGGCCTGGGCCACGGTGGGGAAGGCGCCCCGTTGCAGCGTGGAGAAGGGACCCGTCTCGCGGTCAGGGTGCCACTCGGTGCGGAACTCGGCGGGGACGTACGGAACCAGGACTGTGTAGTAGGTCTTCATCGGACTCCTCACTTTCCTCTCTGGCGTTTCCTCTTACGCTGAGAGGTCGATCCGCACAGAAGTCAGCTACTCGATCTCCCACTCCTGACCACGTTCCTCCCCGCCGCGTGCGAACGTGACCTCCCCCTGATCCTCCAGCCAATCGCACTGCTCCGCGAAGGTGAGTGGTGGGCGCGTATCCGGATCGTCGTACACCGGATCCCGGGAAGCGACACACTCACATTCTTCGGTCTTCCCGCACCTGTTGCACCGATATCGGTCAGCGTGGTTGAAGTAGCTGTCTTCCGCCCATACCCGGATTTCGTCTTCGGTGACGATTCGACGCTCCGGGTAGATGATCAGCATTTGCCGCTTCATGGCTTGCCCTTGAGGCAGTAGTTGACCACCGCCTCAGCAGTGCTGTTGAGCCCCCACGCGCGCCCCACGTGGTGGCCGCAGCCGTTGGGCTGAATGGCCCACAGGTGGTAGGTGGTGTCGGTCTCGCGGTCGATCTGGATCTTGCCATCCTCGATGACCTTCCACTCACCCACCTTCAGATCCGCCAGCTCTGCCTCGCGCGCCTTGATGAGAGGGCTGAGCAGACCATCTGCGTAGCGAATCTCGGTGTAGGTGTTGCCCCCGAGAAGTGGCTCTCCGCTCACCTCGCAGGTGCGGGTGCTGTGAACGAGGTCGAGCGCCTCTTTCACCACGGCGTAGGGCACCGCCAAGTCACGAATGGTGGCGGTGACCGCCACCGAGTAGGTGCAGGGATCCTGGCGCACACTGACCTGCCTGGCGTTGAACCCCTTGCTCTTGAGGAAATCTCGAACCTTCTCAACCTTTTCGCTGGAGCGTGCCATCGTCGAACCTCCTTACGCAAAGAGGTCGATCCGCACAGAAGGCGAATCGACCCTCTTCGCGTCCCCCTCAGCGGCCCCCCTTGCGCTTGAGCGCCGACGCCAGCTCTTCGTTGCGCTCGCCCAGCTCCACCAGGGTGGCCTCCCCGAACACCCAGTTGACCAGGGTGCGCTCCCGGGGCGACAGGGCCGCCATAGCTTCCTCGCTGCGATACAGGCGCCGCAGGCGCACCAGGGGCGAGTCAGCCCGCTTGGTCTTGCCGGCGGCGACCTGCCCCCCGTTCCCCTCCTCCTCCTGCGCGCCAGCGGCGGGGGCCGAAGCGATGACCCGCGCGAGCGCCCCCTTCTGCTCCGCCTTGCTGACGTTGGCCAGGTTGCGGACGGCGTCGTGGAAGGAGAGCTTGCCGGCGCGCACCGCGTCCCGAACCTCGGGGATCAGATCGGCCACCTTGGACCAGATCTTGATGGTCGCGACACCCACCCCCCAGATCCGCGCCGCCTGCTCCTCGGTGCGGTTGAAGTTGTTGATGTAGCGCAGCGCGTTCTCCGCGTTGGCGATGACGTCGTCATTCTCGCGGTGCGCGTTCGAGATGATGTTGGTTTCGAACGTGCTCGCGTCGTCCACCTCGCGGCGCAGGCGAACCTGCACCTCGATGGGCGGCAGGCCCTTGGCAGCGCGCAGCTTGTTCGCTGCGATCGCGCCCCGGGTGCGACGCCGGCCCGAGGTCACGACGAACTTGTCGCCGTCCTTGTGGACGATGATGACCTCGATGACGCCCATCGCCACGATGGACTCGATGAACTCATTGGTCAGCGGACGCTCGACGCGCGGGTCGTACAGCGGGTGATCCTTGTCCGTGATGATCACTAGCTTTTCCGGCGCGATTGTGAACAGCGTGCCACCCGCACGCGAGGCACCAGGGATTGCGATCTTTGCCACGTTCCGTCTCCTTGTTCGAAGTTTCAGTTCCAGTTGCAGCGAGAGGTCGATCTACACAGAAGGAGATCGACCTCTCCCGTCTTCATTCGGCCTTCTGCAGCGTCTTACCCCAGGGCAACGACCCAGCCCAGGGCAGGCAGACCATGCAGTGGTCGATGTGGGCGTTAGTGTGGGCAGCGCCGGTGCAGTCGGCAACCACGTAGTTGGAGTACACCCTACCGTTGACTTCGTGTGCGTAGCCCTTGCGCACCAGAGCCCGGAGATAGCGACGCTCGACATTCGAATTCTGAGTCAGCGCCACCAGCGCATTGGCTTCCTTGTCCGTCAGAGTCACCTTCTTCGTTTCCATCTCAGCTCCTTTCACGCTGAGAGGTCGATCTACACAGAAGTCGAGTCAGGGTTTCTCGGCCTGGGCACGACGCCACTGGTCAAAGGCATTCATCAATTCTTTCGCGTCGATATCGACGGCGACGTCCTGACCGGAGTCAGTGTACCCCAGGAGCTGAATCTGCTTACCGCCGTCGGTCGTGCCGAAATGTAAGCCTCGAACCTGGTAGTACTTTTCGCTGCCCCGGATGCGCTTGTGCCACACCTTGACCGTGAGGCCGGGCTTCTTGGGTCCCACTCTCATCGGAGCCCCTCCTCTGCGAGGTACTCCTCAGGGAGCACGTCAGCAAACATACACAGGGCGCGGAGCCGCTCCACAGTGTCCTCTTCGATGACCTGTGTGGTGACCAGCGCCTCAGGAGGGGGAGTGGTGGCTGTCGGACAGAGCAGCTCAATCGCCTGCTCAATCTCACTTTCTGTGGGTCGCGGTGTCATCTCAGCGTCTCCTTTCTCACGCTGAGAGGTCGATCCACACAGAAGTCAGTCAGGGTTTCTTGACCGATGCCTCGACGCCGTAGCCGTCGCCTTCCGCAGTCGGGACGACATGGAAGATAATTCTCGTCCCATCCTCCAGCTCCAGGAACGCAAGCTGGGTGTACGGACCGGTGTTGCCGTCGTAGGCACAGGTCTGACCGACCTTCACGATCCGTTTGCCGAGTACGTCGCGGGCCCTCATTTGTTCACCACGGTCTTCGTGCGCTTGGCTCTGAGAGCAGCCGCCCGTCTCTGTAACCGCTGAATCACAGCGAGGTACCTTTTTACTTGCTGGTCCAGCTTGCAAGCGGTGCAGTACTGTTCACACCACTCCCGGGATTCCCATACACGAATCTTCACTTTGCGCACGTAACCGCAACCCTTGCAGGCGCGGGCCTCGCGCCTGTCGGCGCTCATTTGTTCACCGCGTGGTAGATGATCTCACCGAGATTCTCGGCGTAGACCTCTGTGTGCTCTTCGAGCACGATGCGCTCGTGCGTCTTCCTCTTGAGGCGGTACGCGGTCACCTTGTAGGTGTCACTAGCATCGAGTACGACCTGAATGCGCAGCTCCCTACCGGCGCGGAACTCCACACCACTCCGGATGAGTAGCGGCTCACGCGCACCCACAGCCATTTTGGTCGTGAGTGGGATTTGTGACCAGATCGTGGTTCCGACTTGAAGTTCCATCTTCACACCCCTCGCTTTCGCTAAGAGGTCGATCTGCACAGAAAGCCACGCTCGCGATAGAGACTCAAGCTACGAATGTCTTTTTTCGCGATACGTCCCCGCTGACGCAACACTACAGCGTAGATCGCTCGACGAAGTGGTCGACGATGCGCTCTCCATTGCGCAGGATCACCAAGACTCGCTTCCCACGATGAACCCCGGTGTGTCCTAGGCGCATGGGCTCAACGCTTGGGTTGCCGACGTAGGCGGGGGCGCGCCAGAGGGGGACCGGTACGGTCGCGACTGGCGGCGGCGAACTCGTACTCGGTCTTGAGGCGCTTGCCGTCCCCGCAAAGCAACGTGAGCCGGCACTCCCGGCACTTCATGAAGTGATCCTCGAAGCGTTGATACAGCTCGCGCGGACTCATGCGTTGTCAACCGTCAAGAAGCTGGCCATCCGCCCAGTAAAGTTGAAGTCCTGGCTCAGTGCCTTGAAATCGCCAAGGTGCCGCTTGCCGTCCACAGTCTGAATCGGAGCCTGGTAGTGATTGCCCACGCCAACAACAGTCTCGTAGACCAGCATGACCAGCTCTTCGACACCAACTGCGTCCTCCAAGTTCTCCGGCATGGCATCGCGGAACTGCTCAGGAGTCATGCCTTCCCGGTAGTAATGCTTTTCTGTGGCTTCCCCAGCGTGCCAAGACTCAGAAGCGAAGACACAGACGGAGGCTTTGGTGATTCGACACATCCGGCGGATGATGTAGCTGAAGAACTCTTTCGACACATTCGCGTCATTGAATTGGGTGTGGCCCATAAGGACGGTTCCCGCCGGGGGTGGGCCTAGCCCCAGCGCCGGAATCGCTACGGTTGGCGTGAGGAGGAAAAAGGGATCGACCCTGCCAGTCTCCTCGAACAACGAATGCGCATGCTCTTGCGCGAATTTCAATGCTGACTTTGGGTCATCGAGTGTACCAATAGTGAACAGCACCGGTAAGTCCATGGAAGCCTCCCCTCGATTCGTGGTCTACCAGGTCGCGCGTGCGGCAGCAGCGTTGAGCAGCTCCTGGCGCTGCTTGAGCACGCGTTCGTAGTACGCTCGCTGCTTGCGGATCTTCGCCAGGGCGGTCTCGGCCCGACGCTGCTTGGTCTGCCAGCTCTTCTCACGCAGCTTGAGCACTTCGAGCTTGCGAAGAGCTTTGGTCTCGGAGTCGATCTTCCGATCCTCTTCGGAGGGCTCCGGCTTGGGGGGCTCAGGCTCCGGCTGGAGGATCTCCCCTTCGGGGGAAGACGCCAGCTCGGCTTGCGTCTTCACTCCCGGCGGGAGGTCACGCGGCGTGACCCCAGCGGTCAAGTAGAAGCCGTAACGCAACCAGGCATAGAGCCTGGTCACGGAGAGGTCGCGCTCCGGGAGCGAAAACGTCAGCCGCCCATGACTCACCTTACTGACGCGGTAGTAGGTGAATCGCACGGTGGACTTGGTGGTTGACCGGAAGGTGACATGGACCTTCTCCAAAGCACCCCGTACGGAGCACGTAGCGAGCGCTGTCCGCGCGATCGCACGCAACCGGGCCGTAGGGTACCGGGTCTTGTTCTTGAGCTGCACAGCTCACCCCTGGTCCAGCGCGCAGGAGACGCAGTAGACCTTGCCGTCCTGCGTCCAGGAGCACCGATCGTTGAGCGCGAGCAGCACCCCACACGCGACGCACGGGGTCGTCTTTTTTTGCCACGGCTTCGGTTCCGGGCGTACCAGTACGATGATTTTACACACAGTTCCAAGTCCCATGACGGGAGGTCGATCCGCACAGAAGTCGACCTCCCCCTGTCCTACGTGACCCTACCCCCGCGTAGCTGCCCCAAGCTACTTACTCGACGAACCGTAACTCGAACTTGAGTGTTCCGCACTCATGATTTTCCTTTCTCTAGGTTTCGCAACACCGCTCCCATCCGCTCTCCGAGCTGGGTGAAGATCTTCAGGTCATTGGGGTCGCGACTGTTGCGGCACGTGACTCGGTGAAAGACCAGCCGCTCATTCAGCGTGGTCTCGGCCCACATCACAGCGATTGCCACCATCTCCGGAGAGTCCTCGGGCAGCACTTTTTGTGTCCGCAGATCCATGATCGCGGGGCGACACCCAGGACAATCGTCAGAGAACTCGTGATTCATCCGGCACCTCATCACCAAAGACCGTCCAACCCGGACGACGTTTGCGCGCGAACACCTCAGCGTAGGGACCCGCGACTAGCGTTTCAACGATTCGGTAGAACTCGTCAGGCTTGGCACTGTGGATGTATCTCCCAGCTGCATCGACGGGCATCTTCGCCGCGAAACGAGAGCGAATGCTTTTCGACTTCAGCTTGACTGACCCACGGACTGCGATGATCGCTGTTTCGTGAGAGGCGCGCACGTAGTGGCCCATACCGAAATGGGGCTTGCCGTTCTTGGTGAGCTTCTGCCAAACGATCTCGCTCTTGGGGACGAATCCCCACTTGCGCACAACCTGCAGTGCCTCTTCCTGCATGGCCGAAACCCGCCACAGGAACAACATGGCGTTGTCTTGCAGCGGTGGCAGCGGAAAGCGGAAGATGTCCTCTAGCTTCATGCAGCGATAGTTCTTGACCGCACCCCGGGTTTTTCCGGGTAGCGCGTCGTCGAACAACCAGCCGGGATCCACCGACACTACAGCGAAAGGTTTCAACCCCATTCCTCTGGTGGAGGGGGTGCGCGATGACGACTCATGCGAAACTTCCTGCTGATTCGGCCGGTACGGCGCTCCGCTTTGCTGCGAAGCTTTTTCCAACGGCGGCGACCAAGTGCTACTCCGTGTTGCCCCTCCGTCTGTCCTTCCCAAGTAGAAGCATGCTCCGTCCGCTTCTCACCCTTACGGCGATGATTCTTTCTTACCATCACAGCCAACGCTTGTCTTGGTGTGTCGGACCCAAGGATAGCACGCGCACTTCCTTGCGCAGGAGCTTCTGCAGGACGCGCGCATAGTAGTACGGTTGCGCTGGCTTGCTGACCTGATCTATCTCGCCGAGACAGGGCACGGCTTGCATCAAGTCGTCAGTCAGGCGCGCCTGATAGTCCAGGTCGTGAGGAACGACCATCAGCTCGTTCACGCGATCGCCGCGAATCGTGTAGGAGGTCACGATGAGCGAAGGCTCTATCCGATCGAGACAGGTCAATGCCAGGTGGTCGATGTTGCCGTCCGCTGCGAGCGCGTAGCGGGCCGCTACGAGGTCGAACCAGCCCACGCGGAAATTTCGCTGGTATGGATGCCAGTGGTTGGTGATGTCAGGCAGCGAGAGGTCGCGATCTTCGGCAACGAACGGACCAGGACCGTGCCTGGTGGAATAGCCGCGAAGCACACCCATCACCGACCTCTCACCCTGAAAGTCCAGCTCGCGCAAGAGCTGGAGCGCGTTCGCGGATGTGCACGTACTCCAGGTCGTGTAGGGGTGAAATCCGTAATTCTCGTCGAGCAACACCCCCTGCGCACCCTCGAAGACCACGTCTGAGTCAGACGGCAGCGAGTGCCACTCACCAATCGTGACTCGTTCCGCGAGGGCAGCAAAGCGATTGGCGATGATCTCGATAAGGCTGTCGTCGTCTTCCAGAATCGCCAGCTCTGTCGACTTCACTCTCAGCGCGAAGGCTTCTTGCAGCTTCCTCTTTCGGATGGCCTTCAGTTTCTTGGTTACGAGAGCATGATTGGCTAGGTCGTAGGCGTAGATCCGCTCATGCGGATGCTCGATACTGTCTTGCACAGTCTCGCCGATTCCCATGCCGCAACTACCGTGGCGCTCAGATCCACGGGCCAGCTCCCGCAACCTGTTCAGCGCCTGGTGGTAGGGCGTGATCACCAACGCGTGCCCGTCGATGTCAAGTCGCTCAAACGCGTCGGCGATCCCCTGGCTGCGAAGGTGTTCTTCCTCCTCCAGCGCGGCCGTGGGGTGAAGAATCATGAATCTGGACAGCAGTGTGCGGCATCCAGGAACGAAGGTTCCCGCGCCGAACTGAGAGAAAGAGTGTGAACGCCCGTCGGGGAGCACAACGGTGTGACCCGCCTGTGCTCCCCCGTTGTAGCGAACGACTAGCTGAGCGCCAGTCTTCCGTACCAGCGCATCCACCATCGAGCCCTTGCCCTCATCGCCAAAGCCGAGACCTACGACGATATGTGCTCGGGGCACGAAGGGGGACCTCAGAGACGTTTGGTACCGCTCGCGCTACCGCTCACAGGTGCCAGATCACCGTCGACGCTGCCCTTGCGAAGAGCCACGCTACCGATGAACGGTACGATCGCCCGCTTCGCTGCGTCAGCAGCGGTTGCGGTCATCCCGGGAGTTGCGACAATGTCACTGTGCATGGCATCGAGGTCGCGCCCCTCGCACGCACCGATCGTGAGTCCGATCAGCTCGCACACCCCCTTGGGGTCGTCGAGCACCAGCATGCGCTCACCATAGAGCTTCTTCCAGAACGCCTGAATCTCGTGCTGGTGACCGCCGTAGCTGCCGGAGTTGACGTAGATGAAGAACGACTCGAACTTCGCCTCACACTCCTTGACGATGTCCTCGACGGGAACGTTGTCTTGAAGCGCGTCTCCGATGACGTTGAACACCTGGTCCTTGAACACGTTGGCGTAGCACATCTCGTCGCCCATCAGGAAGAGATAGCCCTTCTTGTTGCGCTTCTCCAGGCAGTCCATTGCCATGTGCCGAGCAGCGAAGTACAGCGCCAGCTCGTAGGACTCCCGCATGCCACCGCCGCCTCCCCCTTCGAGGTGGAGATTGGTCAGGCAGTCATCCATTTCGAGCCCGCTTTCGAACTGCCCCACCTGCAGCGGTGAACGATCGCCGAAGGTGGCGTCTCCGATCGCGCCGAAAAGGATCTGCGGGTGATCGATGTAGCCCTTGGTGGCCAGGAGCTTCATCAACCCCGGGAACTTCTCCATGGCGAACATCTTGGGAATGATGCCCATCGAGCCGGTCACGTCGAAGAAGAGCGCGATCGCGTTCGACTCCGGATGCACATCGCTGTCACGGGACTCGCGGACCTTGACCCCCTTGGGGTCCAACAACGCATGCGTGCGACCAACCATGCGACTGTGCACGAACACGTCGTCCGCCTTCAGACTGCTGCGTGCGGTACGCAGCCGATCGGCCGCATCATCACTCCATCTCGAACCACCCATGGGATCTCCTTTAGTTCGTGGGAGGCATTCGGAATTGACGAAACGTCGGTTTGCCCCACAACTGACGTACGATTCGGTCGAACTCCTCATAAACCTCCCACGCATTCTGGTATCTGCGTGTCGGATTATGAATCATGCAGCCGTTGAGCAATCCCTTGATTGCCTCAGGAACCGAGTGGTTCGGGACCAGCTCAGAGCCGTAGAGAAGGGCGCGCATGCAGACTGCAGCCATCCAGACGTCTGTCGCCGGAGTCGCCGGCCGTTTCAGGTGGACTTCAGGCGGGTAGTAGACAGCGTGGTCAAGGACCACCGCCTTGATATGACTCGTGCCGTCCGCCTTGAGCGCGTAGCTCCAGTCGATCAGCTTCCCGGAGTGGTCTTCGGGCTTGATCAGGAAGTGAGCCGGGACCACAGCGCCATGGACAATCCCATTTCGATGTGTCCAAGCCAGCACTTCGAGCATCCTACGCCACATCCATGCAGCGTCCTTCGGATCGAGTCCGTGCGGGAACGCCGCCAACACCGCGTCCAAGCTGTACCGGGTAGGGTGGAAACTGAGAATGTTGCTCTGTCGATACCGGCCTGCAACACGTAGCTTGGTCGTCTCGATCAAGCTCGGCAGGTAGCGAACGAAGTGCGCGCGATTGCTGTCAGTGGATGCCCACAGTCGCTGCAACATACTCGCTTCGTTCGCTACGAGGTCGCTGTTCGCGTCGTCAGAGACTACCTTCACCAGCGCACGGTGGGGCTTCCCATCCTGGTCATACTCCGCGCTGTAGAGGTCACACAGATCGCCCTTGGCGAACGGCAGCACGTTTTTGTAGACATGCTTGGCCTTGATGGTCACCGGGCGTGGCTTGCCGTAACTGCCATCGCGCAAACGTGCCCGCGCCTGGAGCCGCATCTCTGTGAGCCGGGTCATGGCGACGACCGCTTCCTTGACCTGGCCAGGTCGATCCGGGTGCAACACCTTCGACCAAGCGTGGAAGAGATCCGTTAGGGCGTCGTCGGAGGCTACACTCCCGAAGCACTCTTCGGGAGTCCTGGCCTTCATGATCTGCGCGATGATCGCGGTGATCTCGTGGACGTTCAACTGAAGGATTCCGCGACAGCTATGTCCACGACGGGGTGCTTGCAGAGCGCGCAACGAATCATGAGGATCCCTTGCAGGTACTCTACCTCGACTGCTGAGTTGAGATGACAACGCGCATGAAGAAAGAGGGGTGCCGCTTCGTTGTCGTGCTTGTGATCACAGTCAGGCATGTCACAAGACATCTTGTCCAACTCAGCTCTGCTAAGCGGCGGCATCCGGCATCCGCGCCTGCGGCATGTGATTCGCGATCGAGAGGAATTGTCGCTCGTCAGTTTCGAGCAAGAGCTTCTGAATGAGCATGGTGTCTGCATCCGGAACCAGCTCATCAGGATGGAGACACAGTGTCTCGATCGGCTTGAGAACTCCGGCCTCCTCCCGGACCAGGTCTACATTCTGTGCTCTCCCGCGACGAATCCGATAGACCTTCTCAGCAACGTAGACCTTGAAGTAGCCATACTTTCGCAAGTCCTGTTTCTGATCGCTTGTCAGGTGGCGCAACAGCAGCTGTTCAGCCTTGATTCGGGCCAAACGATGCCTGGCCCGTTCGCGCCGGCAGAACCTGTCGACTGGATCCGGCTCATGCGCAGGTTGCATTGAGCACACGACTGTGTTGAGAGGTCCATTAGTCACCTGGCCTGTCACTGTCGTTGGCTCCAACGAGTAATACCAAACAGTGCAACTGCTGGTATTCGCCATAACACGGATCGTCTGTCCCCAGTTGTTGATGCACGTCGTTCCGGAGTCACTCCAGCTCCGCAATGACGGTCCTGTTAGGTACGGGTACGCTGACTGTGGCATCGTCAGCCTCCCCGCACTGGGGGCGCCATGATGTAGCGCCCAGCAGAGCCGTCGAACTCTTTGATCTGCTCCCCTCGCTCGTCGCTGTCCTCTGCCATCTTGAAGCAGAGAAACCCTTTTTCTTTGAGTCGCTCGAAGCTCCGTTTGGCTTCCGCCACCTGCGCCGGGTCGCGAGGGTCGAAGACGAGCTTGTAGTCTCCGCCATAGAACATGACAGCCAGCTCAGCGTCGCCTTCGCGTTGCTGGGTCTGGTTTCGCAGGGGAACGTCTTTGGACCATCCCTCACGGATGAAGGCTTCGACGTTGAATGCCATGGGTGAGCGCCTCCTCTTGGATTGGTGAGCACACTACACCAGCAGATTGACAGGTCAAGTACGCTAACCTGTCCTCTCTCTGCGCTCTTCGAGCAGGTGTGCAAAGTACTCCTCGAACTTCTTGATCCCCTCCAGCTCGACACCGAGTTGACTGGCGTAGAAGGACAGCATCCGCGGATCCCAGGTACCGTTCTCCAAGATTCGGTATACCTGCGAAGCCATCACGCGGATCGAAACACCGTTAGCCTTCTTACCATCAGGATTCTGCGAGACCTCCTGAGGCAGGTAGATGAAACGGAGAAGTTTCCGAGCACGGTTGATCACGAGGATGCAGTCGTTGGCACGGAACGGAGCAACGTCACCCATCTCGCCGCGCGCCTCTTCGTACAGGGTCACCTCGTTCTTGCGGAAGTTCCCTGTGTACACATATCGAAGTCTCATATCGGAATCACCTCCTCAATCGTATATCGGACACGCAGAGCACCGTCCTCGACGGTCATCGACTCGATCTTCACTCCCTGGAGAGACAGTGCCTGAACCACCCGGCTGAGCAGGAACGGCAGCGCCGTGCCCGGCGCTGAAGGCTCAAGCCGTTTCAGGGCTTCGTTCGCAATGCTGACCGTGTCCAGCTTCCGGGGACGTCCTCGTTTTCGGCGAACGGGAACGTCAATGGTGGCAGAAGCTGGCTCAGGAGCCGGTTCAGGAGCGGGAGCCGGTTTCTCTTCGCGCTTGCCGCTGGCTCGCCCGGTTTTCTGGAGCTTGACCATGCAGGTTCGGCAGGTCCGAAGATAGCCAATCTTCGATTTGACGTTCGGCTGAAACCAGGTCTTGGTGAGGAGCTTGTGCCCGCACGCCTTGCACTTGATCCTGTGCGGGACATTCACCGCGAATTTCTCGTCGGGCATCTTGGGCCCCTCCTTGGGTTCGAAGTTCAAAGTACCAACGTCAGCATCCTATCAAGATTTGTTCTTGACAGGGGTAGCCCCGTATCTTAGCTTCCTCGTCATGCATTGCTCTTCCCATTGACGCCGACCTCCTCCCGCTGACGCAATATGTCCTTGTCCGCAAGGATCTTCCGGTGGGAGTGATGGCAGCGCAAGTCGCCCACGCAGCTGGCTCAGTCGGGCGACACCCAAAGGGAACGTTTGTTGTAGTGCTGGCCGCGGAGTCACAAGAGCACCTCATGGCCCTGGCTCAGCGCCTGCACAGCGCCCATCTCCAACACGTGCTGATCACAGAGTCTGACGGGCCCTTCGCTGGCCAAGCCATGGCCATCGGCCATCGGCCTCGAACTCGTACATGACCGAACGCCGGTCAGAAAGGTGGTCTCCAGCCTGCCCTTGCTGCGCTAACCAAAAGGGTCGGTAGCTCAAGTGAGAGCGCCCCGCAAGGGGAGACGGTGGTGCAAATCCATCACGACCCACGAGCGTGCTTCGCCCAGTGGTTGGGCACCAAGAGTAATGACCTTGGCCAACGGGGGTTCGATTCCCTCAGCACGCACTCACTTCTTCTTGAAATTCTTCCACATCATCGATGGAACTGGACGCGCACTCCGCTCGTTGTACTTCGCGGACACTTTGATGTCGTAGGGCACGACCACAGGCCCGGTGTCGTAGAAGGTAAACTGCCCGATAGGCATCCCTGGGTAGACGATGACCGGCTTGAACGTCGCGATCTCCATGGTCCAGTGGTTGATGAAACCAACGTCACCACGGCCCGCGGTCACATGCACCAGGATGCCCAATCGCCCGACGCTGGACTTCCCATCCATGAAGGGAACGTAACGTCGACTGCCGATCACCTCGTGAGTAACTCCCAGGTAGAACTCACCTGGACGCAGCAAAAAACCCTTGTCACTCACCTCATAATACTTGACTGGGTTCTCTTCGCGGGCGTCGAGCACAGGCTTCTCGTACTGAGCGATCGTATTGCCCAGGAGAACGTCGTAGCTGTTCGATCCAAGGCGTTCGAGATCGAACGGCGTGATCGTGATGTCCCCCAGCTCGACGGCACCCTTGATCTGCTTGTCCGAAAGAATCACGGCTCTTCCCCCTCGAAGGTGATACAAACGCGCCAGCGACCCTTGCGACCATGCCAGTCTGCGGGAATCAACTGACTGAGAAGCTCGCGACAGGTGGGTCGCTCATCACTCACGTCAGTAGGATTCACCAAGTGCGCATGATCCGATGAGCACTTGTCGAAGACGATGCGACCGAACCCGTCGAGTCGCAGGTAGTGCGCTGGGAACGACTCCGAAATGTTTTCGTGAGACATTCACTCCCCTTAAACGAAAGCCCCTGAGCACCGACCACGGTACCCAGGGGCCTCCGGAGAACTACTCTCTCAGCCAATCAGCGAGAACGGCCGGGGCCGACGTATCGAACCCCACGTGTGTCCAGCTCTTGCCATGAAGAATAGCCCAGACATTCGCACGTGTCACCCCAGTGGCTCGCATGATGTCGGCCTGTCGCAGACCAGAAACTGCCAACATCTTCACTTGTCGAACAGTCGCCTCCGTCAGTTTGGAGCCATAGTTTCCTTCCCCCACTTGAGACTCTTTTTGGTGGATGACGTGAAGAACGGCCCTTTCTGACCATGTCTTGCATATTTTCCAACTGCGTCCCAGCGAACAGATGGTCAAACCGCACACACGAGCGAACATCACAAGTGTGCAGTAGTCCCTCATATTCTACCGCCGACGAAATCAGCGATGACCTGTGGCATGGATGTATCCAGACCACAGAAGTCCATCATTCCTCCGTCAGCCGGATCGGCGATGCTGACGTTGTTTGCCGTGAAGGCGATGACCGCCAACTTCGCGCCGTCCACCCGCTCCCTGCGATACTGCTTGATGGCCTGCGCGGGATGGATGTTGCCGTGGTTGGTCTCCGAGTCGGTGTAGACCAGGAAGGCGTCGACCTCCAGGTTGTTTTTGTAGGCGTGGGCCATCGGCAGTGAGCAGTCAGTCGAACCGAAGTCCGACCGCTGCACGATGTGCTCGACCTCATCGAGCCGCATGCGCGGGCTGATCTTCAGATCGACGAACTTGTGACAGAACCCGAAGAAGTAGTGCTGCTTCTCCACCCGGGCTGTCACCATCGCCATGACCGCCGCCCCCACAGTGGGCGTGATCCCTGTCATCCCAGCCAGCTCAGGCGAGCGCATCGACGCAGAGCAATCGATGCCCAGCAGAGTCCTCTTTCCGGTGGGCTCGATCGTGGCGAACGTCGCGTAGAACGCTTCGTCGAGGGCATCCACGATCCGCTGAGAGACGTCCCACTTCAATGAGCCCTTCACCCCATGCCCCCGGCGGTAGGTGTTGAGCGCCACCAGCACCTGCATGGGATGCAGACGTGCCCGACGAAGCCGCTCACCGTCGCCCAAGATCTCCATGGCTCTCTTCTCGCCCGCGGACAGCGGAGCGATAAGACCAACCTCGGACATCTTGCCCAGGTTGCGGACCAGGGCATGCACGGGCATGTCCTGGAGCAACACCTCCCACACCTCCGCCTTGTTGAGCGCCTCAGTCGGCAGAGCCTCACGAGGCAGCCGATAGGCTGAGATCATCTGGGTCAGACGGTCCAGGTCCGCCTTCTTCTCGACGTCCAGACTCTTGACCGTGTCCGATGCCCACAGCTGTGACAGCGGATCCTCCGGAGCGAGGACAGTGTCACCCCACGCCGGCTTCTTCTTCTCGGTCACCCAGCCGAACATGGAACGGTAGATGTCATCCGCGGGCTTCGCATGAGCCTTCCGAAGGACGTCCCGGTGAGACCAGCTGTCGCGCGACGGGTACTTGATCAGCTGGTAGGCGAGGTCATCGTAGTCCTGGCTGAGATACCAGTTTGCGATGGCATGCCGGATTCCGCGTCCCCAACCACCGAGTGTCTGGAGAGCCTCCACCAGGTGGAAGAGATGCGTCCCAATCCGGCAGACCTTCGGAATCGCACCACGAGCGTGGTTCGCGACTTCGGGATCCTTCGAACGGCACGCGAGCGCCAGGGCGAAGATCGCCGGATCGTTCTTCGGCGCCCGTCCTTCCTGCGAGATCTTGACGATCTCATCGACGGTCCGCTTGCCGTCAGCCGCAAGACAACGCTGCACACACTGCGCGTTTTGCAGCGTCAGCTTGCGTTCGGTGGCGTAGTACGAACCACCTTCACTGCCGAGAATCAGGAAGCGACGGAGTCGCGTCCAGTCGTCGACTTGGAAGGAGTAGCCACCACCCGAGTTCGGAATCTGCTTGCTGCCCGGGATTGGTGCTGTCTGGGGAGTCTGCTTCGGGTTCAGATGCTGTGCGTACTTCAAGTATCACCTCCTGGACAAAAGGCCCAGAGAAGCCCCAGGAATACCGAACTGGTGTTGACGAGTCAAGGCTTTTCGCGCCCGAACAGACTCGGCAACAGATTCGCAATCTCAGCTTCCGGAATGAGCAGACGCGCATCGCAGTTCACAGCACGACAACGAAAGCGCAGTTGTCGCGGCGTCGTACCCCCCACCATTCGTGAAGAGCCGACGATGCGATCGAGTTCCCAGATCGGACCAGTCCAGCGTCCCGCTGCTATGGCACGCCTCGCGAAGCAGTCCGCTGAATGCGGAATCTCAAGTACAAGTACCGCACTCCACAGCTCAGAGGGCCCACGGCGCGGACCCTTTTTTAGCAGTGCCAAGTTCTACTACCTCCCGTGTCCCCTTGCAGTGGGGATACCGTCTGCACCCCCAGAACTGAGACCCGCGGTTCTTACCATGGATCGCGAACCTCAGGATCATAACAGACTGGCACAGAGGACAGGGCGGCGGGAGACGGCAGAGCGCCTCCCGAAGCTGGGCAGCAGACGACATATAGTTCGACCTCCGGGGCGGGAGGTCGATCCGCACAGAAGGCTTACTGACAGCGATCAACCGCGTCGCATGACGCGGCTTGAGCGCGACAGCTCAAGTCCCACTTGAGGATCCCTGACGTCTGGACGTTCTGACACACCGCCGTACATGGGACGCCATTGGGCGTCGGCTGCCCCGCGGGACAGCCCAAGACCTGCAAATTTTTGCATACGTCGTCACACGTCCATGTGTGTGGCTGAACCACACCAACGTCTGTGGAAGCAGGCCCAGCGGGCGGACACCCTGGACACGCCGGCATGAGCACCAGGAGCGCAAACAGCAACCGCTTCATCACGTCACCGCTCCGGAAAACTTCGGCGCCTGTTCAACCATCCAGAAGTCGTTGGACTCCTCCCACATGAGGTACTCAGCGGTGAACCAAACGTAGCCGCCGTAACCCCACTCCGTGCTCCACGAGTTGACGATCTCGAAGTGGTTGCCGTCGTAGCCGATGATGCAAAGAGCGTGGCCACCAGCAATCTGCTTGTCGACGGGCGGATCCTCGGCAACCGGATCGAGAACGTTCGAGCAGAAATCCTCCGAAACAGACGTACCGAAGGTCACGCAGTACCCGGCGGCGAGCGCTCGCTTGACGTCCGTTATCCGGGCTGTACCCGTCGAGGCGATTTTCCGGTAAATGGTTGGCGCGTGCTGATCATAGGCATCCCGGAACGCCAACGAGTCCGGCATGGTCTTGAACTTCACAGCGTCGTCGCTGTAGGTCCAAGCCGTCTCTGGCGGGAAACCAAGCTTGTTGACCGCCGAGTAGAAGTAGCGCAGGAAGGTGCCCGAGTCCTCGCCAGTCTGATGCGTGAACGCGCGTGCGAAGTAGTAGCCGAAGAGTCGTGACCCTAGCGGCGGGTTGACCGCTCCCAGGCGCACCTGACTCGCGCGCAGCGACTGCATACCTGCATTCGCCACACAGCTCCCCAACTGACCTTGGTCCAGCACACTGATGATCAGGCTCTTGTTGCTGGCACTGGGAGGCGGTGGCGGGGCTGCCTTCAAGACCTCATCCGCATCACGATCCGGTGTCTCACCAGGCTGCTTGATCGGATCGCGGCGGTAGCCCAAACCACGTCGAGTGAAGGAGGGACTCACTTCCTGCTCCTTCTCATGCTCTGAACCATGATCACCGGCTCAGGGACAACGAGACCTTGTGCGGTCCTCTGCAGGGTGTTGCCTTGCTGGGTGACCCCCAGCGGAGCAATGAGCGCCAGCAGCTGAGTGTAGACCTGCTGGAAGTCAGCGAAAGCAGCGTCGAGCTTGGCTTGATCGATGTCCTGCACACCTTGAGTGAGCGAGAGCGCCACCTGGAGGGCGCTCAAGGCCCGTGCGATGACCGTATCGATCTGCTGCTCAAGAACCGGATTGGGCTTGGCTCTGAAATAGGTGTCGATGAAGTTCTTGATCGTGTCGATGACCAAGATCCCATCTGTGATCACCGACAGAATCCCCGGCAGCGCAGCCGGGAGCGTGGCACAGCCTGGAGCTAGGAACGTCGCGAGAGCTGCCAGAAACGCCGACTCAGAAAAGACACGTCGCGTGAGCTGGTGCATGGGAGACAGCGTCCCCCGTCCGTCCTCTCAGGTCAAGAGGTACGGATTACCGTTCTTTCACGCTGAAATCTATCGTCGTGCCCGCGGTCAACGTCCCGGAGGCATTGAGTCGGAATTGACTCGCCGTCCGCTCGACGTCGGGCATGCTGAGAAACGCTGGGCTGCCCGTGAGTGTGTTGAAGCTCGCATCCACTGTGTAGTTGCCGTCCGTGAAGGCATCGGCCGGCAGATCGACCAGCCAGGTCGTACCGTCTCCAGGGACCTGCCAAGTGAAATTCACCGTCATGTCAACAGCTCCTGGATAGGCGATCAGCTCGACGGCGTTGAACACGTCGAAGGGGTGGAAGAACTGCTTGTTGTTGAACGCACTGCGCACATGCTCGTGCCGAAACGCAGCTTCCTGGTCCGAAGACAGCACGCGGCCCTGAATCACCAGGCGCGCGAGACGCATCATGGTGCGGTAAGGTAGGACAAGCTCGTACCGTATCTGGGTGCTGTTCGTGGTGCCCGGCTCCTCAATCTGAAGAGTCAGCTCCTGGTTCACCGTGTCATTCTTGACCACGGACGCACAGAAGGAGCGGCGGTTGAAGCCGACGACCCGACGCCAGTCAGTGTGCTGGAGCGAGTGCCGGACGCCTCCGGGGGCGATGCGGAAGAAGCCGTGGTGGTCCGGTACGAACGACGTCAGCCGGCTGTTCGACGCAGAAGGGAGCAGGAGACGAACAAACGTCCCCTGCTCCACCTGATCCACGCGCAAAAGAGATAAACTAGCCATCGAGATGCTTCCAAATCTCTCGTTTCCGGATCCGCCAAATGAGCTGGTGAGAAACACCGTAACGGTCTGCTAGTACCTGCTGTTTCTCACCAGAAGCGAGAATCTCTCGGACTTGCACCTCAGTAAGGCGACAAGACCCGTGACGTTCTCCACGCGCATAGACGATGCCATCAAATCGTCCCCTCTGATGGGCTTCGTACATATTTACTGAGCGCGTACCCTCACTCAAATGAAGCGGATTCACACACAACCGAACATCACAACTGTGCAAGCTATTCAGCTCCCTCTGAATAGGACGTCCAAGCTTGGCTTCCAAAACTAGTCTGTGAGCTGACTCCGTTCTCCCGTTTATGCGAATGCAACCGTACCCCTGTCTGGTTGCCGAAGTCCAAAGCCAACAAGGACCTAAGCCAGGACGCACTTCGGGACCGTCAAAGTTGACCTTATCCCAGAAGCGCTGCGGCAGCGCACTGTGTATGAGACTCAGCCCGGCCACTGGCCGGATTCTACGCTACTTCCAGTCCAAAAGGACGAACGGACCGTTTCCCGCCACAGGGTAGGTCGCCACGGGCGACCCTGCGACGATGTCGAGGATGACGACCGCCCCGGTGCCGTCGTTCGCGATCACCGCCACCTGAGTTCCAGCTGGATTCCACACCGGTGATCGCGCCGCAGCCACCGCCAGGGGCTTCACGTATGGAAGAGCGAGATCGCTGGGCGTCGGCTTGCGGTCGAAGTCGAAGTAGTCGACGGACCAGTCGTTTCGCCGATAGACCAGCTGGCGCCCATCCGGAGAGAGCGCGAACGCAGGTCGTGGCGCCTTAGGTGGCGCCTTCGCCGGATGGTAAGTGTCAACCCAAATGGGGGCTTCGTCCACCGCCAACCCATCACAGACAAGCTCGGAATCGATCAAGACACACAGCGTGTTGCCTTTCAAATCGAATCCCGTGAAGTCCGATGACTCGTTGTTGACCCCGCCCCACAGCGTGGGAGCTGTGGAAGCATCTCCCTGACGGATCCAAATCCCATAGCCACTCTGGGCCGGATCCCATGCCATGTATGCGAGTCCGTTGTTCGGCAACGCCACGACGTTCAGCAGTGGCTGCTTGCCGTAGGGTGGAGTGGATACTCCACGGTGAGCTGAGCAGTCTGTGAAATCGACACCGTCGATCTCGTAGTCACCGTTGCCACCGAAGGCAGCCGAGTGCGACCACAAGAGGTAGCTCCCATCCGCCGAACGCACCCAGTTTCCCGGTGACCCCGCGTAGACCGAAGTTGCCTCACACTCTTGGCCTGGCCAAAAGTCCTGTGTCGTGCCGTCGCTGGCGTTGAGCAGCTTCAGGCGCCCATCACCCGCTTGCAGCAAGATGCTCGCACCAGGTGCGGGCGGCGGTGGGGGCGGTGGAGGATCTGCTGTTCCCCCTGTCCCACCTGTTCCTACTCCTCCCGCGCCACCCACACTGACGCCGCTGTCTGGTGTGGGATCACCTCCACTGCCAGCACCGCTTCCTGCTCCACCTGCACCTCCAACTCCCCCTGTTCCGCCTGTTCCTGCGCCCACCTCCGGAGCTGCCGCAGGCAACGTGTCAACAGCCGGCTGGCTGTCTGGCTGTTGTGTATCCGCCGAAACACCACCATCGGCTTGTGGAGTGGTCACCACAGCCGGTTTGACGGGACTCTTCAACGGTGGATCGGTTGGCGTGGCCACCATTGGTGGTTGTGTGACCTCGCTGTGCGCATCATCCTGCTGTTGCGCACACCCTGCAACTAACGCGACAAGTACCAGAAACGTTGTTCTCATAGTCCGAACTCCCTTCGTACAGAGGTCGGACCGCACAGAAGTAACTTTAGGAGTGCTGTGATGTAGGTAACACAGTATGTGATTACACCTACATAAAAAACTGCTAGAGTACCTAGTTATTGCTCTGCGCAATCCAGATCTGGTCCCTGGACTGCTAGCAGCCAGCAAGCTCGTCTACAATCTTTCCTGTCAGGAGAAGCTTGTAGGAGACGAGTTTGGGGCAAATCTGCTCAGAGCCACGGTTGAAATCATCTTGGCACGGGCGTACCAAGAGGAAGCCGGGCTTATCGTCGACGAAGACACTGAGCCTCAGATTCGGCTCATCTGTCAAAACTGCGGGGCAGGTTACTAGCGGTACGGACCGTACCGGTTGATCACGCCCCTCATCCGGATGGCCCCTATCGGATTCTGACTGTGCACCGTGGGCTTGTTGGCAGGCCAGTGGTGTTTGTCAGCCATCCAGACACAGAGGTCGTAACCCGTAGCTTTCGTGGTCCCCAGATCGTGATCGAGTGAGAGGTCATCGACCTTGCCGGTCTGAAGAAGCACCTTGGCCGCATCGACAGTCTGGCACCACACCCAATCAGGAGGTGCCGGGCGGGTGTCGTCGAGCCAAACCTTCAGCACTTCAGTCACCGAGCACGTACTGAAAGCGTTTGAGTTCCTCGCGCAAACGAAGCATTTGCTCCGCGGTCAGCGTGGTCCCAGCATAGACCTCGGTCACTTGCCAGGTAACCGGATCTTCGCCGATGCGGAGCCATTTCCCGCGCTTCGCAAAGCTGGCAGGGATCCAGGCGATATCGGTTTCACCAGTGCGAGGCCGGTGTAGCTCGCACTGGCGGTAAGTCACATCACTCACCGTCACACCGATGGTGTGACGCTCTGTAGCTCGTTGAGATCAGCCTGAATCTGGTTGATCACAGCAAGCTCAGCGTTCTTGGCGTCTGTGCTCGCCTGGACCTTGAGGTCCGCGTCTTGCTGGGCGGCCCCGATAGCTGCAGCCTGAGTGGCCAGAGCTTGCTGCACCAACAGATGCTGGGCTGACGTCACATCAGCGAGATTCTGAAGCGCATCCTGTGCCGCTTCCGACGCCGTACCCGCAGCGTCTGCCAGCCCAGAGAGCTTGGGTACAAGCGTGTTCAGCTCCGCGATGATCTCAGCAGGTGTCCTCGGCATGACCTCTCCTTACCACGTCAGTGGTGGTTCTCGACAACATTTCCGGAATGGTGCGCGAACGGCTGACCACCCAGGTACTGCAGCCAGATCTGCACCGCCTCCTTCTGAAACTGTTGCAACGCCTTGAGCCCCTCGGCCGCAGCTCGGTCACTCCACAGCAAGGAATTGCCGATGCGTGCGATCTCCTCGACGTCATCGGGGTCCGCTTGCCAGTGCTTGGGCGCCCACTCGATGGCGGGTGTTACCACGGACGGCACACCTTCCGCAGTCGCATCCGCCGTTGCGATATTGAAGGTCTCGGTGTGGCTGACTTGGATCGCGAGATCCATCGTCGCAACGAGACGGCGAAACTCAGCCCAGTTCTTCCACCCGTCCTCGATGAGCTTCACCCCAGGGAGGTTGCCCATCATGTTGCGGATCGCCCGCGCCACCACGCCTCCGGTGATCCCCTCTTCGCGGTTGGCGGAGATGTGGAATTCGAGATCGCAGTTGCGCTGCTTGGCGATCATCAGAGCGGCTGCGGCGGCGGTGGTATGGTTCTTCAGCAAGCGAAGCGCACCGAAGCTCGATACCCGTAGCAACTTGTGGTCGTGTGTGAAGTCCTTCTTCACGAAGGCTCGATCGAAGTCGTAGAGGTTGGGCAAGTAAAGTACGTGGCCGCTGTACGAGGTCTCGATCCACTCTTTGAACTGCTTGCTGTTACCGGACAGAGTGAAGTTGAGCTGTGACTCCTGCAGCAGAATGTCGTCGCGAATGAGGTTGATGGCTCCGGGCTCGACGACCAGGAAGCCAACCTGGCTGTGTGATCGCACGATGAAGTGCACGCTTGGATACTGCAGACACCACGAATTCAGAATCGGTGTCTGAATCCAAGGAGCCTCGATCAGGGCATGAGTGCACGTCGGAGTCTTGTTGAGGATCTCGACGATCTCATGCGGGTGCCTGACACCGTGAATGTCGACGTGGATCTTGTACCGACGAAGGACACGCGCTGTGTGAAGTGCGTTGACCCCAAGCCCGATGTGACAGAACTTGTCATCGAGCTTCATGAAATTTCGGTAGAAGATGATCAGATGGACGTTGGGGAGCGACGGATCGAGATAGAACATCAGTTCACACCGATATGAGAGGTCGGCACAGAGCGACCTTATCACCGGTGGATCAGACCCGACAAGACCCGTGTGTAGTGTTACGTTCCCGACACAGTGGCGGTGTTCCCGATGGGATTCGAACCCACAAACTTCCGCTTAGGACGCGGACGCCCGTCCGATCGGGCTCCGGGAACTTGCCGAACGACTCGCCAGCGATTTTTCGAACAGAGGGCCAGGTCGTGGAACGCCAACCACGCCAGTAAGTTGATCAAGACGGTCATCTGAATGTTGTGCGTCAAAGACCAAGCTTCCAGCTCCCCCCAAGACCGACTGCGGCGTAAGAAGGACTTGAGAGGAGCTGTCCAAGCCCGCCACCGGTAGTCGTTCGCTGCTGGAATCTCGTAGGCAGCAGGGTAGTCTACGGCAGAAGGTCCGTCGACCAGTACTGAGCCCACTCCGGTGGAGTTGCCCCGCTCACCTTCACCGACACCACCGGCAGGTAGGTCGGCTTTTTCGGCTTGCGAACGAGCGTCATCCCCGCCTCCTGTGGAGTCCGATCGGCTTTCGTCGTGTTGCACGTTAGACACGATGAGACAATGTTCTGCCATGTCGTCTTTCCACCACGCGACCGTGGGATGACGTGATCAAAGTTCAAATCCTCGGTGTTGAAACGCTGACCACAGTACTGACACTCGAAATGATCACGAATATACACGTTCAGGCGGCTGAACTTGATCCGGATCCGGTCCCGCTTGAAGCGAGCGAGCACCCGAACCACTGAGGGCATGGGAAAGCTCCGCGAAACACCCTGAATGGTTCGGTCCTTGGAGTATTCGATTACCTCCAATTTGCCCAAGATGGTGTCGGCGATCGCGTCTTGCCAGGACGTGACCCGCAACGGTCTCCAGTCGATGTCAAGTACCAAAACGGCGGTCATCGGATTCTCCTTCGCGTCAATGTCGATTCATTGTTCCCTCGTGCGCTCGGAGAGATTCGAACTCTCACTTTGTAAGGCTTGAGCTTACTGCCTCTTCCGTTGGGCTACGAGCGCGCTACACCTTATCCCCATCACCATACTCCGCCCGAATCACCTGATACAAGAACCTCCCTTTGGATGGTGCGTCAATGAACTGCTCGAAGACCCCACGCGGGACGTCCTGGTACGCATAGACAGCTCCGTTGCGAAACTGGACGTAGAGGATCTGTTCCTCGCGGTCGTAGGCCACGGCACTGATGTGCGACGACGCTACCGCCTGGATCCTCATGCGACCCAGTTTACATCAAGTGCGCTCGGGGGGATTCGAACCCCCATGCCCGAAGGCACGGCTTCTGAGACCGCCACGTATGCCAGTTCCGTCACGAGCGCGAAGTCGATGGGGAGGGATTCGAACCCTCATGCCGAAGCACTGGCTTCTAACGCCAGCGTGTCTTACCTGTTCCACCACCCACCGGATGGGTTGCGACTGCGCAAAGTAGCCACGGCGGGATTCGAACCCGCACTGTACACGTCCTCAACGTGCTGCCTCTTCCAAGTTGGGCTACGTGGCCGTGGGGGCGGAGGGATTCGAACCCTCACTGAGCCGGTTTTAGAGCGGCTGCCTCGTCCGGTTGGGCTACACCCCCTGGTGACTCGGGTCATGTGATCTTGTCCGGGTGACAGGAATCGAACCTGTGCACTTGCGCTTATCTAGCGCTAACGCGGGGTATAAAGCCGCTGCTCTACCTAGCTGAGCTACACCCGGGTCCTTACCTTCCTCTCAGAACGAGAGGTGTATAATGCTGATAGCCATAGTCCCGATTGTGATCATGGTGGTTGGCCTCTTGATGTGGGTGCTGGCCGGGAATCCGTATGTCAAAGAAGCCGGAAAAATCATGTTCTTCAGCGGGATGCTAGTGACCACCTTTGTGTGTGCGAAGGTCACCTGGCGTATCACCTAAAGCGGAGCTGACGGGAATCGAACCCGCCTCACGCCGTAGACAGCGGCGCAGCCTCCCAGATGCTTACAGCTCCATTCAAGTCCGGATGGAGGGAATCGAACCCCCGCTGTCGTGGTGTGTAGGACCACCGCTCTGCCCCTGAGCTACACCCGGGTCATATCGTGGGAACGGCAGGCTTTGCTCCTGCGACCTCCGGCGTGTCGAGCCGACGCTCTCCTGACTGAGCTACGCTCCCATGTGTCGGGGTAACAGGATTCGAACCTGTGTCGTCTCGGCCCCCAGCCGAGTGCCTGAACCTCTAGGCTACACCCCGGTACGAAACAGCATGTGCACGACTACAAAACGGCTTGGACTTGTGTACTAGACGCTTTTCTCTAAGGAACGCTTTTCCACAAAAGGAGCACGTCAAAGGAACCATGGTCTTGGGTTTGTGATGACGTCGAACGTGCTCAGCCTGAGACACCAACACTTCTAAGTTCTCAAGGCGGTTATCCTTCTTACGTTCATTCTTGTGGTGAACCACCTCAAGAGCAGTCAGCAGCCGTCCTAAATGGTTTTCCATCACCACACGATGCAGATACACACGTCCTCTTGTATCTGCTGCTGGATGCTCTGGAACAATTGCCACGTCGTACTGACCGCGGCTCTCTACTCGACGAATCACCCACACCGGGAAAAGATATCACCACAGAGGGGCTTCGTGGCGGTGGAGGAATCTGCCCCCTCTCCAAGTCCTTATGAGAGACCCGTCTCCTCTGGTGGAGTCACCGCCAATCGGTACCGCCGACAGGAATCGAACCTGCTCTATTCCGGTTTCGTAGACCGGCGCCCATCCAATTAGACTACGGCGGTGTGTGCGACCCAGCCGGGGGATGATCCCGGATCCTCAGTGTGAAAGACTGAGATGCTTGCCGTTTACACCACTGGGTCATTTACGCGATTCACGGCTAATAATCCGCTGAATTTGCTGCCAACAAACTACTGGAAACAGCTTAGCTATAGCTCGAAGTGACATAGATGTTGTTGCTCTCAATCGGCGGATCTCAGCTACTTGAGCCACAGTCAGCTTGAACGGACCATCCAAACATTCCTCAGATTTATTCAGATGACAAGCGTGACAAAGAACTTGACACTTTACTATCTCGGCAGCGCGCTTTGACGCTTTCCAAGACCAAATGTTGTGATCTACTTTCTGTGTGGCGTCGATATGGTCAAGTTCCAAATCTTCTGTTGCACCACATCTAATGCAACACTTCCCAAAGAAAAATTGTTGTCTCCGCGCAATCATCCACTTACGTTGATACTCCCGCTGCGTCCGTACGTCCTTATATGGCATGTGACCCCATCGGGTATCGATCCCGATCCTCCAGCGTGAGAGGCTGGTGACCTAGCCAGTAGTCTATGGGGCCAACCGGGTTAATAGCCCGGTTATGTGCCCCCAGTGGGGCGATCGAATCAACGACCGAATCGCTTCCGCTGCTTGAAGCGAAGAATTCCTTGAGCGTCCACAAACGCTCCCGATACCGGAAGACAAAAGAGTCGATAGGGGCTGTTGTACTGAGTGACGATGTCTCGTTCCACGTGCCGCAGGAAGTGCCACCCCTTGAGCGTCCGCCGATCGTAGCGACGGCAAAGCTCACTGTAGACATCATTCCAGGGGCGTCCCGCGCGGGACGCCATGAAGCGTTCGGTCTGACTGAAGCGATCACCCATCGTGGTCCAGTACTCAGGATCCCTGATGGGATCCGGACCAGCATCGGTGGCGTCTTCCTCCGAACGGATCCGTTTCAGATAGACTCTGATGGCCTGCCTTTCCGCACGCTGATTCCAGTAGTCCATCGCGCGACCAGCTCTGCCGCCTTCGACGACAGAACGAGCCAGGTTTCGTGTTGCCATTGATGACCTCCCTTAATGGGCTGTGATCATCGGGCACCTCCTTTCCTTTCGCGTCCCCTGGGTGAGTTGAACACCCTAACCCGCCTTCGGAGGGCAGGTACCAATCCGTTGGAGAGGACAATAGTCAGAGAGCGCGCTCGGGGGGAGTCGAACCCCCACACGGCGACTTAGAAGGTCGCTGCTTTTCCAACCTTAAGCTACGAGCGCATGAAAATTCGGTGAGGACCTAGGTAGTCTGTTGCCCATCGCATGTTCTTCTTTTGCTTAGATGCAACAACCCTTAAGTTGAGGTGTACGGCGCCACGCCAGTCTCTTTGGCGCAAATAGTAACAAAGCCCGTTGTCAGGACAGTAAACAGCAAAAGCATCATAATCCCCTTCTTTGTGAGTACGTATGTGCGTGCCGTGTCTGTCAGCCCACGAGCTTCTACGTGTCAATCTCAATGATCCTCCACGCAACGCCCTATACTTCACGGAAACTCTGGCCAATCTTCCATCTTCCGCGACCGCAATGAGGTCAAAAGGAAGATGCTCACTCAAGGGGAGCGCCACATGAAAGTTATTGCGCATAAGGTCAGCAATTACGTGCCCCAGCCCTTGGTCCCCTTTGTCCTTGGTGTGGTGTCGCACAAAACCAGAATACCAGCTCCAGGAGCAGGAATCGAACCTGCCTCATCTCGCTTAACAGGCGAGCGCTTAAACCGATCAGCCATCCTGGAATAGAGCGAACGAAATTATTAGCACTGAGAAGTTTTGAGACGGGATTCGAATCCGCGACCTCCGGCTTTTCGGGCCGGCGCTCTACCACTGAGCTACATCCCCGTAATGTGGGGATGGACAACCCAACACAAGCGGCTCGCTCAGAGCCTGTCCCCTGAATCGAACAGGGTATCTCCGCATTACAAGTGCGGCGCTTCGCCAGCAAAGCTTGACAGGCAGGTGCTCCACCCTCCCCGCAGAGCTGCTGCCGAGAATCGAACTCGGTTTTCCGTTTTACGAAAACGGCGCGTCACCATTTACGCTTCAGCAGCACGAACGAACGCGGTCACATCTCAACTGGAACGTTCAGCACTCGGCGTTCTACCAAACACCGACTGAACGGAGGAACCAGCAGCGAGGTGACCTCCTGGTACTGAGCTGGTGGAGCGAATCGAACGCTCTCCCTCCCCGATACCAACGGGGTGCTCACCCAAATGAGCTTCACCAGCGATCGGAGCACTGTGCGGAACTCGAATCCGCGTGGAACAGCTTGGAAGGCTGCCGCCTAACCTCTCGGCCAACAGTGCAGTTCTGAGCATCCAGCGGGAGTTGAACCCGCTATTCCAGCTTGGCAAGCTGGCGTGTAGCCACAAACACTTTGGATGCAAGGGGTGGACAAAGAATTGAGGACGGAAACGGGGTTTTCGCCCCGAGTCTCCAATGACGATAACCGTCCTCTGGCGGCCCACCCACAGAGGTCTTGGTCAGAGTTGAACTGACGATGGCGCTTTTGCAGAGCGCTGCCTTGCCACTTGGCTACAAGACCGAAAGAGGAGATGAAGCGAGTTGAACGCTCGGAGCCTTTGCAGGACTCGGTAGTTTAGCAAACTACTGTGGAAAACCGTCATCCACGTCATCTCCAAGAGAGGAAGGCGGAGGTCACGATCCCCATGCCGGTCACCCGGACACGCACTGTTTTCGAAACAGGCTCAGCACCAGTGCCGATTCGCCTTCCAAGAAAGGTTCGACGGGTTCTTCCCCCGCTGATGACGGCCCAGCTCCCCGGCATTTCAAAAGTCACCATTGACCGGATCGTCGCGGCCTGCGCGTCAGTAGGCACACGATGGGTGCCCCCATCATGACTACTATCCTGCACACTGTATGTGTACACCGTGCTGCGAACCTTTCGAGGAGACGGCGTGAGTCGAACACGCGTGACGCTTTCGCGATCAGCCACAGCTTTCCAAGCTGGCACATTTCCGCTCTGTCACGTCTCCAAAGCGGCCCGGGATTCCGTCGGGTCTGCGGTGCACCACTACCCGATAACGTACCCGGTTGGCTTGCGGGTTAACAACCCGGGCCTGCCGCATATTCAGTTGTCGTACGCTCAGGCTAGCAGGAGAAGCAGATACCGCCACCACGCTTGTGGGGCATGTTCCGCGTCCCCTCCTTTCCGTTGCGCATCTTTCCGCCGAATCGGATCTTCTTGGTCAGAACCCGGATGGGCCCTCCGTCCGGTGGGCGGAAGGCTCTGGCATCGACCTGCGTGTACCCCTGCGCGAGCAAGCTGTGCTTCATGCAGTTGAACGCTTCGGTAGTCGATGAATGGGCCTTGATCTTGTCCTTGTCGAGGCTGTGATTCAGCGGGGTCAAAGTTCCTGTACAGTATTCCTCGGCAGTACCACACAGATACAGATACGGACGTCGGGCTGGCACAGTGGGCTCCTTGGTTCGAGAGAGATTCGGTGAATCGACTCGAACGAGAAGCCCATCAGCGTGACGTCAGCCCCGCGAGTTACATGACACGCACCCGCGTGGAGGTGACGTCGGCCCTACTCATTTCGTGACTCATAGGGATTCGACCTCCTTTCAATTAAGGTGAACCAAGTCTGCGCCTGACATTTGGTTCGTCTGAACTTCCACAGGGTCAGGATCATAGACTCCAGGATCGTCTTAGCGTCCATTGACTCGGTCCACCAGCGGAGAGAGGAGGAATCGAACCCCCTGCGTTCGTCACGACAGCCCCCGCGTTCAAGGCGGGTTTCCGACCAATCGGGGCTCTCTCCATAGGGCGAACGAATTGATCGCTGGTCCGTTCCCCGTACCGGCAAGGTACGGGTCCTTCCTCCCGTCGAGCGGGCAGTGTGCCGATAACGAACCAACAGGCGGCTCGCCCAGCGGGCTGATAGGGAATTGAACCCTACCCTACCGTTTTGGAGACGGTTTGGCCTCCTTGGCCTTCAGCCCTCTACTACGTCGTTTCCAATCCCGACACACCTCACAGCGACAATGTTGTCTAACATACATCGAAGCCGTTCCGTGTTGACGCCTGCGCGTCCAGAACTCACGCATTTCTGTTCGTGTCTTACGCCAGTGACACGCAACACACAACAACTGGCACTTGCTAAGTTCCTCCAGAAGAACAATAAGCGGTCGTCCGATATGTTTGGTAATCGCAAACAGTTTCGTACTAGGATCGACATGATCAAAGTCGAGTCCACACGTGTCACCACACCAAACGCACCTGTCGCCAAGAAAAGCCATCATGACTCGTATGCGGGTACGATACCGCTGACTATCGTAGAGTCGATGATAGCGTCTTTGGTACTCCTTTTCTCGCACTGCCACGGTTCACTGCAACTCGTATAACACAGATGGTGGAGGCGCGGAGAGTCGAACTCCGGATTACCGGGTGCAAACCGGTCGTGTTCCCGCTAGCACTACGCCCCCAGACTCAACAAATACAACGGAGAGCATACCGAGTCCACCACAGATTCGGCACTGCTTGAGTGTCATGTCGTTGTAGCCTCGCCCCTGACAGGCTGGACAACGTCCACATGCTGTGCTCTGCTTTTTTCTTTAGGCATGTCGGGATGACTGGATTCGAACCAGCGTCGTCACGCTCCCAAAGCGTGTGCCTGAACCCCTAGGCTACATCCCGTTTGTGTCGACGAAAATACTCACGAACGAACGCGCGACAAACATCACAACGGCATCGACGTTTGTAGCGTCCCCAAGTCCCGTGCCCTGGTGTACGCTCCAGCCTGGTTTTCAGATCATGACAAACTGCACACAGTAACTGACACTTAGCGAGTTCAGCTTCTACTCTTTTCGTGGACCAGGACCATATCCTCGAAACAGACGCTGTCTTGGTTGTCCGGTCTATGTGGTCAAACTCAAGATTTTGCACTGATCCACACCAAGCACAGCAACCACCTAGCTTAGCAATCCAAGCGGCACGTAGCGCATGATAACGACGCAAACAATAAGCACTATGTGCTGGTCCGGATATCACGAGTTAGTTCCACGGCGTGGATTCGAACCACGACAAGCAACTTCAAAGGATGCTGTCCTACCTATTAGACCACCGTGGATCGATACGTCAAGCAGTCCTGACCAATTGGACGAACCCGGATCGCTGGGGGTGAGAAACCGGAGTCGCACCGGCTAGACCGTGGGTCACAGCCACGGGGCTCCACTCTTTGCCTTTTCTCACCGCAATCGCTTCTTGGCCTCCGGGGTGAGTGATTTGAACACTCGCGCGGATGCTCACGTCATTTCGTGCACGCATCGGGAGTCGAACCCGCGTCTCACGCTTATCGGGCGTGTGCTCTAGCCTGCTGAGCTATGCGTGCGCACATTCCGTGTTTTCACAGTGCTCCTCACCATGACAGTTCAAGCACAGGAGTACACATTTCCGCAATTCGGTCTCGATCTTACTCCAGGAACAAGCCCCACCAATGCCGAATGACTTCTCACCTGGATGATGAAAAATCAACGAGCGATGGCAACGGTTGTATCCACACCGATTACAACACCCTCCTAGTAATGCTACCGCTTTGGCCTTCGTACGACGCCGCCAGACTTTCAGCTGATCATACGTTCGGCAGTTCCTGCACCGTCCCGTCTTGTTTCTTGACGAGAGGTCTGTACCACACCGATCACATACCATGTCAGTCAGTGCTTATCAAAGAAAGATAAGACGATCAAGGACCCATCCTGACCATTAGATGAAAGGTGCAGGCGCGCGACGCCGGGACTCGAACCCGGATCTCCTCTTTCCATAGAGAGATAACCCTACCCAAGCGGCTCGGTTCCCCGAACGAAGAGACGAGCAGGATGTTTAGCGCTCTACCATTGAGCTACATCGCGCATGAGGCGACGGACAAAGGGAACGTGCTGGGTGGTTTACCTTGAAGTGGTAACCCAACACTTGCGGCCCGTCGCTTTGTCGGAGTGGTGTGAATCGAACACACGTCATCTCGGTCCCGAACCGAGTGCCTGAAACCCACTAGGCTACACCCCGAAGATGTGATGGAGAGCGTTTGGATTCGAACCATTAGCTCCGATAACCCTTTCCGGTCGGCTCGCAGCGAGGCGAACAAAAGATTTGGAGAGGGAGTTGCCACTCTCCACCACGTCGTGCCCTAGTCCTGAATCGAACAGGAATCTTTGCAGTTTCAGTGCAACGCCTTCACCAGATAGGCTTCCAGGGCATGATTGGCGGGCTTGGCAGGCCCGCCGCAGTCGCAACTATGAAGTTGTCAGTGATCAGATTTCAGGGGGAGCTACCCCACTGTCTGTTGGGGCGGAAGGAATTGCACCCTCATTCACGGAGTCAGAGTCCGCTGTCCTCCTGTTGGACGACATCCCATCAATTTGTTCTGTCGTGAGCTGCCGGCGACTTGCACGCCGCTAGTCGGTTTAAGAGACCGATCCGTCGCTATCTACGGTTGCAGCCCGTTTCTTGTAAGCCGGCTCGTGTTTCGTCCAGCGAGTATCCTTCAATCAACGCGAGGTAGATTCCCTGATCTCCCAGTCCAGACAACTCCTTTGCTCGGGCAGTAGCCCATTCAACCTGTTCGTCCAGTGTAAGCAACCTTCTGCGCATCTGTGCAGCCGACAGGACTTGAACCTGCTCAGTCCGTCTTAAAAGGACGGTGCCCAGACCAGTCGGGCGCCAGCTGCATCGGTCGGCGGGGTGGGAATCGAACCCACCGGCGACCCGAAGGTCAACGCGTTTACGGCGCGCCCGGACTCCATTGTCCTGTTTCCCGCCGAAAAGGTCAGCGGGCGTTTATACGCAGGATCGGCCATCAGTTCTCCCCTCCTCTCCGGATGCGAGTCTTGCGCACCAGATCTTGCCAGCGATGCAAGCCGGGCTTCAGCTTGCCGTTTTTGTCACGAAGTTCCAATTCACCTTTTTCGTTGATGTACCGAGCTATGACTTGCTCGGCAGCTCGAACCAGCTTGGGCTTCCTCAAGGCTGCCTCCAAAACGAAAAAAGCCGCCTCGAAGAAGTTCTCCGGGCGGCTGATGCAGGGGTCAATGACTTGACTCGTTACATCAGCCACCCTTTATCTTCGGTCGTCCCAAACTCCGGATGGCAGACTGTTGAGCTTGGGACACTCGGATTCGCGGCAGCGTACACCCAACCGCGTCGGGGCTTGAGGCCCTCGCGGAGAATCTGGGTGGACAGCTGCTGCGACAACATGATGACCAATTCACGGTAGGCACAGGGCGATCGAGATGCAAGGACTTTTTTCTGGGTTCCTCCTTGACTCGCGATTTCCCTACGCTTTACCTGTCTAGTCAGACACTGATCGGGCCGCCGTAGTCAATGAATCCTACGTTGATCTCGCTGATCAAGCGGACACGCTCGTAGACCCCGTCTCCGTCACGGGAGCCCGCCACGTTGGTATTCCCCTCCACGGTCAGGATCTCGCCCGCGCGGACTCCGGTCACGAGACCGGTATGACCGTGGTCGTTCCCGTGATCGATGATGAAAACCGACCCCACCGCGATCTTGGTCGGATCGTCGAACGCCATCCCGGCCAGGAGCTTCGTCGCCGGAGGCGACGCCGCCCACAGCTCAGCCACTGAGCCCGTCTTCACGCAAGGATTGGGAACGTTCAATTTAAGCGCCGCGTTATCGAAGCACCAGTAGACAAAACACGCACACCAGGCGTAGCCCTTGGTCGGATCGAGCCCGACTGACTGGACGTAGAGATCAACCATGGGGCCCCGGTTCGGAACCCCCTTGGTCTCGCGCACCCCGACCTGGGATGTGGCCTGTTCGAGCAACGCCCGCAGCAGCTTCGACTTGGGCGTGATCTGGATCGGATTCGGTTGATAGAAGAGCGCTGTCCACGTGCGCGGACCGACGACTCCATCAGCCGGCAGACCACGCCGAGTCTGGAAGAGCTTGACGGCACTCTCCGTCGCGGGACCATAGTAGCCATCGATCGCGGAAGGATCGCAGCCCACCAGCGCCAGCTGGCGCTGAACCTCCAGCACAGACGACGCCGGGCCACTGTTGAGGCGAAGGGCTCGACCAGGATAAGTCATCGTCGCAATCCTCAGAAGCAAAGCAGGCAGAGATACTTCGAACCTGGTGGGCGAGGATCGAGCTGGACAACGAAGGCGCGATGACCACAGCTCAGATGAATCACAGTGACGCCGTTAGGATTCCTGTGCTGACCGATGATCGTTCGCGTGACGCCTATTTTCGGCGGCTGCGAGGTGGCGGCGGTGCCGTTGGAACTCTCGTCTTCGTTTCCTCGGTGGGCGGAGTCCATGCCTTCTCCCACTGCTTGCGCTCACTCGGTGGCTGATTGAGAACTTTCTCGTTCCACTGTCGATCGATCTCTGCTTCGTTGTGTTCGGCGACAGCTGCTTCGCGCTCGCGGCGCGCCGCCTGGCGACAGCGCCAGCACTTCTTCGGTAGCGGGAATCCCTCCCGCGCCAGGAAAGCCTGATCCTTCTCGGAGACGTAGAACTCCGATTGGCAATCAGGATTGGCACACCTACGGTAGATGCGTTCAAACTTCGGCATAGAATTTTGCGCCTGGCTCATCACAAAGCCCATGGAGCGTCAGGGTTGAGCATGTTGACTGATACGTTATCCTCGCTCTGGGGTGCCTCGTCTTCTGTGGCATGTTCGACCAAAGCACGCTGGTCACCAGACAGTTCCTTCAAGACGACCTGTAGTCGATGAATGGGAAGGTGTTGAAGCTGAGAAACACCGTCGTCGAACTCCACCAAAGCCCACGTCAGACCTGCCTCCTTGACGGTGCCATGAGCACCGGCGAAGCGTGCGTTCGATGTGGTCAGCCGGACGCGCATCCCTGGCACGGCGGTGACATGCGTTAACGTGGGCCCGACGTCTGAGCCACGTGGGTGGCGGCGTGCGATCATTCCTTCGTCTCGCTTTCAGGGCCATTCTCAGTCTTAGTGTCAGTACCAGCGTCCGCGTCTACTGTCTCGACAACGACAGCATCCACCACGCCCGCCTCCAGGGTCGGTTCAGCTAGCGTAGTCCGAAGCGACTCCTGAAGCAAAGCTTGCGCAACGCGTTCACGCATCTCAGGGGACCAGTCAAGATGCAGCGTGTGCTTGTGCTCATGTTCGACTTGCTGCGGCTTTTCGGGGTCCTTGACTATGACCCCGGTATCGATCAGAGCGCTGAACTCGTCGCGTTGCACAGCCCGAAGGACGTCAAGTGCCTTCAACTTGTAGCGCACCTCATCCGTCGAATAGTACTCAGACCAGGTCCGTTGACGGATCTCTTCGAAGCGCGCGAGCCCCTCACCAAGATACTTCTGCTTGTCGAAGTCGGTGATGACTTTTTTGTTCTCAGACTGCACAGCATCCAGATCTCTGCTTACGGTATGAATGTTGAGGTTCATTACCTTGGCAATCTGTGCCATCTGCAGCCCCTGCATGCGCAGCTTGGCCACCTGTTGCCGGCGCTCGAACTGCTCCCACTTCGAGAGCCGCGCCATGGCTCCATCTGAGCGTCTCGGTAGCTTGGGCTTCTCCGGTACCTTGCGCGGTCGTCCCGGTCGCCGCTTGACTTGCTCTTCGACGCTGGGTAGCGGGTAGCGCTCCTTCGGCGGATCCTGCGCAGCGACGGGACGTCGCCGCAGACGTGGTACAGAAGGGGGCTTAGGTGCTTCGTCGTCGGGCATACTATACCAGCATGAAATGAGGATGACAGAGCTACATCACGATAATGCTTTGTCTTTTCATCCGTTCGAAGGCAATGGTCGCGTAGTTAGTTGCGTGGGTGAAATGCGGGTCTTGCCCCAGGTACACCCAAACCATCTTGAACTTCCCGGTCTCCTCATCGAGGATCTCTTTCTGACGGACGATGCCCTTGAGGTGGGTCCAGTAGACTTGGCGACAGATCGCTTCAGCAGCGAAGCGACCATCCTTGTTCCGCATCACCTGCACCAGCCCATCCGGGTGGGGCATCTCGATCTCGCGCTTCACGAACTGAGACAGCGTGAAGTCGATGGACGAGTAGCGGTTGAGCACGACTTGCCACTTCATCTTGATCTGGCGGGAGCCACGCTTGATCGTCTCCTTGTACTTGAGACGGTCCGCCCACATCGCCATGTCCTTCTGGATCTCGGTGCCATACCAGGCGACGAAGACGCGACCAGGGAAGGTGCGCGCCAGCTCTGTCGCCTCGTTGTAGTTGGGCATGGCATCGACCACTGTCATGCTGATGTTGTACTCGCGGATCAGCTGATAGACCCGCTTGAAGGGAGTGACAGGATTGCCGGCTTCCCAGTAGCCAGGGTTGTCTCGATCCACGATCTCCAGGTGGACAACCTGTTTTTTGCCGTCCGGCGCTCGCCGCAGAATCACGACGTAGACGTTGCCGCCGTGCTGATCGACGCCCATCGCAAACGAGCCCTTGTGGCGGCCCTCATCCTTCGTCCACCGCAGCTCGGGATTCACGCAGTTCTGTAGCACCGCATCCGTGACCGGAACGTTCTCCTCATCAACGAATGGCTTACCCAGCTTGGCGTTGAAAAACTCTTTCTTGTGCGTGGTGCGGTTGTAGAAGTCCCAGATCTCCTTGGGCGTGATGAACTTCGAGATGAACTGGCTGATGTGATAACTCGGATACGCACCCCCAGGGTTGTGGGCAATGTATCGACCATTCTGCGCATCATGAATCCGAACCTTGCATCGCGGGCAACGAAGGTAGACCTCCTTACCGGTGTCCACAATACACTCCGGGAACACCTCGGATGGAATCAGCCCGTCAGGACAAGCACACTTGATGTGCCAGTACATCTGCGTCCCATAGAGGAACCGGCGATGGATGTCCAAGTACGGATAGCCAGCCGTCGAGACGTACATCTTGTACTTGAAGGTGGAGTGAGACACGCGCTCGATCGCCTGATCGATGTCCTGTTGATTGCAGAGTCGGACCTCATCGAAGGCGAGGATATCTAGAGGAACGGAGTCCTTCGACGCCTTCCCCCCCAGGTAGAGCATGTAGAGCGACGACAGCTTGCCGTTGGTGTTGGTGATGTGCTTGAGCTGGAGAGCGTCCTTGGTCTCAGCTTCCTCGACAGCTCCCCGCAGCTCGGGAATCGAAGTGATCAGCGGACCGATGCGGTCCTTGGACAGGTTCATCACCCCTTCCTGGGTGGGGAAGTACAGACCTGCCTTGATCGTGTTGTAGCGGCAGAACCACAGAAGGCGCAAGACCTCATAGATGGTCGCGCCCATCTGGGCCGACTTCATCCACACGATCTCTTTCTCCTGCTCCATGTAGAGCGGCAGGAGGTAGCGGTGGTTGTCGAAGTCGAACGGACGACCATCGACCTCGACACCGCTGTACTGTGCCCAGAGGGGAAAGTTGCTGAAGGTCAGCATGCGAAGCTGCTCAGGAGTCGCGTTCCGGAGCATCTCATGCGTATCCAGCGGCTTGATGCCCTGGTGAAAGGCAGGGGCCTGCCCGTTCGCGGGTGGCACCACAGCGGCCTTGCGCGGGGGGTGCTTCTTGACCTCGGTGTCAGGCATCGTCCTCAGCCTCAGAAGCCGATCGACCAACCACCGGCTTCATCTCCTCTTCCAGCTCAGCGTCTTGCGCACCAGCGAGGACCACGTCCTTGACACTCGTGTCGAGCGCAGCCAGCCCCAAGACGAGCGCGCCCGTGAGCACCACATTCATGTCCAGGTGCTCGGCAAGACACTTCTTGGCGATCCGCCCGATCACCCGGCGTAGCTGGGTATTGGTCTGGACCGTGAGGTGGATCTTCCCTCCGTTGAGGAAGTACATGAACGAGTGCGGAACCGTGTCGCCGTACTCGGCAAAGAGCTTGTTGAGGATGACGGTCATCCCCTCGACCAACCTCGTCGGATCGCCCTGAGTCACCTCTCGGATTCCGCGTTGCTCCTTCTCGTGCTGCTTCTTGTAGTTCTTGGCGAACGACTCGACGCTGGTGAAGCCCAGCACGTCAGCGATCTGATCAGGAGTGTACGGAGTGCGAATGCTGTCCACCAACCGCGTGAACCGCTCAGTGTTGATCTGGCCAGCGATCAGGTTGCGACGGACCACCTTGATCTTGGCCTTCTCAGCATTCCAGTCCTTGACCACGCAATCAGCGTGCGTGTAGCCGTGCAGCTTGAGCGCGCGAAAGCGGTGGTTACCAGAGACCACCGTCCAGCCCGGCTTGTTCTCGATCTGCATCCGGTCTACTACGATGAGAGGCTGATCGAATCCATCCTCCTGAATCTCCATCAGGAGGTTGTTGAAGACGAGTGACGCCTCCTCATTGGGATTGTCAACGAACTCGTAGAGGTCTGCCAAAGGTAAGAGAACAGTCGCTACCTTGGCGTCTTTCCGTCGCTGCCCTACGGCCTTTGCCATGTCAATCCTATATCGACAATTCGCGTTATGAACCGGTGCTCCGGCACGAACCTCAGATCGGGGGGTACCGTTGACTTTCGGACATCAGAGGCAAACTCGCGAAACCGCATGGCGTCATTAGATCCAGTGGGCGCAAAAGTAACTACAGATGTCAAGAATACACCAGCCTGAGGTTGCAACCCGACGATTTCTCGATTTGAGAGGTTCGATAGACCCAGTGCAGCAGGTGGAACCCCGCTCGCCACCATGCGCATCGCCAGCTCTTGACCGCAGTCACAAGCGCGTGACACTGCCGCGACGACGCCTCCCGGTCGCACCAACTTGAGTGCTCGGTCTCGCAGTTTTCGCCGCGCCTCCAGGTCAGGCAAAAAGTTAAAGCAGTACATGAGCCCCACAGCATCCCAAGCGGAACCTCCGTCGGAGACCAAGAGGTGCTCGTGAGGCTCATCGACGATGATGACACCTTCGCGCCCGGCGAAGACCCGTGACATCCACCCGGTGCCTGACGTGGCCTGCTTAGCCAACCTCAGTGCCGGTCCTTCGATACCAAGGATTCTCATCGCTGAAGGCTCTTGGACATCTCATCCGCTTCCGTGTTCTGTTCGCGCGGAATCCAGATGTAGCCCACGCGTGGAAACACTGTCGCCACCTCCCAAACCATGTCGCGAAGGCGGACCAGGTGTTGGGTGTAGCAGCCATACACCGCCAGAAGCTGGCGGACGATCAACTGACTATCGGTGTAGATCTGAACCTGCTCTCCAACATAGCCGTTTGCTGACAGCCAGAGCAGAGCTGAGAGAACCGCTCCGTACTCAGCCACGTTGTTGGTCATCTTGGGATGCACACCCAGATCGTCTGAGTGCTTGGCTACCAGCTGGCCTTCGTCATTCCGGATCACCCAACCTGTGTAGCCACGTCCCCCGGGGTTGGGCCCGGTGATCGAGCCGTCACAGAAGACGATCACACACGCTCCTTGTACGTCACCACGGCTTGCGTGAGCTGAACCACCTTGTCAGCAGCGCGATGGAGCGTTCGCGACAGTGAGTTGTCAAAGCTGAAAACCATGGTTTCCTTGCCGTACCGTCGCAGGTAGTCGAGCAGCATAGCGAAGTCACCGTCACCACTCATGAGCACGAACAGGTCGTACTCAGGCATGTGATGAATCGCATCGATCGTGATGCCCACGTCCCAATCGGTGTTCGTTGGCTGCTTGACCTCGGTCTTCAAGACCTTGGCATAGACCATGTCGCGAGCGCGCACGCGAAACCCGTAGTGCCCGAGTGCCTTCCGAAAGACCTCGTTCGCCGGCTTCGTCCTCTCATGCATGACGACATACGCGATCAGCGTCTGCTGAACCAGACGCGGATGCATGAGCGCAGGCACTACCGTACTGAGAAGTCCAAAGTCGATACGAGCGTTGTCTCCGAACTGCCGGCGGCAGCTCCTCACCAGGTTAGCGACGTCGCACGCGACGAAGACGCGCGTGGGCGGCTCCATTCATCGCTTGCCCTTCTCCAGCTTGTTATCCTTACACTTGCAGCGGGTCATAGGTTGACCACAAGCAGGACAAGTCGGAACAGTGACTGGTGGTCTTGTCTTCGGAGATCTCGACATGGGAATCACCTCGCAGACATTTGACGGATGGTCTGCACCTCAGTGCTGGTCAGGCAGGTGATCCCCACCGCAACCGAGTCATAGATGTGCTCATGCAAGGAGGGAGGGCGGGTGGTCGCAGCCAAGCCGAGCACGTCGGGGTAGCGTGCCAGCACTGCTGCCTGGATCGCCTCTTTCGAGGCGTCGAGGCGACCACACAGAGCCTTCTTCACCGACTGAGGTGTCGCTTGCAGCACCGGGATCTGCCTGAGCGCAGCCACCGCCGAGAGCACCCCCCACGCCATGCCCTGCAGCTGCATGGCGTGGGCGTTCTTTGAGCCCTGCTGAGACTCTGCACAGATCAGCGTTGGCTCGAAGGTGTTGATCAAGGTCTCGATCCCCTTGGCCAGCTCCATAGCACAGCGATGATTGTCGTCGGACTGCAGAACCTTTCGCTTCTTGTCGATCTTGGTCGTGTTGAAGACCCCGCCGGCCACAATCTGCTCACCCTTCGGCTCGAACCGCAGCACCGCCCAGCCAAAGTGGCGAAAGGCAGGGTCCAAAAGCAGGAGTTGCGCCTTCACGGCTGCTGCGGGTCACTCGATGTGATCGGTACCGGTACACCAACTTTGGTGTGCGTGGCCACGGGTGGATCTTCCTCTCCCAGGGTCGGCGCGATGTTGTATGCCATCGGAGCGCCCACATTCTTGTTGTCCAGGGCCATGAAATCCATGGTGGCCGTTGCGTTCGCCATAAACATGTGCTGAATGCCGCTCGAACTCGGTGTGTAGTGAGAGGCGACCTGGATACCGATCTTGGACGCCTCGATCGCAGCGTTGACATCAGCACCCAGATAGACGAACTGCCAAGCGTATTTTTCGCGCTGGTGCTTGATCATCTCTGAGATTCGAGCTGCACCGTTGAGATGGATGCTGAATTCCTTCGAGGCGTTCTCCATACCATCGGTGATGATCAGGAAGAGCACCTTCTCGGGGCGATCCCACTCAGCCATCCGGGCGAGTCGTTCGCCCACGCTGTTTATCGTTCTCGCCACAGCATCGTAGAGTGCAGTCATGTCACGAGGGACCAGGCGCAGCGGAGGCACGTGATGGACGTCGAGCCCTTCGTAGACCGGATTGTACTCACTGTCGAACTGATAGAGGGACACACGACAGATGACCCCCTTCACCTCCCGCTGCTTGGCCATGAAGGCGTTGAATCCCCCCTCCATGTCTCGCGCAATTGGCTCCATGGAGCCGGAGCGATCGAGTAGCACTACGATTTCCGTGTAGCCTGGTCTGGTCATGGTTCCTCCTTTTCAGTCGAGCTTGCCCTTGAGATCAATCTGCTCCGCGACCTGTTCGGCGGCTTCCTGAACATCCTTTTGCGTCGCCGACGTGATGATGGCTGGCGCATCGTCTGGCTGGCCCATCGTCACCAGCAGCCGCTTCAGCGCCTCATCAGGCTTGCGACAGTTGTACATCTTGAGGACGCTGAGCATCTTGCCAACCTGAGCCCGCGAGAGAGGAGGACCGATAGCTCGCGGGTTCTCATAGACGGCAGTTTCGATGGACTGGGTTTTCTCGTCGATCCGATCCTGGATCACGTAGTTCATCTCGACGAACTTCAGAAAGCGCTCACACCGACAGAGCTGGATGAAGATAGCGAGCCAGCGGTTCTTCTTGGCGGCATTCGCTGCAGCCAAGATCTCCTCCGGAGTCATCGGAGTGGCCATCTCACCACCCGGTGACAAGCGTTGCTTGAACTCTTCCGAAGCGCGCTCAGGAGCAGGAGCCTCTTCGGCGGCTTTCTCGTCAGACATGCATTCCTCTCAGTGTGAAGTGAAAAGGTAGGCGCCTCGCTGACTGTCCAGGGGTTTGGAAACCCTCGCCGGAGTTCGCAACGCGAACCCACTGCCTACCACGAAGGCGCTGGTCCAAAACTGAGCGAACCATCATCGGCCCACTCACCAGCGCAGCCTGATCAACGAAGCGCCTACACCACAACAGATACACCATTTTGCTTTCGGATCGTGAGTTGATTTTGGAACTGACTCTGCAGGTGCCCACTGTGTGTGATACACAGGATGGTCTCGTAGCGATCGATCTCCTTGTGAAGAAGTCGCACGACCGCGTCCTCACCAGTTTCGTCGAGGTTGACGAACGGCTCATCGAGCCCCTTGAACCGAATCGGCTTGCGCGCCCGCTGGGCGGCCAGGTCACCCAGTGCCCAGCCGACCGCTAGATCCACCCGGCGTTTCTCACCATCAGAGTTTCCCTGGTAGACATCGGCGCCGAAGCGGTTGTAGGCCGAGACCTGAAACTGCTCTCTGGTGGCTCCGGTCTTGAGCTGTGTCTGCGTGTTGAACTGTATCTTGATATCTCCTCCTGAGAGGATGTCAGCATAGTACTGAGCCCGGCTCGTCAGGAAGGGCAACACGCCGTCGAGCACGTAGCTCTTGAGCCCCTGGTTCGAGAACGCCTGGGTCCAGTAGTTGAGGTGCTTGAGGTGGGTCTCGACGATGTGGATGCGGAACTCCAAGTTCCTCAGCGTGCGGTGATGCTTCTCCAGCTGGAGGGCCGCCTCGTCAATCAAGGGCTGGAAGGGGTTGACGGCGCCGCTGAGCGCAGCGATCTCCTCGTCGAACGACAAGATTTGCTGCTCTAGGTCACAAACCGTTTTCAGTTCTGTGTCACGCTTCTGGATCGCCTCTGATGTCCCCTGCAGGACACCCCTCAGCTCCGTCAGTCGCTGGACGACCGCAGCGCGCTCATTCGCGAAGGCGGCCAGCTGCTTCGTCTCCGCGGCGCGCACCCGCCCACGGATGCGAGCGAAGTCCTTGACCTTGTCTTCGAGAACCTGGGCCTCCTCAGCCCACTGTTTCATGCCCGCCTCAGCCGCATCAGGCAGCAAGGTCTGCTTGCAGGTGGGGCACGGCTTGCCGACGAACTGATCGATCGTCTGCAGGTCGGTCGAAATCTGACGCAGTCTGCCTATGACGATGCCCTCTTCGCGGGCCAGCTCGGTCAGCTTGGCTCCTGACTGCTGGGTGATCGCCACAACGCGCTCCTGGAGCGTCGCCAACGTCTGTTCGAGCTGCGCCACGCTCTCCGCCTGGTCCTCTCGCTGCGTCAGCAAGACATGTAGACCAGTGTGCGCGTAGACCTCTTCCAGCCTGACTTCTTGCTCCAACCGCCGCCGTACGAGTTCTTTTCGGCGCTCCTCCACCAGGGCGCTGTGCTGGTCACGCTGTTCGGTGAGCTTGCTGATCTGGATCGCGAGGTCACGACTCTGTTGGGTGACCTGTTGTTGGTTGCTCCGGAGCCCCACCATCTCTTGCTGCAGCCGGATAATTCGCTCCTTGGTCTTGGCCTGAGCCGCGGAGAGCATCTCAGTCTGCAGGATGTTCTCCAACACCTGCTTTTGCTCCTTGTCCGTCATGGCGGAAAACGAAACTGCCCCCGCGTGCAACATCACGCTCTGTGTGAAGGTGCTGAAGTCCATTCCCACAATGGTCTGAATCTGCTCCTGGGTATCGGCGTTTGTGCCGCCCGAGATCTCCAGCTCCCCGCGGTCGCAGACACTGAAGAGACGGACGTCGTTTGGCTTCTTCGCTCCCAGCGTCTTGCGCGTACGAACGATCAGATACTCACGCTCATCGTCCTGGAGACGCAGAGCCACCGCGCAGTCCTTTCCCACGACACGATTGACGACCTCATCACCTCGGTAGCCGCGCATGGTCTCACCGTAGAGCGCCCAAACGATCGCCTCCAAGACCGCTGACTTCCCAGCGCCGTTGGCATCGGCTCCTTGGCTATCGAAGTTCTCGCCGAAGACGGCAACCAATCCTCGCTGATCAAGACTGATCTCTTGCGCCGCCCCGAAGCTGATGAAGTTGGTGATTCGTACGTTGAGGAACTTCACGTGTCCTCCACTTCCTGGAGAATCTCCAGAGCCAGCTGAACCAGATAGTCACTGTCCAGCCCCTCCACCGGCTGCACCCCCGAACCAACCCAGCGCTGAATCATGTCTCGATAGGACATCCCATGCTCGATCGCTACGCGCACGCCATTCGTGTGCGGGACATCAGCGACGACAACCTCCAGCGAACGAGCGCCATAGGCCCGCCGTGCCAGCTCTGCCTCATCCTCGGAATAGGCCCGCGACGCGGTCATGCGAACATAGCAATCCTCGACGTCGACTTGCTCGTTCTCCACGATGTGCACGAAGCGCGGGGCCCGTAACAGAACGCGCTCGTGCGCCTTGGTCTCGGTGTCGTAGATCAGAAACCCCCGCGGATCACCACTGTCGCCCCAGGTATGCTGCAGCGGAGCCCCGATATAGTGGAAGTTGTGACCCACCGGTTGGTACGTGTGGAAGTGCCCCAAGAAACCCGCGTCGAAGCCAGCCGGATTGAGATCTGCGACCACAGCATCATGCGGGTTGGCGTAGACGAAATCGGCACCGACCTTCGCCCCCTGCAGACCAAGGTGGCCTAGGAAGATCCTGGGACCGGGAGCAGGCGCTGGCTCCTTCACCAGGTCCCGCAGATGGGCGAGGTTCTCGGTATAGGGCACAGCCATGAGGTTGATCAGCTGCTGAGAGTGCCCCGCGACCATCACCCATCCCGGCTGATCGACGACCGTACAGATGGTGCGAAGGGTGTGGATGCTGTAGACCGATCCTTCACGATCCGCCTGGTCATGGTTGCCGTGGATCAGCACCGTCGGGACTTTCCGTAGCGAGAATCCAGAGAGCACCTCATAGATCGCGTTGAACGCTTGCACGGCCAAGCGCCCACGCGTGTGAAACAGATCACCGCCAAAGAGGACAAGGTCAATCTCAGGGTGAATGGCCACGTAGTCGATGATCTGTTTCACACAGTTCACGGCATCCACCAGCCGACTGTTCATCCCATTCGGCAGAATGGTGGCGTAGGGACGAAACAGGTGCGCGTGAAGATCCGAGAAGATCAGGATTCTCACAGCACCTCTTGGACCGTCGTGACGAGATCACTGTACTCAGGATGGTCCACCACTTTGTCGATGAAGCCAGCGTAGCCCTGGAACTTCACCTCCTTGCCCCCAGACGGAGGTATCCACTCCGACCACGACCCGCTTTTCTTGATGAAGCCGAGGCGGGCGGCCACCTCCCAGACGGTGTAGTCGTTGACGAACCCTCGATGGGCCATGACCACCCCCTCACACTCCTTGAGGATCCCAGCCATCGAGTTTTTCAGAGCCTTGACCCGGATACGTTGGCCAACGATTGATTCCTGGCCAGTAGCCGCATCAGCCTCCTTGATGGCTCCGCAGCTCGTCAGTTGCAAGCGGACGGTCGCGAAGTACTTTGGCTTGTTCCCGCCGGTGGTCTCGCGCGCCGGACCCCACACCGATCCAATCGCGGTGTACTCGTGGTTGGTGTAGATATAGCAAGCACGCGTCTTACTGATCACGCCGTTGATCAGGCGCATGCCGTCCGAGATCACCTTCGCCTGTTGCATCCCGAACTTCTGCGCCTGAGTCATCGGGTCCTCTTTGGCGTCTGGGTCGACCATGTCGATACCAGACGTTGCCCCCAAGGAGTCCCAAATCAGCAGGATGTAGCGGTCCGGTGCTTGGTCGCGAGCGAACTGCAAAGCTCGGTACTGCTTGTTGAAGACGTCACGCAAGCCGTTCGACTTGATCCGAATGATCCGCTTAACGTCGACGCCCAACTTCACCCAATAGGCGTGGTCGATCCGCTCCTCAGTATCGGTCACAACGACCACGCCACCCTTGCTCTGCACCTCTGCCGCGATCTGCGCACAGAGCGTGGTCTTCCCCGAAGACGGGGGACCGGAGATCTCCACCTGGCGACCAAACGGAACCAGTGATGATCCTAGCGGCCGTCCGCCCCGCAAGACCGCATCCACCACCAGGCTCCGACTCGATACCCAGTGATCCACCCTGGATAGGGTGTCCTGGGAGTCGAGGCGCATGGACGCATCATCGCCATACGCCTCGTTCAAATCGCCCTGCAGCTTACTCAGTACATCATCAACATCGTCCTTCGGCTTTGGGTCCTCTTGCGTTTTGGCAGCTGCTGGTCTGGCACTCACGTGTTAAGCGCCGAGCGCATTTGCGCTTCCAAGAGGTCCGCTTCTGCGTTGTCTGGCGTGCTGGCCGCTGCGGGGGCCGGAGGTGCCGCTGACGCTGGTGGTCTTCCCCGTCGACGGGCAGGCGTTGGTGCAACCAACTTGCCGGCGAACTCGCCGCACTCCTGGAAGAAGGGGCACTTCTCGAACTTCTCGATGGTATCGGTTTCTGGATCTTTCTGCTCTCCTCCCGCGCACTGAGCATCCGCCTGATCGAACGTCGTCTTGTCCTTGAAGCAAGGGGGAGGTGGCTCCGCTGGCGCAGGAGCAGGGGCCGCAGCCTTCGGCGCAGCCTTGGGCGCATAGTTCAAGCCGGCGGCGGCTGGTGCAGGTGCGGGGGGCGGCAACGATACGGGCGCAGGGGACGCCGCTGGGGGAGGCAGTGCAGGCGGCCTAGCAGCAGCCGGCATTGCGGGAGCCGGAGCGGCTTGGGGACTCAGAGCTGCCAGCATGTCCTCGATCGGCTTCGGGGGCAGGATCTTGTCGAGGTCGATGAGGATCTCCGACAGCGACTTGCGCCCTGTGATGTGCATCGGCCGCGCAGGTGGCGCAGGGATGATCGTGTACTTGGTATTCATCTTCTGCCCCACCTTGGTGAGCAGCAGATCGTAACCATGCTCGATATCCGTGATGTCCTGTTGGAGCTGCGCGAAGATGTTCATCAGCTGGGTGTAGATCATGGCGCCGTAGCCGAAGACTTGGACCTTGGTCTGACCCACTTCGAAGGGGCACGCATCAGTACCACCTGACTGTTGCTTGGCGGCTTGCCATTCCTCGACGTCCTTGCCTGTGTAGACAGGGTCGTTCAGGTCGACGATGTTCGACAGGTACCGTTTCTTGGCGGCCATCTCGTTGGCCTTCTCAGCATCAGCCGGATCACCTGTGGCACGGAGCTTTTGCACGTACTCACAGATTGGGCACCCAGCTCCCGGACAGGTGAACATGAGACCGTCAGGGCCCACGCTCCAGTGGGTCATCGTCGCGCGCTCGAAGGAGCGCACACCCTCAGCCCACGGAGGCATGAGGCGCAACTTCGACTTGCCAGCTTCGGGGTTCCAGAATCTGAAGCCCCCTACACCACGCGCAGCAGCCGCTGCTTCCAGCTCTTGCTGCTTCTGATTGATGTAATTGAGATCAACACCCATGGATAATCTTCTCCTTTGTCATCGGACGGGTTTACGACGAAGAGCCTTGTTGTTGTCTGTAATCAGTCCTTCCACCACAGGCGCCTGCTGCTCCACCACTCTGGTGGGCGCCTGGCTCTGCCGGAACATGCCTCCGAGCTGGACCAGCATGTCGCGACGCTGGGCCATGGCTCGTGCGGCCTCGCTGAGCTGACCAGCAAGGAGGTTGGCCTCAATCTCCTCCTTCTGAGCCTCTACGTAGCGAGGATCGGTGATGACCTCAGACTCATACATCTTCTCTGTGTACTTGACGGTTGCTTTCACATCGGCCGGGAGCTTCATAACAGCGCCGCGCTTCTCTGCATCAATGCGCGCATACACCTGCTTGACCTCGTTCTTCTTGAATGCCGCTTTGGCTTCCGCAACCTGAGCGAGGAACGCGTAGTAGTAATACTTCTCTGCGTGCGTCGCGAACTCTTCCTCCAGGTTCGTCCGATCGATGGAGATGTCCTGGGCAAAGGTGTTCTCGTAAACGATCCCGTCGATCTTGATCTCGATGTTGGGTAGCTGCACTGACTCCCTCCTCTCAAAGTTTCAGTTCCTGTTTGGCAGCCCAGTCACGTCGTGAGAAACCGAAATCCACAACGATGGGCACCCGGAATTGGAAATCCTCCATAGCCTTCTTCACCTCACCGAGCAACGGCAATTCCTTCTTGTGCCAATAGAACTGGATCTCGTCGTGAACGAAGTTGACGATTCGGGTGCGGGCGTTGTGCGCCTTCAGGATTCGGTTGACACGTACGATGGCCGTCTTGAAGGTGTCAGCAGCGTCACCCTGAATCAGGAAGTTCCCGCCCTGGCGAGCCGCACGAGCGCGCTCCCACTTCTTGTTGGAGTGGATGTTGGGCAGTCGGCGAAACCGCCCAAAGCTGTTCTGAATGTAGCCCTGCCGACGAAGCATCAACTCGGTGTGATCAACCCAAGCCTTCACGCCGCGGTAGCGCTGGAAGTACCCCTTGATGTACTCGGCGCACGCCTCACGGCTCACGCGACGCTTGGGCGTGGACACCTGACGCTGGATAGCTCCCGGTCCCGCTCCGTAGATGATGCCGAAGTTGACCCGCTTGGCGATGTTCCTGAACCACTTGATGTCATGGTTCTCGGGGTGGTTCTTGTCCTTCAGGATGGCCAAGACCTCAGGCAACGGTCGCTGCAACACCACGTCCGCACAAGTGAGGCTGTGGATGTCCAGCTCATGCCCAGCCCACCCGGGTGCTGTCGGTGAATAGGCAGCTAGCAGTGTGGGGTCTTGAGACCAATGCGCTGTCAGGCGCAACTCAACTTGACTATAATCAGCAAAGACGAAGACGTAATCGTCGTCAGGAACAATAAATGACCGTCGAATTTCGAGGTTTTTACCAGGAATGTTTTGACACTGACCAGTGACACAGACACGACCATTGTGTCTGGTCAGAATAACTTTTGACGGGACACTGAGACAATAAACGAATCCATCATGAGCTATCCGTGTAATGACAGCATTGTCTGTGTAACTGTAGTTCCGTGCAGTTGAATCAACAACGTAGCAAACAGTGTCTCGCGGTGTTTTGTATTCACGGATCTTGGCGCGATAACCAGACAAACAAAGCACGATCTGCGCCCAATCCACGTTTCGACGATGCATAGACGCGTACTGTGATCTCGTCCGCCAACAACCATCCCAGAAAAACAGCTCTTGACACCACAAGTCTAACGTCGGTCTATCACAACTCAGAAGCCACGATCCAAGCTGTTTAGCGTCCCCCAAGTACGAACGAACCCACTCCACACACTCACCTGCAGGGACCCTAATCCGAACGCGGCCAGAGAGGGATATGCGCTTGCTGTATGAGAAACCTAAGCCCTGTAAAGCCCACTCCAACCGATCAATCTTACGATGCTTTTTGAAACTAAAATCAAGAGTTCGATCGGCATAAGAACCGTCCGCCTGTGTCGCTGCCAATAGAACAACTTCTTGCTCTGACATTCGCAGCGAACCACCTGCGTATATGCCAGCATGCAGTTGCTTATGGTGTGTCCCATTAGATGGGTATTCACTAGCAGAACAAAAACCACCAAGTCCATCACGGTTTACCAAGAAGCAACGATGATCTGGTGTCATAAGCAAATCTATTTGCTGATTCTGTACGTGTACCAGCTCCTCCTTGCGGTAATGCTTGATGTATTCAGTAGGCATGACGAACTCGACAGCGTTGTCACGCCACTGAGCCACAGGTACTCCTCTAGGCAAATCATCGAGTCGTCGCCAACCATCTGGTGTAAGCACCTCAGTGTCCCCTGTGAAGCAGTTGGGGTCCCTCGAACTCATGCGGCCGGTGTCGACGTTGGCGTTGAACGTACTGTGGAGGTAGTGGTGCTCATCGACCAACAAGCGGATCTTGCGTACGTAGGTGTTGAGGAGTTTCTGCTTCTCACGGAAGCTCAAAACCTTGTTGGCGAACTCGTAGGTCGCGGCCAGCTCCTCCAAGACCTCCTTGTCAACCGAGAACTGAGCCGCCGTCGGCTCACCCCCCTCGCGTGCCACCTCTTGACCCTTCTTGGTCAGCTTGTTCAGGGGGCAGCCAGCCTTGCGCAAGGCTGCTAGCAACTCCTCATTCGACTCGATATTGAACCTGTAGCCAATGTCTCGATAGACGTCAGCCTCAGCCTCCTCCATCGCCTTGATGAACTCGGGCTCGATCCTGTCGAGGTGAGCAATGTCGATCTTGACTCCGTGCTGCTCGACCTCATACAGCACCTGTGACAGGTGCATCTCGTTGATGTACAGAGACCGGAGCGCGTCGTGTTTCGCTACGTCAGGGAAGAGTTGCTTCCAGATCATCCAGGTGTAGTGCACGTCCGCGCACGCGTAGGGAGCGAGGATCGACAGCGGCACCTTGTCGTAGGTGATGTCCCCTTTTTTCGCGTTGGCGTAAGGGTGGGTTTCGAGCCCCGCCTTGACCCTCTTCTTCAGGAAGTTGGTGACCTGCGCCTTGGTCATCCCTGAGTAGCGCCATAGCGGATTCTGCGCGGTGACCTCGTTCTCCAGATCCACACGTCGCGCAGTCAAAGTGTCAGTGATCAGTTTCGAGAACTCACGCCGTCGCCGCTTGGACTCGTCCACACGCCAGCTATCGACGCTCTTTTCCCACACATCAGCAGTCTTCCCAATCAGGAGACGTGCAACCTCCTTGAGCCCCTTGTCCGAATTCTCATCCAGGAGGTGAACAAGAATGACCCCGTCGTGGCTGGGTCCCTTCAGGGTCATCCCGCAGCGATCGAGAAAGTGCTGATCGAAGACCTTGTTCCAGAAGAGCTTGGTGACGTCTGGATTCTCGATCACCTTCCGCAGCGGTTCGCGGATGTCATCCAGATTCAACTGCGGGTCAGTTGTCTCATGACCGATCGGCAAGTAGTAGTTGTTCTCAAGCCCCCAACCAAAAACGAGCCCACACGCACGGTCCCTAACCCAATCGAGACCACTGGTCTCGGTATCGACCGCGATCATCCTCTGCCGAGTCAGTCGCGTGTAGAAGGACCAGAATTGGTCCATCGTCTGAACCAACCGGTACTGTGCTCCTTGCAAACCCGTCCACTGCGCCATCGCTGGCGCCGCGACCGGTATGTGTACCGGTGGTGGGGCTGGTAGAAGGGTGCTGAGTACCTGATCCACAGAGCCTCCTTAGGAGGACTTCTGTGACCTCACGTTCCACGGAGCTTGAGCCCTCGGAGTCGCGCCGTACTGGCGAGCTAGGCGTTCAGGGTTCCGTCGAGCCTCACGAACGCTGTGCTCAAAAGACCGTCGCTGCAGACTCTCTGCATGACGAACTGGGTCATTGAGTTGCCCAATATGGGCGGCACTGAGGGTGCGCTCAGCCGGTTGCCCACAGCTGGGGCAGGCTTCGCGCTCCACGCCCGAGGCTACCAGGGCCTCGAACGGATGGTCACAAACCGAGCAGTGAAAATCGTAGAGGATCACCGAAGACTAGGGAACACTACCATGCTGAGACGAAAGGGAAACAGGGAAATTCTCAGACCCGCGTGACGGCTTTGGGTCGCCGTACCACTGGCCTGGGCTTAGGTTGAGCCGGAGTTAGTGGCGATGGTGGAGGTGCACCGGCGCTACCACTAGCTGTAGTGTTGGGCGGTGGCTCTCTTAGCAGATCTTGCAGAATCATCTTGTCGTAGGAGCTGCAAATATCGACTGTGAACTTGTCAGGGCCATTGCGATTCTTGACCCCAAAGAGACGCAAAACTCCTTTCTCGATCTCGTCCTTCGTCGCACAGAGCGCGATGATGACGTCCCCAATGAACGCTTTCTGGATCGAGTCAGCGATGTGCTCGACGTCGATGACATCAGCCACGAGCCCCACCCGGTTCGACTGCGTCGCACTCCAGATCGGCAATTGCATCTCGCCTGCGAGCCCGCGTAGGTCCTTGAAGATCGCTCCCAGGTCGGCGTACACGTCCTGATAGTTGGTCAGCGGCTTGAGCAGGTCACCGTAGTCGACGATGATCAGGTCGGGACGCCAGCCGGTCGCATCCAGCTGCCGCAGATGCTGCTTGATCGTCATGATCGACGCAGTACCGGTGGGGTAGTGCTTAATCCGAAGCTGGTGCCCCCAGCGCTCCTGCATGAAGGCGGCCTTGCGCCTCACCTGTGCGGTGTGGTTGCCCAGCTCGTTGATCGGGACCCCGGTGAGAGCTGCATCGTAGCGTTCAGCGATGTCCCCTTCGTCCAGCTCCAACGTATAGTGCGCTACGTTATAACCGTGGGTGACGGCAATCTTCCCGCAGTGAGAGAGCGCGATCGACTTGCCACGGCCCGTGCCGCCAAGCCAGAGACCGAGCTGGCCGTCTTTGAGCCCTCCCCCGATCTTGAGGTCCAGCTCGGTGATTCCTACCGGGATGGCACGCTTGTTCGTTCCCCCATTCTCGCGTCCCCTGATCCGCTCCTGCAGCGTCTGGAAGTAGTTCGTTCCTATGTCAAGGTGATTCATCCCGATCGCGGGGATCTGCGAAATTCGATTGACGATGTCGTCCCAGACCTCGTCATCGGCCGTCTCCATCAGCGGCGCAGTCTCCAGCCACACCTTCCGCCCCGCCTGGCGACGGCAAAAGCGGATGACCTCTTCGATCGTGTAGGGTGTGTTGGAGACCGGTTGCTGGAGCTTCTTGAGGACAAACTCGTAGTCCGCGAGATCGGTGTCTCGGACTGTCTTGGAGCGTACCGCCTTCCGCAGCTCGTTCGAGAGCACCGGATCGATCGTCGGGTGCGACTGGAATTGCTCGTAGAAGTTCTTGATCGTGCTGAAGAACCAAATCAAGATCTTGTCTTCGAAGTACTCCGGCTGGAACAGCTCGACGCCGGTCAGAAGAAAATCATGCCTGGCCAGCATGAGCGCCAGGATTCCGATCTGAAAGTCACGGTCGAAAGGAAACGAGACAACCGGCGCCGTGCTCATCTCGCCTTGGCAGCAACCAGCTTGTGGCCCTCTTCGACCGCTCGCCGGAGACCAGGGCTAAGCATTTTCAGGAACTCGATCGTCTCGATCGCTGCCATCAGCGAGTAGCGTTGCTCAGCCGTCAAATCCATCGTCTGGTGCATGTGGCGCAGGTGCCCCTGCACCTCGGACACCGACGGGCGAAACTTTCCCATTGATGCTGTCACTCCGAGAGGAAGAGCAGCCAACACTGCTCTCCCAAAATCATGAGGTCAAGAAGTGACGATCAGCCGCAACCCTGATCTGTTGCGGTGACTTCATTCCATGTAAGGTAATTTACAATCTTGGAGATCGCCGTTTGCCCTACTCCAAACTCTGCAGCAAGCACAGACTGTAGAGCACCTTCCGTGAATCGACGACGGATCTCCTCAACAGCCTTTCTAGTCAGCTTGCTTTGTGGGTGTGCGTCCCCTCGATTGTAGTGACTGGCGTGGCGGTGCTTTCGCCACATGTCGTACATGTTCAGACTGTAGTCTCCAAGAAAGAGATGCTCAGGACGAACACACGGAGGAGTATCGCAAGTATGTAACACCAACATCCCATCCGGAATCGCCCCAAAAAAGTACTCCCAAGAAACACGATGCGCTTGAAGATGCCGGGTCCTCCCAGCTTGCGTTATCGTGTAGTGGCCATAGCCTTTGCGAAGCTTCGCAGCAGACCACAACCAGCAGCCATCCGTAAACTTAACCTTGTCCCAAAACCGGGCAGATCCCACAGGTAATGAGCGCAACATCAACCACACCCTTGTGACCAACCACAGGTTCGGCAGGTAAGACAAGCACCGGCTCTCTGCGCAGGATTCCCACATTGACCACACACAAATCCGCTGGTCGGCTTGACCACCGCTTGCTCCTGTGTGTTGGCGATGATCTTCACCGCCGCTGCCAGCTCATCCACCTGCTCTTGGTTCAGCTGTGCTTCGCTGAACTCCGAACCCAGCCAGCGGAAGAGGTAGTCAAGCGGTGATTTGGCGAATCGTACGGCAGCGTACTCAGTCATGCCTGCTGGCTCGAAAGACGTGTACGAGAACTTGTCCACCAGCACCTCAAGCGGTACCCCGTACTGCAGGCACAGCGATGTCAGCACCCCGACGGCGTCCATCAGGCCCGAGACTGTCGAGCCCTCCTTGGACATCTTGATGAAGATCTCGCCTGGCTTGCCGTCGCTATAGAGCCCAACGTGGATGTACCCTTCGTGACCGCCGATACTGAACTTGTGCCGGTGAGACATCACATCGGCCGGCAGCTTCTTCCGCGTCTGCAGCGGTACCGGAGAGGTCTCGGAAGGCGCTGAAGCTGTCTTGCTCTGCAACGGCTGCGTGCGCTTGGAACCGTCACGGTACAGCGCCACCGCTTTGAGACCCTTGCGCCACGCCAGCTGGTACAGATCGCTGATCTGCTGCTCCGTCGCATCGTTCGGGATGTTGCACGTCTTCGAGATCGCACCCGACACGAACGGTTGCACGGCGCTCATCATGAGAATGTGCGCCTGAGGTCGCAAGAAGCGACCTCCGACTGGATCAGGAAAGCTGCTATCGAACACCGGCTGGTGCCGCACGTCCAGCCCCGGCGCACCTACGGTCGATCCGTGTTCGAGCACGTACTGCGAGATGCCCCCGACCGTTGTCTCATCGTACCCCAGACACCCAAGCGCACGGATGACCTGCTGGTTCGTCATCGTGAGAGTGCCACCCCCCACCAGTTTCTTGACTTTGATCAGCGACAGCTCCGGCTCGATGCCCGTGGTATCGCAATCCATGAGAAAGGAAATCGTTCCCGCTGGCGCAAGAACACTGATCTGACCGTTCCGGTAGCCGTGCCTCGATCCCAGCGCCAAACAGCGAGCCCACGCATCTGTGGCTGCATCCGCCAGGGACGCGATCGTGTCGTTGGGCCCGGTGATCGTGTCCTCGGCAAATGAGACCTTTGCTACAGCGTTCTGATGCATGCGCATGACGCGCAGCATGTCAGATTCGTTGTAGGCATCGAAGGCGCCCTTGACTTCTGCGATCTCGGCGGAGCGTGCGTACCCACGTCCCGAGAGGATGGCGGTCACGTACGCGGCTTGGGCGCGAGCTTCGTTCGAGTCGTAGGCCAAGCCCTGGGCCATCAAGAAGGCGCCCAGGTTGCTGTAGCCGATGCCTAGCGTGCGGTGCCTGCTGCTGTTCGCCTGCATGAGCGGCGTGGGGTAACTGGCGCCGTCGACCAAGATCTCCTGCGCCGTGATCATCACGTCGATCACGTGCTCGAAGCTCTTGACGTCGACACTCCCATTGTCACGCAGGAACTTGAGCAGATTGATCGACGCCAGATTGCACGCCGTATCGTTCAGGTACATGTACTCGCTGTTCGAAACAATAGGAGCGTGTTCAAAACCAGGACAAGCAATCCCAAAATTATGAGTGGCCACAACCTCGATGTCATAGACAGACACCGGCATATCCAGTGACAAAAACTCAACAGATGCGACCTTATCGTTTACATCAGCACGATGCGCTTCGATGAAGTCGGAGAACTCTGTCCAGCTCATCCCATGAATACGCCCCCCATCACGTGAATGCGCGATTGGAATCGAACCAAGCAATCCATGATCCCTAACATGACTGTTCCAGCGCCACACAGTAACTGGTCCAGTGGACTCCAACGCCTCCCACGCCTCTACCAACACACAAGGTTCTACGCTAATGAAGCGTGGATTTCGGGCACCAGTTGAATGCTCTGATTGGTGGCTTCCGATGGTTGTTAATTCATAGTTCGAGAGACGATCATCTGTTGCGTCATTGTTTCGATGATGAACCTGCATCCCTTTTGGAATAGACCCATTCACTTGTTCCCACAGCCAACGGTTGAACCACTCAGTTCCGTTTGCTGAAGTCTCAGTTACGCGATGATTGATTGTCCTGCGATTGTTTCGCTGAACATTACGAGTAAAACTCAGCTTCATGAGCCGCATACCTGGCTTCAATCGCTGCGCTTCAACAGATGAACCATTGCGCAAATACCAATGATGCTCAGGTGTACACGTAAACTGTAAACCCCGCTCAGTCGTAACCTTAACTAGTGATGTAGTTTCACCAGCTTTCCAAGCTTTTTTGATTTGTTTCGCCACGGGTAGGCGTGTCTCGAAATCATAGGAGAGCGCCAAAGGCAACTTCTCCATGTCTGCAAGTTGACCAATCGGTATACGCCCTTCACTAGTCTCCACCAACGTCTCCCCTACAAAACAGCAAGGATTCGACGCCTCGATCCTGCCGTCAGTGGGGCAGGTGTGCCAGCGGTTGATGGTTGTGTCGAACTGCAGTCCTGGGTCACCGCAAACGTGAGCGGCTTTGCAGATCTCTTCCCAAAGCATGCGTGCTTTGACGGTTTCGAGCACCGCCGTCTTCCCATCACGAGCCATGAGGTTCCAGTCGGCGTCGCTTTCCACCCGTCGCATGAACTCGTCAGTAACGCGCACACTGTGATTCGCGTTTTGGAACGGCACTAGCTGATAAGCACCCCACCGCGCTCGGAAGTCGCCCTCGAAGCCAGCGTCGATGAGCGCATGAGCCGCTTTCTCACTCTGCGCCTTGCTGCGGATGAACTCCAGAATATCGCCGTGGTCGATATTCAGAATCGCCATCTTGGCCGCTCTTCGTGTCGTGCCACCGCTCTTGATCGCGCCCGCGTTGAAATCGTCCTTGGCAATGAAGGGCACTGGACCCGATGCCATCCCACCACCAGAGAGACCTTCACGCGAGCTACGCAGCTTGGAGTAGTTGACCCCGGAGCCACTGCCACCTTTGTAGAGACGTCCTTCGATCTCCGCCAATTCCAAGATCGAGGTCATTGTGTCTTCGAGCCCAACTATGAAGCACGCTGAACATTGCTCAGCACGAAGTGCACCACCCGATGTGCCTACGTTGAACCAGACCGGTGAGTTGAAGGCGGCTATCTGGTGCAGAAGGATGTAGCTCAGCTCGTCTCGAAAAACTTCATGAGCCGCTTTCGCACCATTCGACTTGACGTCGGGGAAGTATCCCAGCTCCACCCCCCAGCGTGCGATCGTCCCAGCGACACGACTGATCATTTGCCGGACGCTGGTCTCACGAACCTTCGTGTCGAGAGACGGCACGTACCGGAAGTACTTCTCCGCGGTGACCATGGCGCAGTTCTGAGACCAGGTCGCGGGGAACTCCAGATTGTGGCCACGGAAGACCACCTCACCATTCGGCTTCGTGATCTCCACCGTTCGGTGTTCCCACTTCACTGTGCTGTAGACATCAGCCTCCGGCGAAACGAACTGCGACAACACAGTCAGCATCAGCTGCTTTTGATCGACCGGAACACCAGCACTCGAAGTACCAAAGCCACGCAGCTCCATCAGAGTTCCCCTTTCAAAGCTCGTTCGCGTTCTTGAGGCGTTGATAAGTCTTGTTCTGGCGCAGCCACTTCGTATCGAAGTAGGCTTGTGCCTGATCACCCTTGGCGAAGATTCGGAGAATCTCCTCCTCCGACTTCTGGTGAACAGTCATCAGACGCTTGAGTGTGCGCTCGCTGAACGCGTAGCGAACAGCAAGAGACACCTCCGGCGCAGCACGGGTCTGCCCCACGATCGGTGCCTCAGGATCAACCGCCCCCGCTGCGATCTCAGCTTGGTAAGCGCGCACGCGCTCGATCGCATTGAACCGACTTGGTGTCACGCCGATCAGCTCCCAGATGCGGGGCTCACGCAGAAACCAGCGATCGAACCAGAAAAACTGGGCGCGCACGAAGGTCTCACACGAGACCCCTAGCTCATCAGCCAGCTCTGCCGCTCTGAGAAAGCACGTGTACTGCTGATTCCCGGGTGAAAGGAGCACCGTCGAATTCGGCACCTTCCAGCTGTTCCGGTACCAGCGCAGGTGTACGTTGTACGTCTGGGACATCGCATAGACCCGTGCACGGTCCGCGCTGTCAGCAAGCCGAACGTTGCGCTGTACGGGCGCACGGGACGCACGTATCAGGTCTTCGATGGAAGCGCGCTGAAAGCTGGCACCATTTTCGCTACGCGCGCGTGCACGCGCGCGCGAGAGATCACGGTCAAGAAGACGTTGGGTCTCAGGGTCCGGGATGTTGGGGACCCTAGTCGCCAATCTCGCCGAGTGACCTTCGGCTCCGTTCGCTCTGCTGCCCTGCGGGCAGCTCCGCTCCGGATCCGAAGATGCGGTACCACGCATCATTTTAATTCCCGACGAAGGAGCGGCTAAAGTAGCATTTTCACTAGGAGCATTTTCACTTGACAGATCCTCGGTGACCCCCCCTATGGCTAACGTAGCACTATTATTGGGGTTATCACTGACCGTATGTGTTAAGGTAGCATTATCATTCGGGTTTTGTTCATTCACAGTTTTAGGATTCATAGCGTCATAGTACTGGTTGTTGACGCACTTTGTGCCGCTAGCAGTCAACTGAACCAGGGGACGTCCTTCGGGATCCTTCTCGCGCTCACGGAAGTACCCCAGGTAGAGTCCCCACTCCATCACCTGCACCACCTGTCGTGGGTGGCACTTGATGAGCCGGGCGATGTCGCTACAACCGAAGACCACCGCCGGGCCCCAACGTCTCAGGCCGAGAGTTTTGAAGAGTGACTCCAGGCGTACTTTCACAGGCGCAGGACATAGCTCAAGCACAAGGTGCCTCCTAGCTAAGCACATGAAACTACAGGGTTATCCACCGCTGAGTAGCTTCCCGAGAGATCCACCATACAGACCCCTCGTGACAAGAGTCAACGCTGTGAAACATCTCCGTGACTCTTCAGGGTTTTTTAGGCTGAGAGGGACCGCAGTTTCAGAATCGCCTGGTAGGCGTCGCTCACTTCGCGGAAGCGCTCCGCGGAGCCGCCAGCGTCGGGATGATGGATCTGGGCCAAGGCTTTGTAGGCTGCCCGAACCACCTCGATGGGCGCGTCTTCGAGCACGTGGAGCTTGAGATACGGGCTCTCTGCGAGCACCGAGGTACCGTTCTCCCCCGACAGCTGCGCTCCCGCTGCGCGGAGCTGCCACGTCGTCGGCAGACTGGCGTAATCGATGCTGTAGCCGTACGAGCGCGCGAGGTGGACCAGCCAGCCCAGCCAGGTGTAGTGAACCAGCCAGATTTGTGTGGTGTTGTCGTACTGGCGGTAGCCGAGCTTCACGCCGTAGCGGACGGCGGCCATGAGACGCCCGCCAAGCCCCCAGATCTCCACCCAGCATGGTTCACGCTGCTTCAACGTGAGCCGCAGCGATTCTTCGCTCAAAAACGCACCCTGATGAGCCTGGCGAAGCCTGGCGCCGCTCCACCAGGAACGCCCACACCAGGCAGCCCGAACGCCTGAGCCCCGGGCCGGCGGATGGCATCTGGACCGCCGCTGATCGGGACGGGGCGGGGTTCTTTCGCGGGCGTGATGTACTTCTGGACTACACCTATGTCTTTGTAGTACACCGTCGCTGCGTAGAGCGTTCGGTTCGCCCGCGTGGGGTGCCCGACCTGCAAGCTGAGCGTTCCTGTCGAGGGATCGTTCGCGGTCACGAACGCGTGGAAGGTGACCCGACCGAACGGCGGCGTCGCACGGGCCACGGAGGTTCGCTGAAGCCGTGGCTGTTGGCCCTTGGGTGAAGGTACCGGCATGAGATGATGCCCAGCCTTCATCGCCAGCCGGAGGACATCTCCTGGCTGGATCTTCGAGATGTGAACCGGAGCGTCGAGATCGCTCACCGGCTATGCGTTCGTGCCAGCGGGGATGATTGGGATCGTCTGTCCGTTGCTGGGTCCACCGCTGGCGACGCCGCTGATGCCCGCCAATGCCGTAAGGAGAGCACCGAACCGCGTTCCCTCAGATCCGGATACAAGATACGCCGTCGACACTGTCGTATACGCTGTCGGCGTCGATGCCGGAGTCAGCCGGCACTGCACAATGGTATCCAACAGAGTGGCAGGACTTGGATTGACTGCGAGAGCATCACAACCGCCACCGTTGGTGACAGACATGGCGAAAACACGACCAGCTGTTCCCGGACCTCCAAACAGCACACCGCCGCCGCCCTGAAGCTGTAGCTCGAAGCTCATGATTTGGTTGTCCTCATCGATCAACGTGACTCGAACAACCTTGAACTTGGTCATGTTCGCTTCAGTGATCGGCGTTGTCAGCGTCCAAGAGTTGCCAGCCATTGTCTATCTCCACACAGGGACAAATGACGGCGTACCGTCGATGTTGATAAGCGACCAACCAGCTTGCGCTGCTGAGGCAGGTCCAGACGCTCCGATCGTGCCAAAGGTTGGCGTACTGCCACCACCGTTGGCTACCAAACCGTCATAGCGGAAGACACCATTATCAATCCACAAGGAGTAGGGTGCAGTAATGGTGCATGGGCCTGCACCAACACCCGAAGGTGGACCGGCGATGTACACAGTCGCCGCAAGGTCTACTGTCAATGCGCTCGCCGCTGAGTAGCTTGGAGCACGAAACGAAACCATGTTCACGCCGGTCGCGGTCGTGATGTGTGTGCTCCCAGAGAGCGTCAGTGTGGCGGCAATGACGTCGATCCCATTCCATACGGCGCTGCTGGACGACGCCACAGTCGCGGACGTGTTGAACTGAACGTTACCACCAGAGGCGACGGCCAGCGCGATTCCAGTCGAGGTTAGTTGGATGGTGGTTGAGCTGAACGCTAGTCCGATGAGGCTGTCCTGGACCGCGATGGCAGCAACGCCGCCGTAGCCCGATGTCGCCGGACTCCAGAGGTTGATTGAACCGGAAGACGGCTTGATGTAGATGGCCGTGTTGCTCCACAACGCAGTCCCGCCTGCCAGAGCACCGGCTGCCCAATCGTTAGAACTGACTACGTACCCAACACCGCCCCTAGCTGTACCGCTTGAGTCACGCAACACCATGCCGGTTCGAGCCGTACCCGAGACCTGCAACTCGATGCCACTTCCCGCCTTAGCGTTAGTGACGAAAATGGGACTGACGGTGGATGAGACTCCTTGAACCCATAGAGCATAGGGGTTGGTGAGCGATGCAGAACCGGAGACGGTTGGTCCTCCGATTATCGCCATGGTTGCTGCATAGTCTACAGTCACGGAACTGGAATCCGTGATTGTCGGTGCTCGCACCGTAACCATATTGAGACCGGTTGCTGTCGTAATGTGTGTGGTACCGGTCAAAGTCAACGTAGCGCCTAAGATATCGATACCGTCCCATGTAGCGCTCGTGGCACTAGCGACCGTGCGCGAGGCATCCGCACGCAAAAGCGTCGTCGCCACAGTGGAGACGTTGTTCCCGATCAGGACGTTCGGCGCTGATGTCGAACCTTGTGACTGGACACGAAACACGCTCGTCCCGCCGACCTGCATATCGAGCAGGTTGTGAACCGCGCCGGCCGTGAGAGCCGTTTCTGTGCCGTTGACGAAGAGGCCCGTGATCGTGCCATTGGCACCACCACTCTGGTTGATCGTATAGGTCGCGCTGATGTCCCGAAACGCGCCGCTGCCACTCGTGGGAGCAAACGTCGGCGCCAGCGAGATAGCCCGGCCGGTAGTTCCGGTACCGTTGGACCACGTCCCATAGACGCGAACGCCATCAAGATTCGTGATCGTCGCAGGCCCGGCTCCGCCTCCAGCTGGCGGCCCAGCCACAGCCAGCGTCGACGACGTAGTGACCGTTAGTGCCGATCCAGCCGAAAGTGTCGGCGGGTTGACCGTGACGTAGTTATACCCGTTGGCCGTCGAGATCGACGTCGAACCCGTGATGACCACGGTCCGCGCCGGCACGGACAGGACGTCGAGCGTGGCCGAGGCGCCCGAGGCATAGGTGAGGTTTTCCGAGACGATCAGCGTCGGCGTGGCACCGAAATTGAAGACACCCTTCGTCGTGTTCGTCGTCGTATTGAACGTGCCATTGGCACCGCTTGCAATGTCGAAGGTCAGGCCGGCGTTGGACGCGACACCGGTGACGAGGTCATTCGTGACGTTGTTTATCGCTCGCGTGACTCCGTTCGTGAATGTCAGCACAGGGGAATAGCTCGCTGTCGCGGCCGCAGTCACCCGACCCTGGGCGTCCAGGGTGATGCTGGCGATGCCAGAGCCGCCGATGAGGCCCGCCCCAGGTCCCACGGCCGGCATGGACACCGTCACGTTGCCGGTCAAGCTGCCGCCTCCAGATAGCCCGGTTCCGGCGATCACCTGTGTGGTCTGCGGAACGTATGCAGTGGCTAGGGCAACGACAGTATCGGGTGTGCTGTCAGAGACGTTGAAGTCGGCGCTGAACTTTAGGTTGCTGCGCTGGGCGAGTGTGGTCGTGTTACTCTTGATCGTCGTGTACGCTTGCGTGAGGTAGTCAGTCCCTGGACTGGCACCGACGAGCGTAGTTCCTGCGCGCTTGACGAGGTTCCCATCAGCGATGGAACCAAAGGTGATCTGTGTTGCGCCAAGGTGGAGCGCAAGAACAGTAGGATCAGGATAGGTCCCGCCTAAATCACCGCCAGCAGCTCCCGTAGGAGGTCCCCCACCGCCACCTCCGTCGGAGGTGCCATACATTGATTGGCTGTATTTTTGTGAAGGCATTGCGTCCTAGTCAATAGTCAGTATTGACTGACTTCACGGGTTACCGTCAGCGGTCACGGGTAAGTTGTCGACAGAGCCAACGACCAAGCCGAGATTGCCTGACGCCTTGGCTGCGAACCCAAGACGACGCTTCTGATTGGTGGCCGCCACCGGCGGCACAGTGGTAGTGGCAGTACCTGCGGTCCCGACTGAGACGTAAGCAAGCGCCTCAGTGGTTGGTGCACCGTCAAAGAGCACCCACGCGGCCTGCTGCGAGAGCGGCGCAAAATACCCTGGGGCGTTGTTCGAGACAGTAGTGAGGCACGCGTACAGAGGTCCGGATGCGTCTGCTTGGGTATCAGCTCGTGCAGTGACTACTTGCGTGGGTGTTGAAAGCCGAACCAACGCACCCACAGGCAACGTACTACCGCTGATGTTGGTAAATATGAAACATGGCGTGGTTACAACGTCACTCACCTGATAAACACGGATGTTGTTCTGCCCAACGTCGACGACGTTACCGAGTGCTCGGTCACCATAAGCCGAAATCACGTTGCCCAACAGCTGCATATCGCCGCTAGGACCTGTCACGGTGCAGCCATTGAGAATAACGGTACTGTCCTGCAGACCTATCAGATTCAATCCGACTCCTGAGCTAACAGTGCCGGCGAGTGCAGTCAGATAAAGGACTGATTTGACACCTGCTGCAGGACTGGTGGCATCGAGACCGCTGGCGCCTTCGAAATGAATATTGCCGAGTTGGATAGCCGGGACACCGAATAGCTTGATCCCGCTGATTGCCCGCGTTTGTGGACCGCTTCGCGAACCAATAATCAAGGGGGGATTGATGCCCGGTGTACCGATGTTGAAAACCGATAGAATCGATCCGAGATAGGAACCTTGCCCAAAGATGCCGTTTTGCAGATTGGTGGAGTCAGAATATTGAATGTCACGCAACCGCAACGTGAAAGGGCCACCGACTGCTGTGTTGGGCCACGCGAAGGCATTAGCGGTGAAAGAGAACAAACGCACAAACTGGAAACCGCCGTGGACTGCTGCACCGAGTCCAACGGTACGCATGACACCAGTTTCGTCAATGTAGTTTGGCTGGACGTCGATGCTGAATGCGTCTTGTACAGTAAAATGGTAGTCGTCGTTGGTGGCCAGAGTTGCTACGCCGCAGATGGTGAGCGAGCCGCCCGAAAAAAGCAGCGCACCACCAGTGGTGTCGTTAACGGCTATGCCGACAGTCGCCCGCAGCGGTACGTTGCCAGTGGGGTTCTGAAGTGGAGCCCCAGTACCGGGGCTGGCATCGGTCCAGCGCGCAACGGTGACACCGGGGCCCTCGATCCAAAAATCGTCACCGAGGACTGGAGCGTTAGTAATTGCCGCACCGAAGGTGACCTGGGAAGTGGTGTGGGCTTGTATATTGATGACGACGTTGGCAAGCGCACTGGTAACGTTGCCTTTGAAACGAACCCGATAGGGGATAGCAGCAGGTTCAGTACCAAAGGTACCTGACGAAATGGACACCGCGTTAACAGTGCCGCTGCTAGCAGTGAATGAACCATCACCATTCGGGCCAGTGACTTTGGTCTGAAATCCGCACAACACACGGTCGGTTGCTGAATTTGTCAGATCGGTCGAGCCCCGGCGCACGAACCGCCGATAGCCACGCACGCCCGTGAAATCGAAAACAGATGCTGTTATGCCGTCCGCATCGAGATAGACGGCACCAGCTGCGCGTGGCTTAATCAGCAACACACAGTCACGGTCGTTGCCCAGAGCCGGAAGGATCTGCATCAGACGGTCGCGTGTCTTTATAGCCAGACCAGTCGGCACCAGTGTCGAACCAGCTGCTGCATCGACGTAACCGGTATTCGAATCATTGCCACCGTCGTAGTCGAGTAGAAAGTAACGAACTAGCGTCGATGACCAAGTGGCCAACATGTTTGTCGTAATCGGACTGGCTAGTGTACCGGTTCCGCTAATTGGAAATGCAGTGTGTTGAGAAGTGTCGCAAGCAAGCGGAGAAGCGACACTACCGGCTCCAGACAACGGGCTATTGACAGTGAGAGAAACCCGTAACGGATCACCACTGGTTCCTGCACCGAAAACAGGATCGTGTTCACTTAGGCCAAGCCCAATCGGTGAAGCGATGCTGCCGTTACCGGTGACAGGATCTGTGGTGTTTACAGTACCACTACCGCCGCTACCACCCCCGTATGTGCTGGTGCTGTATTTCTGTGATGGCATTTTTTAGCCTGAGACTGAGGTCGATTCTTCGACGTACAGCTGAAGAGTGACAGCGCTACCCAGAGTCCCGCCGATGGCGGTGACTTGAACGAAGAGATCACCTTTGAGCGTCGACTCGAACATGCGGCACACTGCTGCCGAAGTCTCAGGATCAATACTCACCCATGCGTCTCGGCCCAGAGCTGCAGAGGCGCCGGTGTCACGGACCCATGAAGTGAAATTCACAGTCACCGTTTGAACATCCGCATTGCTGCCATCTATTGCACGAAAATAGATACGATGTCCCTCGACCACGCCGCTCCCGAGCGCATCGCCAGCTTGCCCGGTCATGACGTGAACATTTCCAGCCGATGGCTGGCTGGCATTTGGATCAAGGTCCGCGGAGAAACCGGAGATTGTGATTGAGCGAGCAAGAACACAACGCATGGGTCACCCCTCAAACAGCAATGCAGCGTAGGTGGTGGTATCAACGGATGTCTGCACTACGAAGCTGTAGTACAGCGCATAGACGTCGAGCGACTCTCCCACTGGGATTGGGAAATAATGCTGACCACCGTCAAAGGAGACTTGTAATTGATTGTCTCCAGAGTTGAACAGGATCAGACGCTGACCAAGTCCTCGGAGTACCGCAACGGTCGAAGGCATCGTCGTGGCAGTGCCATTGACGTGCCGTGGGCGCATCACTGGTAGCATGTCGGATTCTCCTGTTAGGGTATTAACACCCAGCAGCATACCACCAGCCTGATGGCTCAGCGGGTATGGTGGCACGTCCCTGTGGAGCCTAACATTCCTCTCGAACTGAGAGGAACACAAAAAGTCAACGCACTACGGCTAGATGCCCACGCTGATCACGAAGCAGGCTTCCGCCTTGTAGGTCTTGAGCCGCTCCAGCGAGTGCCTGAGCAGCCACTTGTGGGAGAAGTTGGCGAAGTCGTAGACCAAGAGCCGGTCCTTGCCTTTGTTCGCGCGTAGCCCGCGGCCGACACGCTGGAGGAGCCGGATCTTGGCCTTGCCTCCCGCACACAGGATCAGGACATCAATGTTCGGGACATCGACCCCTTCATCGAGGATGGGGGTGGCGACGAGGATCGAGATCTTGTTCTTGGCGAACTGATCCAACACTTCGAGGCGCGTGCGCCCCCTGTCCGTTCCCGTCAGGTACGCCCAGGGCTTGTCGCTGTACTTCTTGAGCAGCGCCGCCAGCGCTGCTCCTTGCTTCGTCTTGTCCACCAGCATCAAAACCTGGTCACCCTTGCGGGCATGCTGGATCGCTTTGGTCGCTGCCTTGGTGTTCAGATGTGGGTTCTCGACGATCCCTAGCTTCTCCACCTCTCGAAAGGAGAGCCCGGACGGGATGATCGGGGCATGTACCTTCAACATCTCGACGTACGGGGGGACGGAGATGCCACGGTCCACCAGGAGCTTGTTGGAGACCTCGTAGAGCACGGGACCCGTCTGAGCCAGGAGCCGGAGGTCGGCGCCGTCTGACCTGTCCAGCGGCGTCCCTGACATGCCGAAGCGGTAGTAGGCAGGGATTTGGGACAAGACGTCGTAGTGCGTGTCGCTGGCCGCGTGGTGCGCCTCGTCAGACCACACGAGCTGCCAGCGCGGCAGCATGGCCTCCACCTCCGGGAGCTTGAGCCGGTTCGCGAGCGACGCTGGCGTAGCCACCGTGATCCAAGCACCCAGCCGGTACTCACTGTCCGCGATAAAACCGATGTCTTGCTCACGTATCCCAAGCCGTAAAGCGAAGCGGGCGACGGTTTGGTAGACCAGGGTCATGCGGTCGACCAAAAAGAGCGTGGGCAGCGCCAGGTGCTTGGTCACTGCGATCGCCACCTCGGTGTTGTGGGTTACTGTGAAATCACCCAACAAGAAGCGACCATCACCCTCCAGAGTGAAGCCAGCATAGGGCCCGAACCCCACGGGCTCCACACGAAAGCCAACATGCTGCCACTGCCTCTTCGGTCGCGCGTGCTTCCGTTTTAGGCGCAGAGGCAGCACTTTGGTGTCACCGATGAGAACCAGTTTCCAGTACGTGCGTGGCTTGCTCCACCATGCAAGACAAACTTTTTTGGCTCTGATCGAGGCACCGAATCCCAGTGATCGAGCTAGAAACGCTAGATCATCTACCCATGCCCGTTGTTTGAGGACGAGTTCGATGTTGCACCCGTCGGAGTAACCATCACCATCGATGAAACCGGCGAGGAATGCTTCTCGTTCTTGTCGGGTACCTCGCAAGTACCGATCTGGCAGCCGCTCACCACTACCGTAGATGGTACGGAGCTTGTTCAATAAGCTGTGAGGATCCCCTGCGGTATTCTCTGTGATGAACGTACTACTGCAACGGTCCTCTGGACGTCTCACATGTGAGGATTGCCCAGCAGATAAAGCTACTTGTGCGATTGCATCCTGAATTTCTTTGTCAGGCTTTGTGATCTCTATTACTCCGAGATCTTTGCGCCCATCAGCGTACCAAATACCAAGAAGCCACGGGTCAACCGGAACAGGGTCTTCTGGCGCTTTGAACTCCACTCCCGCACGGACCAACCGACTCAACCGTCGACGATCCTTGGTCCAGCTCAAAAACTCGTCCAGAGACACGTCTACGACTGCTTCTGCCTTTGGGTCAAAGATGGTCAGGACATGTACCGAGTTGCATTCGAAAGGCTCGCCAGCCCGCTTTGGTGTGACGCGATACATTTGTGCCGCACCGTCACAAGTGCTGGTCACGCGTCTCGGCTCGCTGTCCGGGCCCATCAAAAGGTCACCAACGCGGACCTGCGCGGCGCGAATGACGCGACCGTCGTAGAGGAGCACAGGCGTGTTCGGGTGCAGACACTTTCCACCGTTTGTCGCTATGCGTAATATGCCCTTGCGGCCCGCGACCAACGCTTTCGCTGCTTCCAGCTGGTAATCGAAAACGCCTTGGCCGAACTTGATGCCCTGCAGCTCGAAGCCTTTGTTCCCGATGGCTGGACGATGCGTTTCGTTGTCGTCGATGAGCTGGATGTTGCCTTTCGGGTCGTAGAGTCTTAGCTCCTCCAGGACGAGAGGAGCGAGCCCGGCTGGCATCGAGCTGTGCACCTGATCGAAGAGGTGCTTCTTGCCATCCCAGACCTTGCGCTTGTAGGCCGGGGAAAACATGAACCCGTCGACGTAGTACGACGTCGCCTTCCGCACAATCTGGAGGGGGAAGTCGCCACTGATGAATGCGCGGTGACCGCGAACCACGATCACACAGTTGGTCTGTCCGATCGGAACGTGACGCGGTTGTAGCTTGAGCGCGCTACTCACACGCGGAGACTACTGACTTTGCCCTTGACTAGTCAAGGTGAGGTTGTTGCCAATCGGATTTGCCTGCATGAAGACGCTGTCCGGGATCACCCACGAATAGACAACGCCTAGCTCTTTGAGCTTCTCCCACCCACTGCGGTTGAAGGTGATGAATCTCGGCTCATCCATGTTTCGTGTGAACACACCAGCTCGGTGGGAATCGGGCCGATCGCGGTAGCGAAAGTACAAAACCAGCACGTCGACGTCAGGGAAGACATCGAAGATGTACTTGGTCCGGAGCGCCAGCTTCTCCATGCAGCCGTTGTTTCGTGGACAGTGATCGTGCTGCAGACAGAAGAGCGGGTACAGTCGCTCGACGTCTCCGATCAAGAACGAGCACTCCGGATAGAGCGCTTGCAGTTTCAGAAACAGTACAGCGCGACCGGAAGGTCCGGCGACCTTCAGCAACAAGACCTGACGTGGGTCCTCAGGGTTGGACTGGATGGCTTTCACAGCCCACCAAAGCACCGCCGATCAGGTGGTCTTGGTAAAAGATCGCATTGAGGAGGTTGCGATAGACCGCGGTCGGACGCAGGTCGTAGAAAGCAGGTCGGGTACTGAGGACACGGTCGACCTTGGTGAAGTGGGCCTTGAACCGAAGGCGGGTGGGCGTGCTCATGGCTGTGCCGTCGATCGTCGTCAGGGCCCCCACCACTGTCACGTCGTAGCAGGCACCCAGCGTCGGCTTGCTGATGACCAGAAAGCAACTTGTCGTGCTGATCTCTTGCCCGGAGCGGACTGCCTTGACCGTGACCGCTTGACCGGTGTCATCCGGTGCACTGACGACTGTGTATGAGGCAGGATCCTGCAAGACAGAGTCGTTGCGCATGAGATCCACGAAGACGACTTCGATCAGGTCCGTCGCCCACTCGTTCACTGCTGAGAGCGCCCCGATCATTTGGACGAAGCCATCTGCGCTCTGATGGCCTGCAGCTTGGCGAGCAGCTCATCATGCTGAGCGTTTTGCTGTTCTCTCGACGCCTGGACGCGGGCGATGCGCTTGTCCAGCTCCGCGATGGACATGTACTCACGGAGGACCGGTGCCGGTGCCGTCGTGATGATCTCGAACAGCTTCTCGTCTGGCTTGCGCCCCAGCTTGCGCAAGCCAGCTGGTGCTGGTTGAACCTTGATGTCGTCTGACATGGCAGCCCCTCTCTTTTAGGTCACTCGAATGTTGAGTCCGATCGAACCGAAGACACCTGGAACGCTCGGCGGCATGGAACTTGTGTCGACGTTGTCGTAGGCCCGACACAGCTCCACAGCTTCGATGCCAGCGGTTTTGATCGGGTATCCCGTTCCGCCACCAGCGGTCTTCAGCACGAACATGTTGCCTACGGCGTACGCGAACATCGAGGTTGCACCGAACCAACAGCAGCTTGAGTTCGCAGCACCACCAGTATTCCCTGCCTGCAGGGTATTGCCAGTGACAGCGACATAGGTGCTGAGTGTATCCTGGAGATCGAGTGACGCTGAACTGGCGTCGTTGGTGTAGATGTTGGCGATGTTGCCGTTGATTGCGATATTGTACGAAGTAGCGACTTTGATCCCTGTCGAGGTCCCCGTTGTCGGTGTGATGTCTACGACGTTGCTGCCAATCGTCACGTGCTGGCACGAGATGATCGAGATACCGGTCGAGTTGATTCCTGAGGTCAGCACGTTTCCGGTGATCGCTACTCTCTGCACAGGCTCACTGGTTGACGGGCCACTCACTTTGATTCCGGTGGTAGCGAATCCTGTCACGACGTTATTGCCGATGACGAGACGACCACCTAACCCTGCTACGCTTCGTGCGTACTGGCACGTAATGCCGTTTGTGGTACCTGCGAGCGCAACCACGCTGTTACCGACGATCGTCAGGTTGTAGATCTGAGGAGCATCAGTCGTCGTGTCTGTGTCGCTGACAAAGATGCCTGTACTGTCTGTCTGCAATTCGATCGTGTTGTTTGCGACAGTCACGATTCCGGGGAGATCGAGGAGACGGATACCAGCGTTCCCCAGTGAGTGTGGATAGATGAACCGCAATGTGTTTCCCGTTATGCTGTATCCGTTGTGTTGAGCACCCGGATTTGCCACCGTCTTGAGGATATCGATACCGGCGCCCGATCCAGCGATTGCTGCGTTGCCGATACCGTCGAGGGTGTTGCCTTGAACAACGACCCCATCACTCTCCGACACGCGGATGCCCGCCCACGTGCTCGCTGAGCCTGATGCGCCAACGGAGATGATATGGTTGTTCACGATTCGTGAGTTCGTCAGGTTGGTCACAACGACACCGTATTCTGTCGTCGGTGCCAGAACACTCTGAATGTCGTTCTGGGCAATCAGAACTCCATACGCACTACCTGGTGTTGTGTCTTGGAGGCTGATCGCAGCCGCGTTCACACGCGAACCACCAGATCCGCTGCCAACGTTGTTGAACGAGTTACCACGGATCAGCAGGCTGTTGATGCTGACGGTGCCGCCTTCGTTCACTGCCCAGATGGGATAGATGTTGGCTGTGTTTCCGTTGAAGTCGTTGAAGACGTTTGCTTCGACGGTCACAGAGGTAAGGCTGCACGTGCCACCGAACAGAATACCACCACGTCCGAAGCCGCTGCCACCGGTGGTGTTCAGGAAGTGGTTGCCACGCACGTTCACATGCACCATCGTGCCGGTCAGATGGATGACGTCGTCGACATCCCAGAAATCGTTGTTGTCGATGTGGAGACGCAGAGGAGCGATAGCGCTTATCGCTACCGAATCCTGCCCGCCTGCATAGGACCCGACCTGGACGAACATGTTGCCGGTGATCAAGACATCGGTTGAGCCGGTTCCTAGATCGATCCCGGTATGGTTGTTCGCGTTCCACTGAAGAAAGCAGGTATCGACGGTCACCGTCGCGCAGTTGAGCAAGCTCAAGCAGTTGCCACTGCCCAAGAACTGACAAGCACGGAACACCTCCAGCCCAGCACCACTGTCACGCAGAGTCCCCTTGTCTGTACCAGATGAGCCGAAACTGCAGTTGTCGTAAATCACCCCATTCGTACTACCAACGTCGACAAGCCAATCCACCGCCGTCGCGTTTTGCAGGCCAAAGACACAGTTCTGAAACACGGTCTGACCGATGCTTGGCGAGCTGATGCAGCGGCTTGTGTGGTCGGCTGCCTCCACCTTGAATGAGCAGTTGGTGAAGGTGGTCATGGTCAAGTCAGCCGTGACGAGATTCGGAGTACCGTAGAAATTGCACGCGGTGATCACCCCACCATCCAGAGTCCCAGCCAACCCCGCGAGGTCGCAGTTCTGTGCCACCAACTTGCCGCCGCTGCTGAATGCCAACGCTTGATTGACAGAACCAGTTGTCTTCAGGACAGAGATGGCCTGCAACCGCAGAGTGCCACTGCCGATGGTGACGAACGGCGCCGCTCCGGTCAGCTGAATCTTGGTTTGGCTTGGCCCGTCTCCTATGATCGTGCAGTCACCTGCAAGGGTCAGCTGCTGACTGATGTTGTAGGTACCGGCCTTGATGTAGATGGTTCCCGACTGGCCCGGCAAGAGCTGCATATAGTCGAGAGCCGCCACCATGACGTCGAACAGGTCAGTTCCACCTGCGGCCACGATCTGAGCGAGGTTGAAGTCACCCCAGGTCGTGACACCATCCCCGATGCTGACGGTGTTGGTGCGCGCCCCCAGCAGGCCGCCTGCCGAGTCGTAGTAGTTGTTGCGGGTGTCCAGGTTCTGATACGGCGGTCCGTTGTTCCCCAGCGTGTCCGCGCTCCAGTTCCCGAACTTCATCTCCTGAAGCTGCGCCGCCAAGAAGTCGACGTGCTGCTTTAGCTTGACGATCTGCTCGTCACTGCGTGCGCGATCCGCATCCGTGGCGGGCCCGTTCGTCGGGTCAAGGTTGACGAGGTGCCCGCGATCGACGCTCGCTTGGAAGAAGCGAGGTCGCGCATCAGACGTCGCCGTTCCGGCTGTCAGCGGTCCCTCCGGTACGAACTGCGTCGGGGTAGCCCCTGCGACGATGACCCGAGAGCCAGCGGGATGCGTGTGGACGGGTGTCGAACCCAGCGTCAGGATGTTGTTGGTTCGGTCGTTCCCGTTGATCGTGATGTCTTCCTGCGTACCCAGGCCAGGGTCGAAGCGCAGGGTGAAGCTGTCGAGCATCTCACGCGTGTTGAACAGAGCCGCTGTGGTGGACGACGGGCTGACCACCTTCTGCAAGACTCCTGTCAGTGCAGCGGCTGTGACAGCTACGATCGTACCGCCCCCACCGCCTGCGACGTGAATACGAGCTACTGGAATCTTGGTGGAGTTGGGATTCGTGTCGATCTCGAAGCCAGTGGTAGAGACTGGCGTGATGATCTGCCAGTCCGGTGTCAGCCGCGTAGCAACGTTCTCGGTGAACTCACGGCCCTTCGGTCGGGGATCGCCTGATGGATCGGTGCCGTTGTCGAAGGTCGGATCCCAGAAAGCACGTGCATCAGTGTCCGAAGCTGTCTCCACATACTGAACCTCCAGATAGAAGGTTCCGGTGGTGGGTAAGGTGATGGATCGCTGAGCGTCAAGGTCATCCTCGTTGCTCACCACCTGTCCGTCGCGATCGAAGGCAACCGCGTTGTGTACCGTCAGGACACGAGGGAACGACCCCTGATCAGCGATCGCTACCCGGAAGCCGTTGAGCACAGCGGGGTAGTTGTCGAGAATGAATTGCTGGAGTAGCTGTTCCTGATCTCCCTGCGACAGACCTTGCGTCTGTTGTGTGAAATCTGGAATGTCGATTCGCTCGTTCGGGAGAATGTTTACTGGTTTCGGCATGACTTTCCTCTCAGTACAGCATCCAAAAGAAATTCGCGACCGAGAACGCGTCGGTGCATGTGTAGAGCAGCTTCAGTCGCGTGAGCCCGGTCAAGGACACGAATCCCGCTTCGACCACAAACGGTGTCTGCGGAGATGTGATCGGCGCCAAGGTTGTCACGAGTGTTCCATCCGCTCCGGTCACGGTGCCACCTGTGCGCACCTGAATCGTGACTGATCCTGGACCTGTGATGACGCCGCCGATGCGCAAGCGTCGAGGCGTACCGATCACGGCTTCGTCTACAATGATTCCAGCTATGTAGGTTGGTGTAAGAGTCGTGGACAACGCACTCGGCAGTGTTCCATTGAAACTCAGGAGGAGAGCTGGCTTCCCTGGTCTTACGGTTCCTCCCACTGGATAAATGAACAGACTGGGTCGCTGCGCGAACGCCGTCTGACCGGTGAGCTTTACGAGCTGTATACCGGTCCAGATGTTGGTGATGGTCTGACTGACGGCGAAAAACTGGAACCCACCACTCGTACTGTACGTCTGATCTAGGGTGACGGTGCCATCTACCGTGTTGTAGGTACCACCGATCCTCAATCTGATTCTTCCCGACTGCGCACCATTGCCACAGTTGCCAGCGAATAGCACAACGAACTGTGCGGGCAACTTGTCGAAGTCAACCCAGTAGCCTTCGTAGGCGTTTCCTAGGTCTTCCGGACCAGCGGTTGCGTTCCATTGGTTGTTCGATAGGCGAAACAGTTCAAACGCCATCGTATCCATCACTGCACCTCGATCAGCAACACTGCCTCAGTCACTGAGGTAGCTGAGCTGTTGTCTTGGAAGGTCAAAAGCAGTCCAAGAACCCCGGACGGAGGTGTCAGGGTCACACTCAGTGAGAACAGTCCCGTCGTTGTCAAATTGAAGGTCGCTCCTACGGGACTGGATGAAAGCGGCAAACTCAAATCAGTCACGTAACGTAACCGCCATACGGTTCCGGCTCCAGCCGTTGCCACGTTGCCGGTCAGGCGAGCTGTGAAGGTCGTAGCTCCAGCAGCCAAGATCGTATCGAAATCAAAAGCACGGCTCATCCCGATTTCGGTTTCAGTCGTATTACCTCCGAATGAGGCACCAGCCGCCCACGAACCAAGCAAGTACACCGGAGCTGGTGGAGGAGGTGCGGCTGCGCCAGGCTCAATCTGGAGGCACGAATCCAGGACAGTCACCTGCACGCCTGCCGCACGAATCAGATCGATCAGCCCCATGAAGCACTGGATCGGTGAGGACGGCATACGGAACGGATAGTCCGTCCCCGTGGAGCCCGGGAGGCTGCTGCCAGGACTCCAGATGACAGACTCGCCCACGGTGTAGGCGGTATCGAGGATCGTCGGCTCCTCCAGCGTGAACGTCGTGCTGTCGTGTGTGGTATACGAGAGGACCGTGGGGGCTCCTGCACGCAGAGCAACGTAGTCACCTGCGGCGAAGGTTCCCACCAGCGGTGCGCTCAACGTCAACTGATTGAGTGTGGTGTTGTTCGCGCTGACGTGGGCCCACTCTTGAGTGATCAACCCTTCGCCTACCAACACCGGATAGGCAAAATTACCAGTGGGGAAAACGGAGCTGTCATCGAACTGCAGTACTGTGGAGGAAACCACGACTGTGATCTTCTTGCGAACGCTGAGGCGGTTGGTACCGAAGTTCAGCCACAGCGATCCCGCACTCGGAAACCCTGTAGTACTTGCGGTCAGCAGTGACGAAGTCAGCTTCTCGACTGGGTGCCCAAACCGCGACGGGTTGATGGAGTCGCCCGTGTGTGGTTGGGTCAACGGATCGAAGGTCAATACATCATTCAACAGTTGAACCGTTTCGCCGCTACTGTGGTTCTTGGTCAGGGGTGTCGTTGAGACGAGCGTCAGTGTGCCGGGTGCAGCGTCCGTGTTGTCCTTGACGAGGACAACCTCTTGATGGGAACCACCTTGATCAATAATGACTTGATAGCCAGCATCGTGGATGCTGTCTGACGAGTCCGGGAACGCAGTGGAGTCGACCAAGGTGATCGAGAAATCACCGATGCTGGCGCCTGTGTTCAGCGTCGACTGTCCGTTGATACGGAGGTTGACCGCCAAGAGGGTCATGTCCTCCTGGAATCCAGTGTCACGTCCGATGCGGACAGGGTAGCTCGGTGTTGGCCACTGATAGGCGTCGTCGACTTCCAGGCAGGTTCGCCCAACCGTCTGGGAGACGACCACGCGTGTGGGAGGAGGAATCGCTACGATCGCTCCCCCCGAACGCGCCAGCGTCGTGCGAACCAAAGACGGCGCATTCTGGAGGACGTCATAGAGGTAGGGCCCTGACCACTCTGGTGCCGTGTTGATCGTTCCACCAGAGGTGCGTAGGTTGCCCTCTTCGAGATCGGTCCCACTGTATGGCTGCGGGTCCAATACGACCGTGGCGCCGATCGGGAAACTCGAACCAATGGCTTCCGCCAACGTGACGATCGATGTACTGGAGTCGTAGGTCAGATACTGGATGGTTGTCGTGCCCCCTACGATGATGGTACCCGTCGGGAACGGAAGACCACTGACGTCGTCGACTGTGATCGTCGTATCCGTGGGTGACGTAGGAACGATCACTGCCGTCGAGAAAGCGGGGGCTGAAGCTGCGTGGATATAGGACGCGTCTACCAGGCGACGAATGAGCGTCTGGGGCGGCAGACAGATCTTGACGCTGTGGGGTTGACTCTCAAGAACCTCCCAAGGCACACCCTTCTGAAGTACAGACACCGTCTGCACCACAGAGCCCGGAGTTACCAGCTCGACGTACTCTGCAGGCGACGACGCGTGTGTGTGCTTCAGCGGCGTCTTCAGACTGAGCACACCTGTCGATGGATCGTTGGCGATGAACTGAATCACCTCTTCGTTGACAGCACCCGCGTTGATCCGAACGAATCCGGTGGCGGGGAAGACACGAGTCTGGCTGGCGCCAAAAAGCAGAAAGACGCCGCCGACCACCGTAGCGAGTGTGATCGGTCGGACGACGAAGCCAAGTGGCCTAGCTCCGACATGATCTTGAGTGGTGGCCGCGAAAAGCGTCAGTGTGTTGGTGCCGGTGTTGTTTGCTGTCACCCGCACGACTTCCTCAGTGGGCAGACCCTGATCGATGAGAGCTGCGTACGGGAAGCCGCTCGTCGGAAAGAGCGCCGTGGATCGTAGAACCAGCGAGGTGGCCCCGGCAGCAGTATCCGCCGCGAGATAGTTTAGGGCAGTGGCAACAGGGCTGTGAGCAATCGTCAGTGAGTCACTGAGAAACACCTTGTTGCTGGCGAGGTCACGGAAGCAGAAGTCGACCGTCTCTTCCGTGGGTAGACCCGGATCGAACACGAGCGTACCCACCTGGACCAACGGGCTGGCATCGGTGAGGACCACGACGTCGTCACCGATGGCCGAAGCTCCCGCCAGGTAGGCCACGCGGGTCTTTTGCGGTCCCACACAGATCTCAAGGAGCCGGTAGAAGATGTTCCGGACTTCTTTGAAGGACAGCCCTACCTGCTTTGCCAGCGCCCGCCACTCATCGTCCTCGATGCCCTCGAACGGCCGATCAAGACCGAGGTTGGAGGTGACGACGTTGAGGTGCACGCCGTCTGCGGTATCCAAGAACAGCTGATCGCGCGTCTCTTGGATCGCGCTCTGGGTCTTGTCGCGACAAGCCATGAGCTAGTTCACCGTCACCAAGCTGGCCCCGGAGATGTCATTCGGACGGGGCAGCTCGTTCTCCAGGACGATCACGTTGGACGTCGGGATGGTCACAATGGTGTCGGCGACACCGGTTACGGACATGGCACGCCGGATGATCTCCGCTCGGATGACATCGCCACCGATCCCCAGCCCATTGATGTAGGCTTCGATCGCTTCTTGGACCGTGGGCGCTAGGTCCACCTCCTGGAATCCTGGCTTGGCCGTGATGGAGAGTCTGACGGTTATGCGTCTGATGACCGGAACGTCGACAATGACTCTGACGCCTGCCGGTCGTAGCCCAGGGAAGTCCGTCGGGTCAGACGGATCGCCATTGATGACTTTCTGAGCATCGAACATCAGCGCTGTGTAGTAGGAGTAGTTCGCGAACACGGCAGAGCCCGCGGCCACTCCGAAGCTGATGAACTCGATCTCTCCCGTTCCCCGATTCAGGAAGTAGTCGATGTTCTCCTGCTTCAGCACCGGTGCCAGGCTGGGCGGCTGTACCCACAGACGAAACGATGAGCGAATGATGGGGTAGTTGCTCAATGTGAAGAAGCGCTCCCCGCTCTCAGCGTCGAGAGTCATGGCGTCCACCACAGCGACTTCCACACCCGCCAGATGGCTGTTCACGGTGGGGCTTGAAAGGGTCACCGTGTTCGTTGTGAAGTTCACCGCGCTGAAGGGAAGCACCTCCATGTTGGCCGTGTTCTCCGGCTCGATGATCAGAATGCCCTGGGTGACGAACTGAGACACGTCTGTGAGAGACAGACTGCTGGTGGGAGTTGTTACCGGCGACGCCAACGTGGTCCGAGCAAGGTCGACTTGGTCGGGTGTGAAGCCGGTTCCGTCGTCGATATAGACGATCACCTCATCAGCTACGAAGTCCTCCAGGATGTTGGCAGTGGTGACCCGCTGGCCAGTGACCGTATCCTCAACACCAAGAACGCCCTGCTGCAGGCTCAGAACAGTTCCTCGCGACAGGGACTGAATCTGGGCACGCGCACGGTCGCGAAGCTCGTCATCGCTTTCGAGGTCGCGGCCACCAGCGAAGTTGGTGATGTTGGTGACCAGCGCACCATTGAAGGGCAGGCTACTGACGAACTGAGTGATCTTGCTCGTTCCGATGTTTCCATCAGAGCCCGGAATCTCTGCCAGAGCACGGATGGGTGTCGACTGAAAGTTGCCCGCGACGATGGTGCCGGTTTCAGTGGTGTCGAAGATGATGGAGGCGGTCGTCGACGTCGCGGGTACTTGCACCCGGATGCCCGGCTGAAGCGTGATGTCACTACCGGAGACCAACGAAACACGCTCAGCGATGCCGTGGGCGTTCACCAGCGGACTGGAAAACGTAAGCTGACCTGTGCCGGTGTTGTTGGCACTGACGTCGATGTCCTCAACTGCCGTGGTACCCTCACCGATCCGAACGACGTAGGGGAAACCGCTCGTGGGGAAGGCGCTGGAGTTCTCGATGAACGCTGAGGTCGCGCTGCTTGGTACGCTGAAGACCAGATCGGACGTGACGAGATTGCCATTTTCGATCAGCACCGTTCCGGATGCGGCCTGAGGCTGGAGGCGGATGATGTTGTACTCCGCAACGCGGTCATCAAGATCCTGCCCCGCAGCCGATGTCAGGCGGAAGGCATCCAGCAACATGACCATCTGGAAGTACTGCTCGTCATCCTCCAGAGCAGCTGCTTCGATGATGGTCCGGATGACTGAGCCGACTTCGAAGTCGGTCAGCTCAGTCTGCATCCGGACATACGCGATCATGTCGTCTCTCACTTCTTCGAACGTTCGCGGTGTAAACGCCATTACACAATCTCCTTGAACCATGTTTGTGCGATGGCAGCTTTTCGTTCGAGCGCAACAGAAGCTTTCGCATATAGGAGTCTTGCTACGTGAACAGCTTCAGTGCTTCGGCTGATCGTTATACGATGACAGTTCACCCTCTTGTACTTAGTAACACTCACATCAGTGTGAATAAAAACCTTGAACTGCTCACACAGTCGGCGTGACCCACACAGCGTAATATTCGGATATAGGTAACCGCGGATCTTGTCTTTCTTCGTAGTCAAACAACCGTCACCGTCGATGACTCCACGCCAAAAATGACGATTCTCTTGAAGAATGGGAGACGCCGCTTCCTGACCACTCTTACGAGGAACCACACCATAGCTGGCAAGCTTTGCTGCCATCCAGTCAGACGGAAACTTGAGTTGCCAGCTTCGTCCATGCTTGGTAAGGGGGTACGTACCCTTCACGAACACCCGGAATTTACCGACGTGCTCCCGGTCTGCACTGGTCACGCTGACAACCACCTGTCCACGGTAGCTATCCAACAAGCAGCCATCAGCTAACAAGAACCCAGCCCAGTAGGCAGATACGTCGGTCACGCAGTCAAAGACATGTTCATCGACGAAATGGTGTCGACGATTACCCTGGGGCCGGGGTTCACTGATTCCTTTCCGGATCCAGTATTGACTGAGCTGATACTTCGCCGCCAGGCTACGTATGGTAGCCCCGGCTTGATACTCTGAGTCGTAGGTTCTGGGGGTAAAGCTCATGATGATTACCGCCGGGTGTCGAAGGCGACAGTAACGGTCTGATCGGAGTCAGCGATGTCAAGCGTCGCTGCCACCGTCAACACGTTCCCTTCAGACTGAAATGACAGCGCCCGCACATCGCTGATCCTAGTATCACCGAGTAGGGACGCGCGCGTGTTGAGCTGGAAGCCTACTAGGCTGCGAAGAAGAACTTTCCTGCCGATCGGGGCCTGAACACCAAAGTTTGGGTGGGTAGGGAGGGTGCCCTGCTCCGTCGAGAACTTGATCACGATCGCTTGCGAGAGGTTGTCGAGCCCTTCGATCTGATCGAGATCTCCCTGGGGATTGCCCCCGATGTCATAGATCGGGAGTCCGCCCGCCCCCTGCTCAGCGCGCAGCCGGAGATCGAGCCCCAGTCGAGTCGTCAGGTCTGACTGCTGCGCCACCTTGGTCGGAGACACCCCCGAGAGCGTCTCGCCCCCGCTGGTCGGGAACAGAATCGTGTCCCCTGGTCGAAGCACGTTGACACCGTCGCCGGTGGGGTCGATGTACGGCTGCTTGAGGTTGTTGGTGATGACCAGCTCTTTCCAGCGCGCCTGATCCCCGAGCAGGCGCTGAGAGATGGTGTAGATGTTGTCGCCACCGTTGATGGTGGCCAATGCAGTGCCGTTGCCGGCGGTCACATTCTGCAGATCGGTGGGACTGCCGCCTGTCAGCGGTGGCCGTCCATCGTTGTCGGTGTTCCGATAGGCCGAAGCTCGGGTATCGAACTGCTGACCGATGGATGGTGAGAAGAGCTTGTCTTGCGAGGTCACCCGGGTGCTCGCGCGCTGAATGCGCTTGGCGGCTTCCCGCACGAGTGCCCATTGGGTGCTGATGCCTTGCTGGGTGTACGCGTTTACCTGGTTCTGGAACGATGCCAGTGACTCCATCAGACCGATGGCGGAGTTGGCCAACAAGGCGACGGAGTTTCTCGGAATCGCCAGCCCCTGAGCTGTCGTCGCCAGCACGCCCGTCAACCCATCGAGCAGCGCCCGCGCGGGTGCTGTCACTTCGTTGATCGTCGCTTGTGCCACTCCGATCGTGCGGTCGACCAAGCTGTTGACCGTGTTCAGCGCCGCTGAAAGCTCACGTACGATCTGAGCGAGCGTCCCAGTCACCTGCTGGAGAGCGTTCCGTTGAATCCTGGAGTCAGGTCGGCGCTCCAGCAAGAAGGTCACCTTGCTGATGGTGCGCAGCTGGATCTCGTAAGCGAAGGTGACGGGGTTGGAAGCGTCTCGCTTGGTCTTGAACGAGACGGGCTCCACCAGGTAGAATTCCCCCTCCTTCCCGTTCTGCCAGACCATGATGATCGACGACGAGATGGCCGGGTCAGCCTTGAAGTCGAAGTACCTGCGAAAGAGGTTGCGGAGATCGATGAAGTCCTGAAAACCGCTGCTCTCTCCGGGTGGGAGCAGCGTCGTGGGCTCGATCGGGGTCACGGCAAACGGGTTCGGCACCCCCAGGATGGGAATCAGTGAGTTCTGTTGGCTGCGGTTCGGACGTAACCCGGTGGTGCCTGTGATGGTGATGGTCTTGTAGACCGAACCCTGGTGCTCGACGAACTGACCACCATCCTGGGTGGGGGTGATGGTCATCGACGCTGGCTCATCAAGATCCAGCGTCTTGGGGTTCATGTTGAACACGAACTCGATAGCGTTCGGACCCTTAGTTGCCGCCTGAGCCAGCGTGCTCCCTGGCGCACCATTCAAGGCTGTGAACTTCGTATCGAGCAGAGCAAGGGCATAGAGCCCCGCACTGTCACTGCGAGACGAGATCCGCCAGTTGCGTGGATCAGGATTGGAGAGGGTGTTGCTACTAGCCATCACTCACCTGTGACTGCTTTGAGCACCTCGCGGGGTTTGGCATTCTCGATCTTGTCGAGGACGCGGACCGCTTTGTGGATGTTGCCCTGGAACAACGAGCGCGAGTTGACCAACTCCTTGAGTGACTGAAGGACGGCGTCCTCCAGGGTGAACTCGTCACCAACCGGCTCCGTGGTGTTGTTCGTCAGAAGATCGGCCAGGCGCAGGATACGGAACGCCCGCGACCGATGTTGTAGCTCTGTGAGCGTCGCCGGTCCGTCTTGGATGATCTGGCAACCCAGACACTGATTCGGAGTCTGGAAGATGGCCAACAAGTACTTGCGCTCATCCTCAGTCAGGATGAGTGTCTTGCTTGGCATCCGCGCGTAGTCTTCAGCAAAGAACGACACGTCCAGCGTGCGCTTGAGTCCGATCGTGATGGGCTCCAACAGCCACGACAGGTCTGAATAGCGGACCCGCCTCTCCAGCACACCGAGCAGGTAGCGAGCTGCCTCGAACTCCAAAGCATGTTCGGTCTTCGGTGCATCCGCATTGAGCCCCTCACGAATCATGCGGGCTATCTCGTCACGAGGCATGTCCTCGAAAAGGTTGAGCCCCAACCCATCCAACACGTCACAGTGCCGGCGGATGTGCTGCGGTGACTCCGATGAGAGGAGTTGGATTCGACAGTCTTGGCAGCGTCGCACAACGTTCAGGACGAAGTTCAAGGCCGCCTTGTCGGCAGTGGTAAGGGACAACGGAATCGACACTTTCTTCATTACGTCCTTCTCCTAACTGAGCAATCCAAGTGCTCTCAGCGCAACGTCGTGCTGCCGGAGAGCACGCGCCAGTTGATAGATGTCATTGCGAATCGTAGGCGCGTCCGTCGCATAGGTTGTGAGGTCGGTAAAGTCATCGACCTGGTCTGTGGTTCCACCAGACGTCACGTTGTTGGTAAGGGTGGCGCCACGTGTCTGCTGCACAACAGGGGTGGCGTTGAAGAACCCAAGTTTCTGGCTCGTAGCGGTACCGATCTTGGTACCGGTAGAGGTGCCTACGACGATGTTCCACGCATCTCCCAACGTGAACGTAGTAGACCCAGGCGCCTTGTTCCCAATTCCAACGCCGGTGGAAGTCGCGACGAAGGGAGGAACACCACCTCCTGCCGCGGTAACACCGTCGCTCGCAGTATCGTCAAGATACCCTCCCAGAGCGACGCTCCCTCCTTCGGTCACGTGAACAACGGAGCCCACACTCCAGAAGGACACAGACAACCAGTTACCCACGTTGTTGTCTGCGAGGTGGCGATAGATGAGCTGCGCCGCCTGGCCTGTAGCTCCTGCCTTTCCTAGATTGAAGCACAGGTGGTTCGTGTTGATGAAAGAGGGACTGAACACACTCAGGCCACTCGCGAAGTCTGACGTATCATTCACCTTCACATCTAGCTGCGCTGCAGGCGTTGTCGGCGCTCCGATTCCAACGAGCCCATTGACACCCGAGATCAATATCCGCGTGGCCGATGGATCGAAGATCGCGATCTGGTCGTTCGTCTTGTTCCGGAAGATGCCTCCCTTGAAAGTCGTGTTCGTCGAGGCGAACTGATACCCCATGAAACCACCCGTGGTATCGGTGGAACACAGAGATACACAAGGAGCTGCTGCTCCTGCTGAGTTGTCTATGATTTCGAGGTCGTTCTGTGGACCAGTTGAGCCGATACCAATCTTGCCGTCGTACTGAATTCGCATCCTCTCTGAGAGGCCGAAGTTGTACGTCGAGAACGCGAGTCCCACGTGACCAGAAGCATCGTAAACAGATGCCAGCTTTACTGCATCAACACCTCCAACAACGTAGGCCAGTTCCTGATTGTTACCAACCGCATTCGGTGCGTAGAGATTGAGGAGTCTCTTGGTACCTGCAGAGGGTGTCTGGATCTCGAAGACTGAGGTTCCAGAGGACGTAGCTGCGCCGACCACCACCCGCCCCGAGACGGGCATCAGCGCCATGTCTCCGTTGGCGACTACTTCCATCACGTCCGCCGCACGAACGGCGTCGTACATGAAGAAGTTGTTGTTGGATTGGCGACCGAACTGCCACTTGACGACAGCGTTCTCCGCCAGATCCCATGCGCTCTGAAAGCTCACAGAGCCATCGAGTGAGATCCGGGCGCTGTTGCTGCCTGTGCTACGAAATTTGGCAACATAGCCGCCACTGAAGCCGCCTGTACTGGTGACGACTTCTAGACTAGCAGTAGGGGTCGCTCCCGTTTGAATACCAACGTCTCCTGCCTCCACCCAAATAGTGTTCGCGACAGCGCTCGCGTTGATCACCCGAATGACATCCGTCGCACCGCTGGCGCGCAGGATCCAATCGTCTGTATTCCGCGTACCATCACGACCGAAGTACCACTTTTCAGTGCTGGCAGTGCGAACACGGAACCCGTTGTAGACACCAGATCCAGCCGGTCCGTTGATGTCAACATTCGCCTGCTGAGTGGCACCAGATCCCGCCGTGAAGGTGCGAAACGATCCAGAAAGAAAAACAGTGAAACCAGTGTCACCCGTTAAGGCTGAGGTTCCACTCCAGTACGCCATTTCATTCGCTACACCTGTACCGGTAACGGTTCCCGTCGTCGGTGTCACCCACTTGACGCCTGTGGTCTGTGTGCTGTCAGCCGTGAGCACCTGACCGTCTGAACCAACAGCCAGTCGTGCCTCGACAGTCGAGAACGTGTACAGATCACCTTTGGTCGTAAGAGGCGAGTAGGCCACACTCACGATCGTTGTTCCCGACCGCTTGAGGATCTGGCCATCGGTGATGGTGGAGATCGTGAGCTGGGTAGCCCCAGTGTGGATCGCTGTTACGGTAGGACTGGGGTACGTGCCACCCAGATCTCCGCTCGCCGAACCGGTGGGCGTGCGCGCATCCGATAGTCGTGAGTCGTTTCCTTGACAGATGGTACCCGCGGTCGTCCCGAACCCTGTTCCCACCACCGTCGTTCCGGATCGCTGGAAGAAGGTGGTATCTGGGATCGCGCCGTAGGTGAGCTGTGTCGGACCTCCCGTCTCGTGGAGCGCTACGACAGTCGGACTCGGGTATGTTCCACCGAGATCGCCGCTCGCTGGTCCAGTCGGCGTACCACCGCCGCCCCCACCACCAGGGGTGCCGATGATTGTTGTCCCGAACCGGGTGAGGACCATACCATCAGGAATCAGACCAATGGTGAGGACGATACCGTCAGAGGTTTCGAGCTTCGCCGGTGCGTAGGTATCGACGATGGCGTTGCCCATCCCCTTGAAGATCTTGTTCCGATCCACGCCACCAGACGCCCCCGCTACAGCGACGTCAATGGCGGACTTGATCGCCAGTCCGAGTATGTCGCCTGCGACCGACATGGATTACTTGTTGGCCATCACCGTGAATGAAGCGTTGCCGAGTGCGAAGTACGGAACGCCGGTAAAGGCATCGATTCCTGAGCCGATCACCACGCCATTCACAGGCGGTGTCAGACCGGTATTGCCGATCTCGACGGTGAGCGCCTTGAGAAGGATTTCGACTGGGCTGCTGACCGTGACCTCGCCTGAGTTGGCCGTTACGCTGACGTCCGATCCGGAGAGCGTCGCTGAGCTTCCTGCAGTGGCGGAGAGCTTGCCTGACGGTGCCTGAATGGTGACGTCGCCCGTCTGGGCGATGATCTTCACGACCGCGCCGGCTATCAGGTCGATCTCGTCCTTGGTGAAGCGGCAGACGGTGTTGGTCGTGCTCCGCTGCTGCTGGACAGGCGGATTCTGATCCCACAGGAAGTCCGGTTCAGCAGGGTCCCCATAGACTGACGGGTTCCAGTTGAACTCCAGCTGGCGGGTATCCTTGACCGTGACACGGATGTCCCCACCGTCCTGGATAGCCTGACGCTGCCCCTGCTTGAGCGGCTGGTTCGCTTCGCTGGTGTCGACGAGGACGGTGCCCTTGGAGGTGATCGCAAGCCGAGTTCCCTGGAAGCGCTTGACCGATCGGCGTCCTTGCTGAAGGGTGCCAGCTACTCCCGCGGTGGCCGGATCCGCTGAGTTCGCAGGGTGGGGCCACCACGCCAGCATGAAGGGTTGGTTGATCCGTCCGCCGATGAATGACACAACGCAGTTGTGTGAAAGAAACCCATTAGCTATAAAGGTGTGTGTAGACGTCTGTAGTGCGACTACTTTCTGAATGCCAACGTCTTGAATGCTAAGAATGGGTACTCGTTCACTCTTCTTGCCGTGAACAACTGCGCCATTCCATAATTCACGTCCACGCAACAATAAACGTTTTGGTCTAATAGACCCAAGAAGTCTGAGACTCGGGCGTCCAGGCCCAGTCAGTTTGTATCGGAGACATTTTGAGTTAGGCACACGACGACTGACCTGACCACTTCCCCACACGAAGTTACGCTCACGCAGCAGCTCAAGTACATGCTCTAGGACTACTCCGGGATTCTGCCCAAATCCCACACCACTACGGAATGGCAAACCACCAACCCAACCTTCACCATCAAAAAAGCCAGCCAGATATCCAGCATCGTATGTCGTATCTACTTCCCAAGGCTCGATAGCATAAGATAAGTAATCACCAACCTGCAGTGTCTCAGCAGTCAACCATTGACGTACGCCAGCCTGGTATTCGATATTGCCGTAAGGACGTCTAGCAACCCACATGTGATCTCGACTACAAATGAGATCACCTTTTTCGGTTTTAATTCGTAGACACGGCTTTTCAATAATCTTCGTAGCCTGTACGATCGATGATCTGAAAGCTGTTTTTTGTGAGAGGCTTTCATCAAAACCAATCAATTCCTCACCCACCTTGAGCTGCTCGGCTGACCTCCAAACAAGATCAGCCCCTAATATTTTAGTGCCAAGTGCCACACAGAAGTCTCCGTCGAGCTTTGTCTTGGAGACGTCTTGCATGCTGTTGGTGATCTGGGCTTCGTCGATCGCTCCGCTGACTCCCTTGGGCAGCTCTTCGCTGTAGTTGTCGTAACCGGTGCTGCCCCGCGGGAGCACGACCACGTTGCCCAAGATCCACGGGCTGTCACTGCCATCGTTCAAGACCAGCACGCGGGCTTCGATCTGTGAGCCACGCCCATCATGGGCAGCGTTCTGAGAGCGATTCGTCGTCTCGTCAGACGCATAGACGGCCAGGACGATCCCGAGCACGGGATAGTGAATGTGCTGGTGGCCGTAGTCTTCACGCTGGAAGCGGAGAGCCCCTTGCGTGACTGTTCCTGATCGACTGGGCATCAGGTATTCTCCTGATCCACAAAAGCTGGAACGTAGTTGCCTCTTCGGCGAAGGTAGAAGGGCTGGTCCACACTGTTGTAGCCCAGCTGAATGATGTCATCCTGGTGACGGTCAATGGCTCCGACGGTTGCCCTGGTATCTTTCACGACAAAATACTGGGCGAGGCGACCATCCCGGGTTCGGTTTCCAGCCGCCACACTGAGGGTGTTGTCTTGGTTGTTCAAGAAGGTAGGCGGAATGTAGGCTGGGAACGGATCGTTGCGCTGCCCGCGCGACACTTCGATCGTCGTAATCAGTGGACCCGGATAGGTCCACTGATGGTGAACAGACTCGACGTAGTAGCTCTCATTCCGCTCGTACCAGTCGAGGCGGTAGCCCACGCGAATCTCAGGCATACCCCGCACAGTGATCGTTCCGGTCAGATACTCCGGGTTGTGGACGAACCAGTGGTCCATGAGCATGGTCCACCGGATGAGGTTCTTGCGCGGGAAGTGATTCCCCTTCTGGCCGCCTTGCGGGAAATCACCGTAGTTGGCGAACTCGGTCGACTGTTCCTTGAGCCGGAATCCGTGCCGGCTGATGCTGATCTGGTTGACGATCGGGTTGAAGTTCGACAGCAGATCGCGATAGGCATCCGCTGGTATTGGCGAGCTAGCGTAGAGGTGAAAGGCGTTGATGATGTCATCGTCACTGCGCCCCAGCGCAGACGCCTGCACGTCAGTGTTGTGGATGACTACACAGTCGATGTGTTTGACCGGAGTGGCATTCGCGTTGTACTGGGATGGTTGGGGTGCGATGGACTCGGGATAGGTGTAGATGTGTCGGCCGGGAACGTTGGGTGAGACTGCGAAGACAGGACCAAACATGATGACCCCTGCGTTCACAGGAGGACTGTCAGCGTTCGGTGTCGAACCACTGGCGGTGACCACCAGGCTGCTCAGGTCCAGTGACTCAATCACTGAGTAGGGGTACTCACGGAAGACCACTGCGGGGACGTACTGGACAGCTGCAACTGTCGCCGGAAAGTCAGTCGTCCCATAGACGTTCATGCCGATCTCATCAGGCGCCGTCGAGTAGGGACCGTGGTTGAGCCCATCCTTCTGTCCAACCGGTCGGAGATCGAAGATCAGCTCGTTGACCAGCTCGTTCGAGTGGCCGTACAGGAACTGAGACAGCGTCTGGTTGTTGGCCTGTGGGGTCGCCTCATTGAAGTTGAACCCATCGATGGCCAATGCCTCGATGAAGTCGAGGCTGAGGAGGTCGTGGATTCCGATCGGCAGCGACGGGTCGCTGACTGACTGGACCAGAGTCTGGAAAGCCAAGAGATCAGCGTTTCCTCTCAGACTGAGAGCAGCACTGCGCTTGTCGTCGATCGCTAGGAGATCTCCGGACTCTCCCGTCGCCGAGACCTGTTGATTGATCTGGTCGATGAGGTCGTTGATGGTCTTGTCGAGATCGGTGGGATTGAAGCCGAGCTGGGCAATCTGCTGAACGACCGTCGTAGGCAGGCGTGCCTTGGCCCGCTGAACAGCCCGCACACGCACGTTCTGGATGTTCGACTGGGTACGGGTATAGGTCTCGGGTAGCACCCACTGCTGTTGGAAGCCCAGCAGGATGCGCAGGAAGTTCTCGACGAAGTCAGCCGGCGTTCCCGCCATAGTGAGCCCAGCTTGCCGAAGTGCTGTGCCGCTGAAGTTGCCTTGGTTGGGGCGGCCAGGACCAGAGGTCGTGCGCAGGAACCGCTCGTCGAGCTGGGTGCGCATGTACTCGTTGAAGTAGATGAACGTCTTGTCGATGGCCTTCTGGAAGTCGGAGCCGATCACGACGTAGCGGGTCTGCATGGCTCCGTTGTCGTCGACGCTCTCTTGGCGCTCGACGCGATCCACGTAGCCCATGAGCACGCGCACGAACCCGCGCTGCCCATCTCCTGGATCGACGTAGATGTTCACAACGTCGTCAGGGAAGATCAGGTTCAGGTAGTTGCGACGCGGGACGAGCTGAATCTGAAACTTGCCCAGCGCCTTGGTGTTCTTCGACGTCGAGAGCGAGATGGTATCAGCGGACAGATCGATAGTCTGAGAATCCAACACACTCGTTCCGCGCGTATGGGAATCGACACGCACCAACACCCGGGTGTGCATCCGGGTGGTCTTGGCATCCTGCTGAGTCGTGATCGGCATCAGTGATCCGTTGAATCAGCACGCCCTGCCGATCCAGGCGCGGTGGGTGTTCCTGGTCGCGGCGAGGTTCCAGGATCTGCGGGGACGTGGTGACCATGCTTCTGTTTCTGTTCGATGCGCCGCTGCCGCTCGTTCATCTCTTTCGTGTGACCGGCAGTCTCGACGGCTGCGCGTGAGGCAGCTTCTTCCAGCGAGGACGGCGGAGCTTTGGCTGCAGCCTTGGCCCGCGCAGCCATCATGTCCTTCAGCTCCTGGGGCAGCTGCTTGGTGTCCCGGATGGTGTCGACGTCCTTGTCCATCCCCCACTGAAAGAACTTCTCGCCGAAGTCATCGCCATACTGCTTGCCCATGCCGGCGGCCCGGGCCGAAAGGATATCGCGACGCCGCTCTTGTTCCGGCGTGAGCGCGACGCCCATCTCATAGGGGAGCTGGGTGCCGAACTTGTTCTCGAATCGCTTTTTGAACTGCTCTTGGGCCTCTGCTTTGGCAGCAGCCGGCATATCGACGTCGAAGATCTTTTTCTTACCCAAACCCGGAATCGCCTGAACCAACAGGTTGATGCCGATCTTGAAGTCGTTCCACAGGTCCTTGAACGCGCCTGCCAGATACTCGATATCCTTCACCAGCAGAGGAATCTGCTTGAACATGAAGTTGACGAACTCGTCCTGCCAATCCTCGATCTTCTCCAGGAAGCCAGAGGCTTCGGCACCACGCTTCGCCGACTCGTCGAACTTCGATGCTATGCGACCCAGTTCTGTGCGCGACTCCTTCATGGCCTCGTAGCCCTGCTGTTCGAGTGGCGCAGTCTTCTTCATCTGTTCTTCGAGCTTCTGCTGGATCTCCTTATCGTCCTTGGTCTCTTCGTAGATCTTCTGGAGAGCATCCATGTCCTCCATGGAGCCCGCGAGACCGAGTTGCTTGCCCATGTACGCGCGCTCATCTCTGTTGCCGCCTGCGTACTGGTTGATGTAGCCCATCACGTCCTTGAAGGTCTGCACACCTTCGGGACCGCGGAGCCCGCGTTCCTGGCGCCTCTTGGCCTGAAGGAATCCAACACCGGTACCAGGCCGGCCGAACCCCAGCGCCTGCATGATGACGGCTTCGCCTTCGTCGCCACCTCCCGGATTGATGATTCCCTGCTCGAAGCGAGCCAGCTTTTCCATGCCCCGCTGACCCTTGAAGCCTTCGCCACCGATCTTCCCGAACAGGGCTGCCAGCTTGGCGTAGCCGGCTGCATCAACAACACCGGCGGCGGTCGATCCAGCGCGGCGGATCATGGAGGCGATTCCCTGTGCGAACTCAGGAAACCGCGCCTTCTCCAGACCCGAGAACATGGCGCCGGCTTGGATCTTCTCGAACTCCCGGACCCCGAGATTGAAGACCTCTTTCCGCTTGCCTCGCCCTGCAGTCTGGGGCGCGAACGAGGTGCCTCCCTGGCGGATGGCTGCGAAGATGTCCGCTACCTCGCCACCTTCCATGCCCGTGGCGCGGGTTCCAGCCATCAGCGCCCGTACCGCTGCTGGAGTGGCTTGGCCCGTAGCCCTGGCGGCTGCGGGGGCCATGCTCGCCGCTTCGGCGACGTTGTAGCCGTAGCGGGCGCCTCCAGCCGCACCTGCGTTGCGCATGGCGCCGCCACGAAACCCAACACCGATCATCCCGCCTAGGGACTTCTGGACGCCCAGATACGTCTCGAAGCCCTTGAACGCAGCTCCCACCAACATACCGACGATGGAGCCGACTCCGAACCCGACGGCGCCGAGCGCGAATCGCCCTAGCTTCTGACCGAAGCCCTTCTTGGCTTCCTTCTTCTCGTGTTCCTCGTCGTCTCTGCGCTCCTTGTCTTTGGAGCGCGCCATCGTGCTGTGGTGGCGCTTCTCCAGGGCAGCGAGGCGGTGATGGTGCTTCAGCTGTCTTTCGTGGTGCTTCAGCTCTTTCTTGTTCGCGTCGTCCTTGAACTTCACCAGGTCGCGGGTGCGCTTCAGCTCTTCCTTGTGAGCGGCTGTCTCCTTCTTCCGAACCGAGTCACGACCCTTGTCGTGCTTCTTGTTCAGCTTGTCGACTTCGGCAAAGCTCCGCCTCAGCTCCTTGATGTCTGAGGTCCATTTGACGTTGAACTTTGCTTCAGCGGCCATGACTACTCACGCCCCAAGATGTCGACCCAATCAGTGCTAGGAATCCCGCTGCCTAGTAGCTTCTTCCGCAGCAGCTCCTGCTCTTCGCGGCTCCCGTGAGCTGCGTACTTGCTCGCGAGACGAGGATCCGAAGGTGGCACTGGTGCTTTCGACTGCTGCGGCACTGGTGATTTCTTTCGCTTCTCGCGCTCCTTCTGCAACCGCTCCTTGGCACTCTGGGAGAGCCCCTCTTCCAGATCGGGCGTCAAGCCTTGCTCCAGCTCGCGCTCCCACTTGTCCAGCAACTCATCACCCGTTTCCTCGAAGTAGAACTGCCCATCCGCTTTGTTAAAGACCCGACGCGCCTCATCGGGATGTTCGGAGTAGTAGTCCTCGTAGAACTCCACGAGGAGTTCAGGCATGGTCGCCTGCTGCGCGAGACTATGCGTCCAAGGCAGACGATACTTTTTGACCCACCACCGGCGTAGGAGCACTTCCAGTGTTGGCTTGCGCAGGTTGAGCGACGCCTTCTTGCGGGCGTACTCCGTCAGATCCTTGATCGGCTGCTGGTCGTCGGCGACTTTTGTAGGAGTTCTCGAACTTCATCACCTCCGCGTACACCGCGCGTACGATCTCGATGTTGGTGATGTCTTCGAGCTTGAACCAGATCGGCTTCTGCATGAGGCAGATTTCGAGATGCGCAATCATCCCGTTCAGCCACTCAGTCTCCTCATCGATGCCTTGTCCAGTAGGGGCACCGTTGTCGTCACGGACGCAGTACATCCCGCCGCAGAGCTGCGTCTTCTTCACCCCCACGGCGCCGATGTCTTTGATTGACATGCGCCGTGTGGTGAAGGTGCCTTGCAACCGTGTACCCGTGTCCTCGTCAACAATGTCGATCTGGAACGTGTGCACGTTGTTAGGCGTCGCCATGGTTACCCCGCTGTCTTTATCCACTGACTCTGTGGTCAAAAACCTTAATGAAATCAGCCACCTGCAGGATGTTCAAACTCGTCCCGTAACCTGATCGTAACGAACGTCACGTTCTCTGAGACGATGCCCCGGGCGGTGATATCGAAGGTGTGCTCCTGGCACTTGCACGACTCGAACTGAGCCATGGTCTCACCGGTGAGACGGTCCTCCACTGAGCACGTCAGATCACCGCTGGTCAGGATGTTCTCTTCCGTGGGGAAGATCCCGAGTGCCTTGAGCGATGACCCGATCACGCGGAAAACCTGCGCGTTCAGGGTGCAGCGGTAGGCCACCGGCACGAACTCCCGAACTTCGAGCAGGTCGAGCACATCCACAGGTTCGTAGTCGATTGACTCAGAACCTGAGACGCCTCCAGCAAACCCAACGACCGTGCCGTCAATTTTTAGACGCGACCTGGCACCGCTGAACACGAATGGAGCTGCCATCTCAACTTGCTCCTCTTTGTTTGAAAGGGCGCCCACCAAGGGTAAGCGCCTCCATTACATTCCAACCACGATTGATGCGTGACTTGACTGTGTTGTAGTCAACATCGAATTTTTCAGCCGCATCGGATAAGCAGCAGCATTCTGACTCCGTCGACTTCTACGTAGAGATTGCGCTGCTTGTTGCGGTTCTGCTCCCGCATGGTGGCCCAGCGGCAGTTCATCGGGGTGTAGTCACCGTTCACGTCGATGCGATCGATGGTGTGCTTGGGAGAAGGCTTCTTGCCCATGTCGGCGAAGAAGTTCTCGAAGCTGTCCTTCCATCGGTCGCAGACGCGGATCCCACGGGCGCCATAGTCCAAGTAGTGCTCATCTGTTGTGCAGTAGCACCGGGCCTTCATCAGACGCCAGGATTTGTACTCCGGACTCCTATGCATCCCGTGCTTGCGATTGGTGCCGTTAATTCGGTTAAAGTTCGCTACCTGCTTACCCTGACACTTAACACACTGTGTGGAATCACCGCTGCGGAGGCTTCCGATGAAGACCTCTTTCTCGGTACCGCAAGCACACCGACAGACCCAGTGCGAAGGCTTCACACCGAGTCTGAGCGCGGTCCATTTGCCGAAAGACTGCCCCGTGAGATCGAGTCGCTGCATGAGCGACACAGTATCCAAGAGCACCTCTCGGTTCAAGATATCTTGAACCAGAAACACACCACCTCCGTCAACATCAGTCGGAGCCCAACAATGGGGCTCAGGTATCCCTTCAAAAAACGACTCGTGACGGAGGGTCCCGAGTGCGGAGCTGCCAGCACCTATGGGTGCATGACAGTCCGAACTCTAACCGACTCCGTCACGAGAGTCAACATGCTGTCCTGAGAGGACGATCAGGCGTTGATCGTGACCCCGTTGCTGCCGATCACCACCCATTTGGTCCCCGTCCACTGCAGGGTAAGGGTGTCGCCCACGGCGTCAAAGGCTGACACCGACGAGAACCCCACCGGGTTCGCAGGAGTCACCGTTCCTGCAGGTGTACTTGCTGCCACGGTGCAGATGAGCGTCTTCACCTGGTTCGCGAAGGTTCCGTCCGCCAGGGTGTAGGCTTGGGTTCCGGTCACCGACAGGAAGGTCGTTCCCTTGCTGACGGAAATGGCACCCGAGGTGACGGTCTCGTTGGCGCTCGTATAGGCAGCAGTTGTGAGAGCCGATGCGATGGAGGTCTCTTGACCCACCAGCGTATCGACCGTTGACTTCTCAGCCACGAGCGCAGCCAGCGCAGCCTCAGATCCTGACACTGCTGCGATCGCGACGATCTGACTCGAATTGTCTACGAGAGTTTGGAACTGAGTCAGGATCTCGGGTGCCAGTAGGCCACCCAACGGATCAAGAGAGCCGCTCATTAGGAGACCGTACAGCCGATCTGGCTCTGCACCGCCCAGGCCGCTCCGGTCCACACGAAGGTGACGATGTCACCTACGGCTCCGATCGCGGACACGCTCGTGTAGCCGAGTGCGCTTGCGGGCGTGACGGTGGCGTTGGGAGTGCTGGCTCCGGCGGTGCAGATCACGACCTTCGTCTGCCCCACGCTTGTGCCGTTGGCTAGCGTGTAGGCAGTGGTCCCGGTGACCGAGCACAGCGAGAACTTCTTGGTGACCGACAGAGCACCAGCGGCGCTGATCGTCTCGGTGCTTTGTCCGTAGGTGTCCTTGTCGATCGTGTCCTGAAGAGCCGAAATGACCTCTGGGCTCAGTGCCCCACTGAGCGCGTCTGCGAGTCCTGACATGATTCATCCTCCTTGTTGATCAAGCCGCAAGACGCGGCAGCTGCGAAAGCGTGTGATTGTTAAGCGGCCAGAATCGGAATCTGCAAAGTGATGTCATTGAGTTCGAAGACGATCCCCGCCGTTGGGAAGATCTCCACTCGGATGGTGGCGACGTTGCCGTCGATGAAGACGCGCAGGTGGCGGAACCCAGGTACGATGGTCGTCTGTGTCTCCGGATCGAGAGAATCCGTGATGATGTTGTCTGCGCGGTAGGCTGCCATCTTGGCAGCCGTGAAGTCACGAATCGACGCCACACTGGCTGGGGTGGCCTTGATTCCGGTGAACTTGTCTTCGAGCGACTGGCGGAGATCGTAGGCAATGAAGCGGACCTCTTCCCGCATGTTGCCGTCAGTGAAGAGAATCGAATCGTCCTGGAGGTAGGTCGTGAGATCGCGGACGAAGCGAATCCCGCTGGCGACTTCTTCGGCAAACATGACACCGCCCTGGATGAGCTGGTTCACGTTGGTGCGATCAGTGGGGCTCCAGGAGGAGTCGTTCGTGATCTCGGTGGTCTTGATGAACTTGAAGGTCAGCGGCTCGCCGACTTCGTTCGCTCCCGAACGCATCGACGCAGCGGCAACCGCCATGGCCCACTCAGGGAGCAACGTCAGGTTGTTGTTCGAGTCGAGGAAGGTCATCTGTTGTGGAAACAGCTGAATGTCTTCGTCATTCAAGGCAGCAGCCTGACTGAGAATGCTTGTCAGGTTGCCCTTGAAACCGAGGTAGCCACCCAACTCATTCTTGGCGATACCCCGTCCGAGCTGAACGTGGGCCAGCAGCTGCTGAGCCACTGAAGCGATCGTCGCGGTCGAACCGTTGCCCTCGTTGACCAGATCTTGGGAGATCAGCGGGATGGTGTGGTTCGCGCGCTTCTGAATCAGCGCATCGAAGCCGTTCTGGAAGTCCGTGTTGGACGACGTTCCGCGTGTGCCACCGATGAAGTAGACAGCGACGTCGCGCACCACTGATGCGACTCCACCAGTGAACGCAGGCAGCTGGGCGCCCTCTGACGTTCCAGACGTTGCCTTTACCGCCGTCGCCACCGTCGAGAAATCGTTGATCCAGTCAACCAGCACCTGGAGGTCGCGCCGGAAAGTACCGTTGTCGGTCGGGTCAATCTCGTGGTCGTAAGCCACCGTAACGGTCGTGTTACGTGTTCCGAAATCGAACGAGGACATCAGGATGGTATCGCCGTTGACACCATCGGGGATGCTCGCCTGGTAGTTGGTATTCCCGTTGATGTAGTCGACCAGCTGCTGCAGTGTCTGGCCCGCTGGGAACGTGATCGAGAGATTGTCTGCCGTTGGCGCAACCGTGCTGGTCAACGAAGTCGCCACACCATGTGAACCAACGATCGACGCGGTCGCGCTCGTCACATTGATGATCTGGATCGTTGTTCCCACCAGAGCCGCTGCTTCGGCGGTCGTCAGATCGTGACCAACTGCCAACGTCATTGTGGGAGTGAAGGGACCAGAGGTGTCGGCAGTGTTGCTCAGGATCAGTCTCTGCAACCCTGTGGAGGTTCTGACCAACATGCCCGCCCAAGCATTCGCTGACGTCGACAGAGTCACGGTGGCGGTGATCGTGCTGCCTGAACCACCTGTCGCCGCGGTGACAGTACCGGTATCGAATACCGGACCTCCGACGTACTCCAGATTCAGGAAGCTGGTACCACCGATTTCATCAGAGCGATTGACGGTGCTCTGAAAAGCAGTCGTGACGACAAACCCGGAACCGACACCCGGCTCCACTTCCACTGAGACCTGATTGGTCTGAGTACCCCAGTCTCTGGACGACAGGATGATCTCAGACGAGAGGATATCGACGGCTGTGGTTGACGCCGGTGCGCTGGGGAACCCAGGAGACACTGTCACTGTGGTCGTGGTGTTGGCCGTGATCCGGCGCTTGAGACCACTGATGAGCAGCCACCGACCGATGTGCGCACTCGCCGTGAGACCACCCGACACCAACGGGATCACGGTCGTCGTGGCCCCAACATCCACGGTGTCTGCGATCAGGTTGGCGGAACCAGGGAGCTGAGTACCTGACTGGGTACCGTTGTTGGTCTTGTAGCAGAGGCAGCGGAACGCTCCGCCTGGAATGCGTGAGTCACCGGACGCTGCGAACGCGATCTTGATCGCATCAGCCAGGGGACCGCTCGTAAACGTCGTCTTGCCGAGGGCAGGATCGTCAATCTGTACGATCTGATTGGATCCGGGGGGGCCGCCGTCGGCTTCTCCGAGCAACTGGATGATACCGGTCGCGGTGAGCCCGATGGCCGTCAAGCCATCCGTGCTCACACGAGTCAGACCACCAGGATGAAAAAGTGTCTGACCACCGAACGTCACTGATCGCGCCATGGGAAAGCCTCCTTATTCAGTAGTTCTTGAACAGTTCGTCCCAGGCGCTCTTTGGCTTCTTGCCACGTGCCCGCGCCCCTATGAACGCGAGCAGACCGAGACGGTGATGAGCTGGGCGCCCAGTCAGTGCGAACCAGCGGTCGAAACTCAACATCGGCACAGGTGCGGGAGGAGGCGGCGGCGGTGTCGCAGGCGCTGGGGTGCTTTCCTCAGCGGTCTCACTCTCGGGTTCGTCGGATCTTTTCCTGCTCATCGTCACTCCTCTCACGCCGAAGTGTCGTACAGAATGTCGACGGCTCCGTCATCATCCACAGCCTCCAACACAACACGAAGCTGTTGCGCGAGGTCTGTTGGCTGAACAAAGACGTCGAACGGATACTGGAACTCTGCGGTCATCGCACGCATGTAGGTGAAGTCTGGTTGGTATTCGGGTCTCGGGACGAAGTCAGTCGCTGACAGCTTCATCGCGATGATCCCTTGGCCCTCCAGATACTGGCGGCCAATCGTCAGGATGCTTTTCACGATCGCGTGCAAGTAGATCGTGAACTCCGGGTTGGGACCAATGATTTGGATCTGATACGAGACTCCGTACATCGAACCCAGGCGTTCGACGACGTTGGCATTCTCGCGCTGGTAGAGACCACTACGCGGCTCACCGACGACTTCACTGGCATCGGCGCGGATGACGAAGACCGAGGTGTTGTCGAGCGCTGGTGCCCAGTTCGGTGACACCATCAGCGTGTCTTGACCGTTGGTCGTGATACCGCGCTGCTGACCAACGCCCTTGCCGCCGACGATGTGGACGGTGTTGTTACCGACACGCCACTGATCCAGCGTCCACGCTCGGTTGTCGATCTTGAGCGTGTTGGCAGTCGCCGACAGGACTCGTTGCGGACCGAACCGCAGCGGGCCCTCACCACTCAACGTCGAGACAGACGCAGCTCCTCCGAGCACGTCTGTTTCACCGGAAAATCCGTCATAGGACAGAGCATCCGGAACCTGTCCATAGCCCATACTGTCGCCCATGTAGGCTGTGGCTTCCTGTTCGGACTTGAGCAGGATGACGATAGCGGGGACCTTCAGCGTCTCGCGTGGGTAGTTGATATCGAGATAGACCTGCTGCTTCTGGAAGAACGTGTGCATCTCGCTCGCAGAGTTCCGATCGAGATTCCGGAACAGCTGATCGAGCAAGCGACTGTCACCGCGGAACATACGGATTCCGCGCACGATGACAGTACGGAAGATGAACTCGGGCAGGATCATCAGATCTTGATCCGGCTGAAGGCGGGCGTGTACGCCTTGGCAATCATGTCTTCCGTCTCCTTGAAGACTTCCTCGTGAATGTCGTACGCCTCGAATCCCGGGTGCCACCAACTACTAGGAGGAGAGGTCTTGGACACCGTCCGGAATTCTCCGTCGTGCATGGGGATGACCCGGCTGGTGCGGTTCTTGAGCAGTCCAGGCTTCATGTCGAAACGCTGAGCACCGCTTTCCAGCGCCACCGGCAACCAACCTGAGAGGGTTGCTTCGACACCGTCTACATCCGCACGAACGATGAGCCCATCCATGTACTCGGTTAGGCTGGAATCCAGTACGCTCTGAGCCTTCTCTCGCCAGACGCGCTCCACCTCTTTGGCCAGCGCTGCCGAACCCTGCTTGTGAGCAGCCATCACCGCCTTCTCAATCTGAGAGGAAGATGGACCTTTGATCTCGATCCGGTATGTGTGAGCCGGAAGCATTCAGCAGCTCACGCGCTTACTGAGCGGTATACGATCAGCCGACGTGATCAGAAGGCTGTCGTTCACGTAAGCGACGTGGCGCTTGCGGAGAAACACCAGGGGACCAAGATCGACGTTGTCGCGATCGACGCGCTCCTGAGGAGGAGCCCACACGAGCCACTCAAAGTACGCAGTGTACTTGACGACGTAGCGCTGACCGACCTGGGGGCGATTGCCGACCCAGCGGATCACGCGACCAGGGCCGAAGACGAAATCCCCATCTTCCAGGTACTGCTTACCGGTGTCGTCCTCGCACCACAGCGAGTAGACCGGTTCGTACCAGAGTCGATCCTCATCGGTTGTGAGCCCAGGCGACAACCGCAAGTTCTCGTCCATGGTGGCGGCCCCACGGACGATGGTCTGACCGTCGTTCAGCGGCTGAGCCCACGTGGCCGTGAACTTGTCGTCCAGGGCGACATGCCGCATCGGAGCGCCGTTGTGGTTGCAGCCGAAAAAGCCGGGCCCGATCGAAAACTGCATGTCGCCGGGCTGGTGGGTCCCGACGTCGATGACGTTGTTCTGTTGGCGGATCGAGGTAGCCAGTCCCCGGACCACGACAGGGTCTCGATAGAGCCAGCCGTCACCGCCGCAACGCGGACAGTTAGGAGATCGGGTCTGATACTGACCGTCCCGGAGCAGGTTGGCCGAGACGTCAGCCGTGCGGCAGTGAGGGCACGCGACGCCGATCTCATGGATCATGTCGCTCCCGCGTTCCTCGATGAACCCCTCTTGGAGCCCCGGTTCGAACTCCACGCCAAGCCCCATCCTGCTAGGCATTGTTGTTCCTCTTCACCGCAAAGTTAAAAGGACTATCAATCCTCTCATGCGGACAGAAGCCGTAGGCTCCTCGTGCTTGATTGCAGTTGTGACACAGAACGCGGTAGCCACTCGGAAAGCTGTTCTTGATCAAGAAGCGATAAATGCTCTGGTTGCTTCCGCCGAGTTCGCGCTTGTGCACGCGACCACCACCATTGATGTGATCGATGGCAAGAAAACAATAGTTGGATTCACCGCAACAAGCACACATTCCACCGTACGCTTGAAGAACCTGAGTGCGTAACTCAATCAGATTCTTGCGGTGCCACTCCTTCATCAGAGTCTTGGACTCTGGTTTTGTGTTCCACTTTTGGCGAGCTGCCTTAGACGCTGCGGGGTTCTTCCTGTACTGGTTTCGGGAACAAGTGGCCTTACACTTTTTACACTGACGCGAACGTCCACCGCGTGAAGTAGCACGCAAACAAAAGTCAGCCAGAGGCTTCGTGTCGCCGCATGTGCGACAGGTTTTCTCTGTTGAGTCGACGCCTAGACCAGGCGCGAGCGAACGTGCCACACCAAGAGAATCCGTACTCTCAGGTCAAGAGTCAAGAGAAACGAAGTGAACGAACTTGACAAGTAAAGCGACTTCTGTGTCAGTCGCTTGATCTGTCAACAGCATCCAACCAAGTCGCGACAACAGCCTCCCCGCCGGGGCACAGTGACAGGCACGCCAAGCCGTACAGACACTCAGTGAAGGCTGCAGCCGTCTGGCCCGGGACCAGGCGCTCTATCAACGTGTCCCCACCATGCGCGACCGCATCCACAGCAGCCGCACCCATGGACTCCAGTTCCGCTGGTGAGGCAATGCGCACACGGTCAATTGCCGCGGGCAGGCCGTGGCGAAGAAGAGCAACCAACAGCCCACGGGGCCGTGCCAGGATGGGGGCCAGTAGGCGTAGATCGCCCTGCGTCAGAGCGTCTGCGCCACCTGCGGTGAACCGCTCGATGACACCCGCAAGGCCCGTCGTCGCTTTCGGGCTGCGTTGATCTTGTGTCGGTTCAGCTTGGCCCATGCTGCCACCCTTGCGCGCTCAGGCGCCGGATTCGCCGCCCGGCGCTTGCGGCGTCTCGCATTGACCAGATCCTTGTGGGCCCGCTGCCATGTGGTGGACTTCTGATTTATGCGCTTCGCGTTACGCTGGTAGTACCGCTTCTGGTTCGCACGGATCCGGGAGTGATTCCGACGGTAGAAAGCACGCTGAGCCTCCAGCGAGCGCGACGGCCATAGGAGCTTTTGAACCGGGTAGGGCGTGACCACCCTCGCACTGGCGTGCCACTCGGGCGCTGCCCATGACGGCAGCGCCGTAGCCGCTGCAAAATCCTCGAAGATTTCGAGCGAAGTGAAACGCGAGCCTGACGTCGATTCGAGCCACATCGCTTTCTGTGCGCGAACAACCGCACGGTTCTTTCGTCGACGTCGACCACGGTTGCGCCGCTGGTTCACAAAACGACCATGTTGGGTCCGCGGAAGGCACCCCGAAGCTGCGCGAGGTTGTTCGTGATCCAGTCGTTGTACTCCTTGATCGCGGCGCCGAAGATCCCCGCCTGAGCGTTCTGTGTGTAGGACACAGACTCTGACACACCATCCCGAGAGACCGACTGAGACGACAGGCCGGGACGGAACGCCTGGCCCGCGATGGTCAGGATCGTGATCGCCGCCTTCTTGGCTACCAGCTCCAACAGCACCTGCGGGGTCTTGCGGAAGCCCACCAGCGCCTCAAAATTCCAGAAGTTCGGCAGCGGTGTGGGGCCACGAAGCGACTCCACCCAGACGAGCCCGATGAAGTTGAAGGCTACCTCCTGGTTGAATGGCACCAGCTCCACCCAGCCGGACATTTCGTGGCGCTCCACCCACTCCAGGGCGATGTCCACGATCCGCACGTTCGACAGCTTGCCGTAGAGCTGATCGAAGCGGATCAGGGGGATGTAGGGGCACTTGAAGCTGATCCAGTGCTTCGCGGACGGCGTGGTGTAGGTCAGGGCATCGACGACCTTGTCCCAGGTCGCGCCTATGAGCTGGGGGATGTCCGTGTCCGGGCTGAACGACAGGACGTCAGGGTCCACTTCGGTCACGATGCGGGTGGGCTCCAGGAAGACCGCTAGCACGTCGTCTTCCACCCACGAGATCGCTTCGTTGATGAGCTGGCGCATGCGCGCATCGGTCAGCGGGGTCCGGCTCACCAGCAGCTCTTCGGCGTGGCTCTGCAGGGGCAGAGCTGCGATCGACTGGATCCGCACCTGGATGTAGTCAGCCGTGTTGCCGCGCTTGAGGGTGACCATCTTCATGCCAGGCTCGATCACCTGAGACGGGCCACCGCACCACGAAAGCAGCCGGGTGATGGTCGGGGCATCCATCTGGTTGAGGAGCCCGAGAGCGGTGGTTGCTGTGCCGGCTGGGTCCACCAGCAAGGAAACGTGCCCACCCGTGATCCGGACGTGCCCCGTCTCCGCCACCGCAGTCACCCCGATGTTGGCGGCGGTGATGACCGTCGCAACCTCAGCTGCCGTCGCATGGGTGATGTCAACGAAACTGCCTGTAAGAAAGGTTACAGTCAGGGGTCCGCTGCCATCGACTCGAAGCACGAGCGTCTGGCCGTTCGCCAGACCAAAGGTCTCAGCTGTCACCCCAAGCACGGTCGGCGTGTGATCGACGCTGAAGTTGTACGAGAGCGGTTCCCAGGTTTGGGGGTGGCGCAAAGAGACCATCTCAACCGTCACCCCGGTGATGAGCTGGGGTTGGTTGAGCACCGTCAAGACGTTGGTCGCGAACTGATCAGTCCCGTGCAGGTAGTCAGCCTTGAGCCGCGCCACCGTGATGAGCGAGATGTGGAAGTCGCAGGAAACCGCTTCCACCGTGGGGTTGCTGACCGACACCACGTGAACGAAGTAGAGCCCACGATGAACCGTGTTCACATCATCATGATCGACGATGCTGGGGAGGAAGAAGCTCAGTTGATACGACTTCGGGATCGAGTCGGTGATCGTGAGCGTCTTGGTGGCGACGATCTCGTCTCGCGCTCGCCGCGCCTTGCGCAGCTCCAGCGTGACTTGCTCATTCAGGAGGTTCTGACCTGTGGGCGTGATCGTCGCGTAGATGGTGTTGTGCTCTTCCTCGAAGCGACTGTACTCGTCACGGTCGACCTCTACGGCCAATGTGATCGGAGCTGACACTTAGGGGATGCCTGTGAAGAGATCCGCGCTAGCTGCGTTGGGAACTGTCAGCCGGCGCTTGTAGTTCGTGGCAGGGATGAAGATCTCAACGTCAGCCAAGCGGACCAAAGGCAGGAAGAACTCACCATTCGCGTCCGTCAGCACCGAGACCAGATCGTCGGTGAGCGCCACCAAGCTCTGCTCGATGGACGGCATGCCGACGATCTGGGCTGACACCGCAATGCCGACCTGCGGGTTGCCCTGCATGTCGTTGATGTGCCCGGTGAGCGTGCAGGTGTCGAGCACCACCGCAGTCGAGGCTTGGGTAGCCGGGATCACCTGCGCGATGGTGGTTGACTGATCGATGCTGGCGCCCTGGACGATGACCGTGAAGCTGCCCAGCGTGTTCAGCTCACTCGAAGTGAAGCCGATCGTGTAGACCCCGCTCCCGATCTCGGTGAAGTTGAGCGACGTCAACACCTTCGCGGTGAAGCTCGACTGTCCTTCCTTCCGGTACTGGGCAGTCACATCCGTATAGACCAACCCCGTCACACCCACTGAGGCTTTGCTCAGGAGCACGACGAGGTTGGCCGCCACGGACTGAGTCGCTTGCTGACTCACATCACCCCTCGAAGATCAAGGCTTGGTAGGTCGTACCAGACGCCGATGTCAACCAAAACTCACCAAACAAGACGTCTTCAGCAAATTCGACACCTTTGTTGATGGTGTAGCCTGTCTTCCCTCCATCGAACGAAATGTCCATGGAGTTGGTGTCCCCGGTGTTCGTGACACGGACACGAAAACCCACGCCCCCTCTCAGAGGAACAATCCGTGTCGGGACTCCAGCGCTGAGCGTGCCATTCACATGGCTCGCTCGCATGGGTCTAGTCGCTGCCGGCATTCACAGCTCCTTAGAGCGTCGCCCTCGACGCTGATTCGATTAGAGCGCCGACGGAGCGGGCGGTTCCGGCAGTTCGAGCGTCGTGGCGACCTGCTTTGCCAGCTGCATTGCCGTCACGATCTGCGAAGTCGTGGCAGTCGATGAATCGAGCGCAGCCACAGCGGCCACGAACGCATTCCACTGCTTGCGCACTTCGTGTGCAACCCTACTGGGGGTATCATCCGTAATCGTAACCTTGAGCGGGGTGATTGCGGCCATGGGCTCTACTCCTCCGCGGTGGGTGCCTTGGTGGGCTGACGCCGCCGTTTGATGGTTTTCTCGCCAGAATCTACGTCTGAGATTGGTTCATCGTCCGCGATCGGCGCCTGAGGGGTTGCATCAGGAGTCACAGGCTCCGGAGGAAGTCGGCGCACGACCGGTACAGTCGGGTCATCGGCACCAATCGTTGGGCCTGTGACGACTGCAGGAGGCGGAGAGATTGTTTCCCACGGCTTCGGATCCACAACCTCTTCAACACCATTCATACCCAGGAGTACGCGGAAATCTGTCAGTTCAGAAGCGCGTCCGCGTGGTTTCAGTTCACAGATACCATTCCCATCGAATTTGAATGCTGTATTACCCACAACAACAGTCCGACCAGTGAGTCTCTTGCAACGTGCTTTCATGATTTCCCCACGGTAAATGGCCGGCTTGGGTGGTTCAAATTGAGCTGCGTTGAGAGGTTGTACCGCAGCCATCAGTGACTTCGGAGAGGTCGTACGCCTCTTTTCCATCCTCCTACGGTAAGTATCCTCGTCCATCAAAGTCAGCTCACCTGGACTGAGATGAACTGTTCCAGTGTCTGGAAGCTTGGCACGTTGTGCATGACATCGTCCAGAAGCTTGGCTCGACGATACAGCTCCTTGATACCCGCCCACTCTACCGTGAGATGACACTTGTCGCACAGCGTGATCAGGTTGCTCAGCGCATGAGCCTCTTCGGGGGTATCGAAGCAACGTTCAGGAATCAGGTGGTGAACGTGTGCCTGCTTGCCAATAACCGGCTCTTTGCACTTACGGCAGTGGTGACCATCTCGCTCACGAGCTTTAGCCTTCTGTGCTTTCCCAAGTGAGTACCAACCACCATCGAACTCATGATTCGCATCAGCGGCCTGCTCATTGCGACCAGTCTTAGACATCCGATCAGACATCGAACACGTGCGCGAACAGTACCTGTTCCACGACTGAGTCACTGGATTTCCACAGCCTGGTTTGGCACACAGCGGCCGGACTACGTGGTGACGAGATGCTTTGATCTTGACCAGCATCGCCTCATCACAGAGCACAGCACCCGGGTAAGCAGCCAGATACGTCTCCGGCAGCATCGCGTGCTCTTTGTGAAGGTGCGAATTGGTGATCATCCGAAACTCTCGACCGCAAGCTTTGCACTGAACCATATCGACCTCCCAGGGCTGCGACTCTGGGGCGCAAACGCCTGGGAGGTCAACTGGATTCATCACCTACTTGATTCGGTGGATGACCTTGTTACGTTGCCCGGTTCAAACGACCAACGTTGATGTACCGGAGCCACTTTTTCGTAGCAAACAGGATCGGGGTCCCGTACAGCAGCACCATCCAGCGGAACGCCGGAGCCAGCACCGCGAGGTCCATCCGCAGCATCGGGAGCAGCTGGCGGAAGGTCAGCACGGATGGGGTCATCTCACCCATGTACGCGATCTCGGTGAAGGGCAAGAGGAAGTTCACGTCGTTCACCGCCGTGGTTCCGCTCGCCGCCTGCGAAGCCGCAGGCACCTGCAGGATGAGAGAGTACTGAGTCAGATCCGTGGGCGTGGCGGTGCCCGAGGCTTGAGCAGCCGTCCGGTAGATCCGGAAGTACTCAGGAGGGAACGCACCGATCGCACCAGGGTTGGTGATGACGAGGTGGATGTGATCACCAGGATCCTTCTGACCCTGGGTGATGTCCTGACCGTTGGCAGCTCCCATGATCAGCGGCGCCGACTCGCCGAAGCGGTTGGCCGCCGTCACCACGTAGGCGTAGTTGTTCGTCCCGGCAGCGGCGCCCTTGTTGAAGTCGCCGTCCGTGGCACCAGCCACCGACGCCGCGATCGAGGCCGGCGTCGCCGGAGCGTTCGGGCTCGTCGCTGCTGAGGGAGGAACCGGCAGCTGCTTGAGGAAGACGTCCGGGTTCAGCTCCATGACGCCCGCCTGGGTCATGATGGAGTTGACCGACAGACCGACCATGCCGTTCTGCGGAGCCGGCAGCTGGATGCGCTCCTTCGGATAGAACGTCTTCACCAGGTCGGAGGCGACACGCGTTCCCAGCCACAGGTCGGTCGGGTAGGCGAAGTTCTCCACCAGCTGGTTGGCGCCTTCCTCGACGTCAGCCTCCTGCATGGGCTGCCCTTCGAGGTCGATGAACGTGGTCGGATCGATCAGGGCATCGAGTCCGTCCCACGATTCGCTTTCGCCGTCGAAAGCCAGAGACGAGTCACCCTTGAACAGCGACGTCTCGATCCGCTCCAGGAGCCAGAGAATACCGTTCTGGTTCTCCAGAGCGATGACGTCACCGTGTGCCGGGTGAACTACCGTCATCTGGTGGGTGACCTCACGGGTTGTTCCGATGAACTTGACCAGCGAGGTACGGCGGGCGTAGCTCGTGTCCTGTGTGGGAGGCAGCTCGCCTTCCTGCACGAACGCGAAGGCGTCCGAACCGTAGTCGATGAGTTGGTTGTACTCTTCGACGGTGCTGTACGCGGGGGACTTGGGGATCTTCTTCCACAGCTTGATGTGATGAGCCGTGTAGGTGAGAACCTTGAGAGATCCTTCCAGCGACTCGACACGCAGAGCGGAACCACCAGTCTGATTCGTGATCTGGTAGCCGGCTTCGAGCGCCTTCGCCAGATCCTGCACAGACTGGCCTTGGTCGATCCCGAAGCCGTTGTAATTCCCCGCCGAGTACGGAGAGTAGTTAGACAAACCGATCATGGTTTTTCTCCTTGCCTTCCAGCTTCGGGGTTATCGACCGCCACCCATGGAGGCGACGACCAGTGAACGCACCTGAGGAGACATCTCCCCCGTTGCGTCGAACTTGATGACGTCGAGTTGGTTCATCTGGCCCTTCTTGACCAGCTCGAACATCACATCAGTGATTTGCGCCTTGTTGATCTGGTCCGATCCGGTATCCAGACCACCAGGTCCGAACGACTTCTGGACGGGCTGAACACCCGCCGGAGCTGCGCCCTGACCACCGCCCGGCACCGAGCGAAGATGCGACTTGGGGCCACCCACCGGTGCGCCGGCAGCCGCCGCGTTCACCTCAGCACCGCCGACAAGCTGCTGGCCGATTCCGACCATTGCCTCAGCGAAGCCCTTGTTGAACGTGGTCTGCTCGCTCATGAAACCGCCCATGCCCTTCTCCAGGGCATCGATGCGGGTGGCGAGCTTGCCAACGGTGTCGTTCAGCGCCTTGTTGATGCGCGCAGCGGTGCGCGCCTCGACGCCTTCCAGAGCCTCGCCCATGGCGCGGGCGAACTCGTAGAGCACCGGGGACATCTCGATGCCCTTCTTCAGGTTCTGGCTGTTGGCGATCGCGCCACCCAGCGACTTCTTGGTTGAGCCCGGGTTCGCATCGGGTTCGATCTCATCGTCGGTGTCGGCGCCTGCGCTCGTCTTGGGCGCCTTGCCGGCTCCCTCTTCGGTTCCAGAAGGGGGCGCCTTCTCGGGAGACGTCGACGCCTTGGCGGTACCCGACTTCTTGGTATCGTCGTCATCGTCGTCGTCATCGTCGTCGCCGTTCTTGCCGAACGGGAACCCCTTCTTCACAGCCCAAGACTCCGCCTGGGTCAGCTTCTGACCCTTGGCGATCTTGGTGCCGATGGCCTTGCGAGCGTCGGAGCGTGCTCCTCTCACAATGGCAACCTCGGCTGGAGTCAGCGCCTTCGACTTCGCCACCTTGTTCGCCAGCGCCTTCTTGACGCCGTCGTAGTCAGTGCCGTTGTCGTCGATGCCGTCCGAGTGCTCGTCTTGGTCTGTCTGGCCTGTGCCAGCCCACGTGCCCGGATTCGAGTCGGACGGCGTGTGAAAGAGCTGGCTCTTCGCCAATCCTTCCAGCCTCGACAGGGCAGCGTGGAACTCGTCGCGATTGATGGTGGACATGTCTCCTCCTAGTGAGTTCCAGCGATTGCTGTGAAGATGGCGTCAGCCAGGGCCTGCGCCACGGGATAGCTGTAGCCCCGCCGGGCCTGCAGATAGCCGAGAGCCTCTTGATACGAGATCTTCTCTGCCTTCTTGATGTGGTGACCGGGGAACGTCTGAATCTTGGCGCTGCCTTCGAGCGACTGAGGTCGGAGCACGCCACCCATGCCACCGGCGGTGAGTGCCTTCTCCTCTTCCTCGGTCTTCGTGGGCGCTGCCATGGACTTCAGCGCGGGGCCACAGGTACAGCACCCACCCTTGCAGACGTCGTCCCAGGGATGCAGGCACCACTTCTGCTTGCCCAGTGACTTGACGATCTCGGCCCAGGTGTTGGTGTTTACAGGAGAGTTGTGTGCTACAATCCCATTCGCCTCATACCACCCCAACGACGTATCGAGATTGTAAACATGGCCAGACCAATCGAACCGTCGCGAGCTAGCGAGATCGCTGAAGCCTATCGCTTGGGAGAGCGTCCGGCCGCTATCGCCGAACGTTACGGAATCACTCGTGAGGGAGTCTGGCTCATCGCCAAAAGACTCGGCGTACGGCGAGATCGCTCTGAAGGGCAAAAGCTCCGCTGGCAAAACGCCATTCCCGCTGAGCGCAAGAAGTGGGAAACCGAAGGGGCCAAGCATCTGCGAAAGCAGCCCATTCCCGAAGAAGCTCGGCACAAGATCGCGCAGTTTCGGGAGGAACACCTTACGCTTGTCGGCCGCGGCGAGCGCGTCCTTGCCGAACTTCTCAAAGAACGCGGAATCCAATCGGTACTGCAGAAGGCCGTCGGTCGATACAATATCGACGTTGCCGCCGCATCCGTCGCCGTGGAAATCTTTTTCACCAACCGTACAAACCCTGTGAAGGGAACGCGTCCGGGAGGAAATGCGCGCAAGTTCAAATACCTGCTCGAAAGTGGGTGGCACATTCTGTGCATCATGGGTTCCAATCGTCGACGCAATCGACGACCCGGCAGTTTTCGTCCAGCCGACCAGATCACGGTTGAAACGGCCGATGCGGTAGCGGCCTTTATCAAGCTGACCAAGCGGTACCCAACCATGATCCGTGAATATCGGGTGATTCGGTGTTCCGGTGAGCTTCTCACCAGTAGCCAGTACGATCTCAACCATCTGGCCGGTGTACCAACGTCGGCTGACCTTTTTTGACGCACCACAGACGCGAACGTCGCCAGGGAAACAGGCAGTAATCGCCACATCCTGCAGCCAGCACTTGGCGATGGTATTCCCCTCTCGCCGAAGCACCTTGCCCTGGATCGAGAAACCAACCTTCCGATTGGACTCGTTGGCTGCGAGCGCGGTGATGTGGTCCCACCAGTACTCAGCGCGCTCCTTGCCCTTATACAAAAACCCCTTCAACCAGAGCCCAGCCGGGGTGATCCGGCATTCCGCGGGTTCGCCGACCTTGTGCTCAGGGCCCTCTTTGTGGTCGTCGTTGATGTAGCCGTACTTGAGGAAGTAGCCGTAGTCGATCCCGTTCTGACGGACCACTTCACCCTGAAGGTCACGGTCATCTGTGGACGCGACCCCTTGGATCCAGCGCTTGCCGTCCTTACTCTCAGCCTTGGAGATCTTCTCCACCGGCATGAAGAAGTGGAAGGTAGAACCGGTGCCCAGCAAACGGTCTTCTATACCGTCCACTAAGCGCATGTCACGTGCCTCCATCTCTTCCCCTGAGTGATCAGAGCAATGGCGGAACGTGTGACATTCAGCCTAGTGGCGATCCAACTCTGGGATCGCCCCAACCTTCGCCAGTTCAATACTTGCTGAATATCCGCTTCAGAAAGCTTAGCGCTACCACGCGGATGAGCGGCGCCCTTTGGGGCATTGGTACGTCCCCACGCTACGCAATCAGCGCGATTCTGGCGGTGAGTACCCTCGCTCAGATGATCTGGATTCACACAGTGGCGGACATCGCAAGCGTGTAACGTTTCCATCCCCGGTAAGAGCTGGCGGCCTAGCTTCTGTTCCAAAACCAGCCTGGCAGCGATACGCGGACGACCGTTGAACCAAAACCACGCACAACCTTTGTTGTTCCTTGCACCTGTCCAGAGATGGCAAGGCCCCAGCCCTGGACGAGCCTCAGGCCCATTCAGGTCAATGAACTTCCGGAACCGGAAGGTCTCGCCTTCACCAAGCAGCTGATCGTTGATCTCTGTGAGTCGCATCAGAGGGAGGGGGCTCGCGGCCTCATCCTCCCTTTGATGGAGCGATGCTGCTGAGTGATTAACGTAGGCGGATCTTGGTCAGCGAGTCAACATGAATCCTCTCAGTCCGAGAGGATTCAGACTCACTTGTCCAAGTACAGCTGGGGACCCGGATCGGGCGGCGCGGGGAGCTTCACCTCTTCGCCGCAGCTTTTACAGACTGCGTAATACCCGTCAGCGCGCAGCAAAACCACCTTCGCGCGCACCTTCCCCCAGCCCGCGGTGCCTTTGACGATCACCTCGGAACACTGACACGTGAGGAGAGCGTCTACTCCTGCCGCGTCAGCGTCTTGTAGGTTGAGTCTGACAGCCAGGGCGGTCTTCCTTGTTCAGTGAGCGCTTTGGTGAGTGCTGGACGCATTGCATCGTATTCGGCGTCAGGTAGCACGACGGCGCCGACGTAGCCCTTCATGTCGCGGACGTAGGGGCAGGTTTTCGGGAAGGCGCCCTTGCTGATGGCCTCAGCAAGCGGCATGCACCAGCCCTTCGCCACCTCGTGCCGGCGCTCGTAGACCGAGCAGCAGCTCTTCCCGTTGCTCTTGTCCACCGCCAGGTGCTTGCAGCGCAGATCGGGGATCAGCACCGTTGTGGTCCCGCTCTTGGCGACGGGGACTGTCGCGTGACAGCACGCACCACAGTCGACACACATCGACTCCAGCTCAGACTTCGACAGCCCCTCCAGATGGATCGGCAACCGCGTCACTTCTTCTGTTCCTCGCCGTCTTTGCTCGACGGCACCAACTGACCGTCCGCCGAATAGATGTAATAGGGCCCGTCGCCCTCTTGCGCGGCCACGAGCTGCTTGGCCTCTTCGGGGGTGGCGACAGAGCCCACGAGGAAAAGCCCCTGGTCTTCAGGATCGCCAAAGTCGTCAACGCCGACGACGTTGTAACCGACCTGCGGGCGAAGCGCCTGCTTCTCCGCCAGGGCCTGCATGATGTCAATTGCCATTAACGCACTTACTTACCCATTGGGATGCAGCGGATGAAGCTCGCTCTCCAATTCGGCCCAGAGAGCCTCATGCTCCCCCGGCGTGTAGAGAATCGCACGGAAGAGCAGGTGATCACTCTGATACTTTTTGTAGTAGGTGGAACCTCGCCAGGAACGACGGACGTTGGCGAGACGATCAAGCAGCTTCAGAAACACCGCGTCGGTTCCAGCTGCGCGAATCTTTCGCCAGCTCGCCGCCAGCCGTTCGTCACGCGGGGGCCCCTTGGGCAGCTTGGTCACCGCCTCCACCAGGCTCGTGACCTCGGAACCGAAGCTCTTGCGCACTTCCTCCGCGGTGGTGGGCGTGTCTTCCAGGACGTCGTGCAGGTAGGCAGCAGTCTGCACCGTCGGAGAGGCGCCGTAGAGAAGCGACAGGGCGTAGACCTCATCCAGGTGAGACAGATAGGAGACATGCCCGTACATCTGCTTGCCATGGGCGGCAGCAGCAAATTCACGGGCTTTCGTCATCATCCTATCCACGGTGAAAGGTCGATCTGCGCAAAAGTCCAAAAGGTAGTCAAAGGCAGTGAAACAGCTGCTGGACGATCGGGGGGCAGATGGGCTTGGCGGCCTGTAGGCCACTGTCCGCGGCGACCGTATAGTCCAACGCTTGCTGGGCGTACTGATTGATCGGTTCAGCCTGGCGCGACAATGCCTCCTCCTGCTCAGGAGTACGGGGCTTGTAGATATCGTGAATGAAGTTCTGCATTTGACTCTGTGCTGTAGTCTGGACCTGAACTTCCTTATCTAATCCATCGCTGTCACGAATCGTAAGATGGTAGGCGCGGTATAGGCCCTTTGGGTTAGAGACGTAGTCGTCTTCCCCGACAACTTGAAAGTTCTGCTTGATGCGGTCAACCAAAGCCATCTGTTCCGCTGCATTATTCACCACACAGCGCATGCCTGTGCAGTCTTGAAGGCGTGACGCATCACTATACTCTTTCGGTTTCCTGACGAGTTTGCCCAACGCACTAGAGATGTCTTTGACTCGTCCGCTAACACGCGCTCCCTCTCGGGCGGGCACTAGGGCGTGTAGCTTGTTTACCGCTGCCGATAATGATGCTTTGTGTTGAGCTAATAGCTGTTGAGCAAGTTGAACATGCTCTTGAGTACTCATCGTAGGAGGCAACCGACCGTCAAACTGTTGTGTTAACCGTGCGGTTTCCTTTTCTGGTGGTTCCGTCTCCTTACCTTGACTCCGGCTGCCCTCTGTTGTTGCAGCTGCTCCTGGCTTTCGGTAGTACGTCTCAGTGAATGATGTTCCGTCGCGGGTTACCTGCTCCTGAACAGCTTCCAACCCTTCGTGACCTGCCTTGAGCAGATCGAAGAGGGACTCGACACCTGTGTGTCGTCCCCCCTTGATCAGGTCAAACAAGCTCTCTACGCCAGGCATCCGAATGTCCTCCGGACTTCACCAGGGCACTCAGGCTTGGGTACGTCATCACCATTTCCGTCGAGAGCTGCGTAGTACCGAGAGAGGTCGTTGACATACGCGCGAATAGCACTCCCCGCGTGGGCTAGAGCGCGTTCCTGGCTCTCCGTCCGTGGCTTGTAGACGTCATGGGCCCAGTTGGCCAACTTGAGCTGATTGTGTGTCAGCACCTGAATCTCTTTTCCGTTGCCGTCCTTGTCGCGTACCACCACGTGATACGCGCGATAGTAGCCGCCTTTGGGACTCGTGAGGTAGTCGTCTTCCGTGATCACATCCCAGCGCGCCTTCACCCGCTCGACAGTCCGCTGGACCTCGTCCGTCGTGTCGACGACGATCCGAACCCCTGTCAGATCCTGGAGGTCAGCAGCCGATGCGTAGTGGGGCTTGTCGTGGAGCTTGCGGATCGTGCTCTCCAGGCTCTTGAGACGGCCCTCCACCTTGGAGCCTGGTAGCGCTACCTGGCGAACCTCGGACAGGAACCGCGCGTAGGTCCGCTTGTGATGCAAGATCTCATCCTGAGCGATCGCGACGTGCTCATCAAAGGAGTGCGGTCCAGGCATCTTCTCGCCGAACTCATCGCGCAGAGCTTGGAGCTGCGGTGTCGTCTCGACGGTATCGTGCCCACGGGCCGCCAGCTCCAGACTCAACGCCTTGAGCATTTCCTCCACGTCGGCACTCGGCTGACCGCCTGGATCGTTCTTCTCTGAGCGCCACTGCATCGTGTGCATGAGGGTCATCAGAGCCCGTTTCTTGGCCAGGGCCGCTGCCTGGTTCTCGGTATCCAGTCCCTCGAAGACTTTCAGGAGATCGAGGATACGATCAGTAGGGACTCGGGAGTCTGTGATCAGACTGTCCAGTCGATCAGTCATCGCATGAATATCTGCTGCATTCATCGACGTCCTGCCCAATCCGCCTCGTAGGCCGCCTGTTCCTGGGGTGTGGCGAAGCCAGGTGCCACCTCCGGTTCTGTGACCTTCGCTCCCCGCTTCTGCTTGATGACCCTGCCCTCTGCATCGAACTTCTGCTTACCGATGAACTTTTGCTTCGTCTTCGGTTGCCAGTCGTCCGACACGAAACCTCTGTTTTCTACTATCGTTCGAACGTACTCATCGAAGACGCCGACGTGTGTCCCCACCTGCTCGCGACTGAACGGCACACCCTTCGTCAGGTATTTCTTGACCGCGTCCTGTACAGCGCTCCTGATGTTTTCAGTCCAGCGCTGCTCACGCTCAACCCGATCAGCCTCACGTCGACGAACCTGCTCAGGAAGGGGGCTGCCGTCGGACAACCAAGACGTGGTCGTACCGATCTGCTCTGCCCAATGGGCAAACTGGGCACTGAGATCGAACTTGTCGAGCACGCGATTGGCGATGGCACCCCAGCGCTGATCATCCGCCGGCAGCTGTGCTTTCTGCTTTATCTCCAGCGCACGCGCAGCGATGTGATCTTGGAACTCTTGATTCGAGATCGTCTTGTCATCATCGAGCCCATCTGCGTATGCGATGAGGTTGGCGAATCGTTCCACATACTGTTTGTATGAAACAGGCTGACCGCTCGGAACAGCCCACTCGTAGTTACCGAACGGGTCCTCCACCCGCTCGAAGATCGGTTCGGTTGTTCCTGTCACAGGAAGCCCTAGAAGGTTCTCAGACACGTCACGAACACAGTGTTGCGCCAGTAGCTCTGTCGTGGCCTCCTCTAGCGCAGCATTCGGACGGTAGGCTGCGTTCCTCTCACCCTCCTCACCGATCAGCGTTCCTTCGTATTGGAAGATGTTGGAGGCATGGTGCATGGACTCGTGAACGACCACTCTGACGCCATCCATAGTCCAGTCCCTGACTTTCTTCTCCGTGACGGCTTTGTAGACGTCTATGGCCACACTCGGAGTGATCTGAATCAGACCAATGCTTCGGTTGTACTCCCCAGCTGCCCAGTTCATCTTGGGGTTCACATCGAAGAACTTCAGAGCGTCAGGATCATTGGTTGCTTCTGGTCCCTTCAGCTTCCTAGCGATCTCTTTAGCTAGTGTTCGGAACTTGTCCTTGATGACAGGTGTGACCGCTTCTACGGCTTTCTTGGCATTCGCGCCGAACTCATCATACGAGCCAATGACACCGTAGTTCAGGTCGTCGTATTTGGGCAAGTCAACGGAACTCAGATTCAGGCTCGCTGACCCTTTGAACGATGGAACCGGAGTTGGCTTCTCTGCCAACACCGTCTTCGGATCTCTGTCAGTCGCAGGCCGATCAGCTGTAGAGCGAACCCAGCGCTTAGACTGATAGGTAGTCCCGTCCTTACGGTGAACCTCGACGTCACGAAGGACGAGACCTCCCGCCTTCATGAAGTCGAACAAGCCGAGAACCGGCTCGGTAACCACGCACCCGACTCCCTTGTGATGTCAGCGCTTCGGAGTCGTCTTCGGCGCCGGCTTGGATGCGCTCTTGCCGACCTGGTTGAGCTGATCGGGGTCCACCAAGAGCCCGTGCTTCATCACCCGCGGCTTGAGCTTCTCATCGCCCGGGTGGACGTAGCCATCATCGGTGGAGTTGGACTTGCTCATCTGAGGTGGCTCCTGTGCGGGTGCCCCTTCTTTCGAAGGTAGCATGGTTTTGTCGTCGAAGTAGAGAGTCACGTAGCCCTTACCGCCAGTGCCGGCGGAACACCATGGTAGTGCTCAGGCGAGCTGTGCTCAGCCTGGGTATCGAACTCCGTCTCGGCGGGCGTCTCTGCTGGCGCTGCTGATGCCTCAGGCGCTGACTCGGCCTCACCAGTGTTCACCCAGCGTTTGGTTTGGTAGGTGCCGCCGTCTTGCCGATGCGCCGTCACCTCCTGCAGCTGCAGCGCCTTCATCATCGACGGGTCGGTGGGAATCTCGGCGTAGTCATGCACGGGCACGGAGTGGATCCACTGGCTGAACTCCGTCTCATCCGCCGTCCGATCCGTCAGGTCGATACACACGTACGGCACCGGAATCGTCGCCTCTGGCAGCGCTGCGGACGCACTCCCGATCAAGCCCTTCGCTTTGGCGTTGGCCTGCAACACCTGCATGACCACAGGGTCAATCAGCACTTCCTGTACGAGCTGCAAAATGCGTAGCGGGTCCGGTTCCTGGCTGAAGTCATGGCCCCATTCGAGCGCCACCGTCAGCAGTGCCTGATTCACTGCCTGTTCCCAGGACGCGTGGTAGTAGGCCACCAGGCGCTCCACCTCACGCGCGAAGGTGTGGGTCGCGTGGTAGGTCTGCAGTCCGAGCAGCGACACGCCTTGCATGTCGAGGACACGAGACAGGTAGTGCGGTCCCATCATCCGCCGCACGTTGGGATCGACCTTGTCGCGACCTTGCGAGGGCACCGAGAAGAGGGGCATTCCCGCGGGCGTGGTGGTCTTCATCACCACGAACGCAGACAGCATCTTGTTGTCGACGTACACCTTGCGTGACCCCAACGTGACCAGAGATCCGTCGAGGATCACCGAATCAGACGTGAGCGCCGCCAGCTCGATCGCCCGCATCTTGCCCTGGTCCAACAGAGCCAAGGCAACCGCGGTCATCTGATCTTTCAGCTTGTCCGAGTCGTTGAAGAGCCCGCTGTAGTACTCCCGCAGACCCGGCAGCCGCGCATCGACGATCGTGTTCTGTTGATTGATGGCCAGCTTGGGGATCGCTCTGATGTCTGAGTGGACATAGGTGAACCTGAACTCACCCGTGTTCGGATCACGCCAACGACCAACCCACAGGTTTTTGGGGTCGTAGCGGTTGTACTTGGCGTTCCACTCGATCTGTTCCGGATCCGCCTCCGGACAGCGGGTGATCTTCCGCCCATCCGGTGTGAAGTATTCAGGGTTCTTGTCGAAGCTGGGCTCAGAGGGATGGAGCTTGGGGTCACCGTAGAAGTCAGCTCGATCAGGATCGCCTGACGGCGCGTTGGTGTAGCGAAGCAGATTCCCGTTCTGATCACGATAGAAGTAGCGCGGGTCATCGTCCCCGCCCTCCTTGTGATCGTAGGAGTGAGTCGGATCGACGTCCTTGTCCCGCGTGAGGATATCGAGGGCTTTGTGCAGGAGCGCCTGCTGCTCCATCAGCATGATGACGTAGTTCACGTCGATGGACTTGGTGATGCCCAAGTCGCGGCCCATCCCCGCGTTGTTGAGCACCTCCATCAGCTTCTCGATCTTCTCGGGCTTCTGACCCTCGGGGGCCGTGCGGATGGCTCGCATGGCGGCCTTCGCCTGAGCGATGATCGGTGCCTTCTCCGGCTTCGTCTGCTCCCACTGCATGAGCGCTTGAGTCAGGCGAGGCAACACGACCTTGGGGTCGTACATCTGCTTGCGCGCGGCTGTGACCTCAGGATCTGCTAGATGCTCCGACTCTTCCGCTTCCTCCTCTGTTGCGCTCCGCCGGGCGGCTGCTCCGCCTGCATCGTCTGGTCTGTCTCTCTTGAGCCGCGTCTCTTCATCAGTGGCTGAGCGCTGAGCGTCGGCAAAGTAGTGGTTGATCTTGCCGTTCTTTCCCGCCAACCAACCAGTGAAGTCCACCTCCCCTTTGGGGTTGTAGAGATCGATCGCGGACTCGATAGCTCGATACCCGACCGAGTCGGGCAGGAGGTAGACCTGATCCGGCTTCTCCTTGCCCTCCGGGAGATCCTGGCCAATCCACTCGCCCATCACCTCGCGCTTGTTGCCAGCGAAAAAAGGGCTGTTGGTGTAGCGGTTGGCTGCATCGATCAGCTTGCCCCAGTACTGCTTGGCCGCATGCTGGATGATGTTGTTCTTCTCTTGGGGACTGACGTCCAGCTCGCGCTTGCGCGTCTGTGGATCGTAGGTCCACTTGATCGACGGGTGCCGCATCACCTCGTCCATCGAGGGAAGGGCGCGCATGTCGAGCGGTGGCTTCTCCGGCTCCTTCTCCGCGGCCGTCTCTGGCGCTGCTTCCTCGGTCTTGAGTGCGGGATGCTGTTTCGAAAACTTGCCCTTGGTCGGCGTCCGCCCCAGCGCCTCCTCAATCGCACCGTACTCGTCATCGAGCTGACTGAGTGCCCGCTGCAGCGAACCCGCGTGCCCCTCACGTCCGGGCTTGCGCAGCTCGATCGGGAACGATGGATGGTAGACCAACTTGTACTGGCGGTCAGGGTCGGTCGACCACTCGATCTTGTTCTCTTCCTTGTTCACCTTCCCGATCACGGGAATCACGTTGAACCAAGGCCGCCCCTCCGGATCATTCACAGTCTGCGTGTTCGAGGTCTGCAGAAACCAGTGCTCATAGGAGGCGTAGCTCTTGAAGACCTTCTCCTGCGCAGACTCACCCTCCTTGCTGAAGAGGGGATCCGGTGCGCGATCTGATCGCTTCAGGCTGAGATAACCATTCCGCTTCACCGTCAAGGTCAGATCAGCCTTCAGCGCTGAGTGCTTGACGGGAACCTGCTTACCGGGTTCTGACAGAGCTTCCTGCAGCGCTGCCCGGTAGGCTTTCTCTGGCGCGACGTCGAGCAACGCCTGCTTGACTTCGAAGCTGTGCGACTTTGGTACGACCTGGAAAGTCTGCCGCTGGTGCTCCTCGCCCGTTCGCGGATTGACATAGGTGTGCGCGGTGGGCTGTTCGGAGATCTCTGGGACCTGCCCAAACCCTTGGGCGCCACCCGGTTCACTGGCGTATTCGTACGTCCAGTGGTCCCCCTGCCATTCACGACGGATGTACTTGTGGCCCGGCCGCTCTGTCGCGCCCTCTGGCGCGGGGCCCTTGAACAGATCGAGCTTCAATCCGTCGATGATCATCTCAAGCCGAGAGTACTGTCTTCCCGTGCCAATTGGTAGCGGGTCAGCCCGCCTTCGGTGGACTCTGTAAGAAGCTTTGCTCGAACCAGCTCATCAAGGGCGTGTCTTGGAATCCCGCTGCTGGTGAGCTGCCGCCTTGTGGCTGGCCGCCGGCCGTGATCGGTGCAGTCCTGGATCCGAGAGAGTAATCCGTGGAGCCAAGGGGTTGCTTGACCGGCAAGCTTGGCGATGGCATCAAGCTGGGCTCGACGGGCGCGACGCCCAACAGATCCTGTTGATCGAGCAAGAAGCCGATGATCTCCTGGCGTGCCTGCTCTGGCTTGAGCCCCTCGAACGCGCATGCTTCCCCCCAGATCTTCGATGCAATCTCCATCAGCTGGGGATCGGGAACAGATCCGATCCGCCCCAAGAGTTGCTGGACTCCGTAGAGTGTTTCAACGTCGATCGGCGGTGGTCCCAACGGCATGCCGGTCATGGGGTTGAGGCCCATCATCGGTGCCATCGGATTCATCATCGGTGCCGGTACTTCACTGCCCGGTACCGTCGGACCAATGTCGTTCGGCAGCAGCGCCTTTCCAACGTAGCGGCGCTTGCCACCACTGGTCTCTATGTACTGTCCACCACGCGGTCCAAACTGTGGTGAGCCACCAAAGGAGTAGCCGTACTCACCGTAAGGAAGCTTCACATTCTCTCCCTCTTCTTTGCCCGGGATCCCAATATCCCACTCTTTCGGAGTCCTGAGCTTCGGTGCGCGGTAGTTGAATCCATACTTGGCAGCCAACGCTTGATGGACCCTGTGAGCAGCTTCGGAATGTGCATCACCCTGCACACCACGAACACCGGCGACGTTGTAGGCGTGCGAAAACAGTGCCTCATACATCAGCTTCCCCAACCCCTTCCCGCGATGAGCCTCATCCAAGCCTGAGTGCGTTTCCACAGTAGAACCGCCTTCGTCGAACACACCCTGCGTATGGTGCACCGGACCACCGACTGTGCCCACGAGGTTTTGCCCATGCCGCAGCTGGGCCTCCATCATCTCATTGTTGATGTTTCCTGTTTTCTCACCACGAAGACCAGTGTGGTTGACGGACAGTGTGTAGCCTTGCTGCTGAAGATTCTCCGGCAGCATGTGCGAGTAGTCGAGGTCCTGTTCCCACTTGCCACCGGCGGTTTGCTCCTGCTTTCTTGGCGAACCAATAGGGTTCTGAGCCAAGGCAGCAGCTTTCTCGATCTCGCGGTAGAAGATGACCCCTCTACCAGACCCCACGTAGTGGTCGTCGTCATTCTCGTCGATGGGCTCAGCGTCGTCAGTAGCCGATGACTCTAGTCTTGCCGCCATCCGCTCCCGTGCGCCTGGTTTACGTTCTTCAAGCCGATCAACCATTCGGTCAAGGTCCAACGCCTTCTTCGCCTTGTCGGCGAGCATGCGCTTGAACTCGTCGAGACTCATCTCCTTCATGTCCCCGAAATAGCGCTTGTCGCTGTAGTTCTCCAGGAACGTCGCCTTGGCCTCTCGAACTGAGACGAAGCCGAGCATGACCTTCTGTTCATCCAGGCGACTGAAGCCGGGTCGCTTCATCTGATCGATGATGAACACCTTGTCGCTGTCATCGTTCGGGCCCAGAAAGACGTCGATCTCCTCTCCGTCGAGACCCTCTGTCCGGCGGATGTAGCCGTAGGGAACAGACATCTTGGTCTGCCCTGTCTGCTTGGTCACCGGATCTTGCCAGCTCAGCATCTGACCAGCGTTGGCTTCGATCGAAATCGGAATCCCCTGAAACACCACACGCCGGACGATCTTCCGCTGCAATGCCTTCTTCCACACAACAGCCTTCGCTGGCGTGGGCGTGAAGACGTCGAAGTGACGAGCCATCTCTAGTTCGTCGGCTGAATGATCATGCTGATCAGTCAGCGACTTGGTCAGGCAGCTTCCGCCTCCGCTCGCGCAGTTCGCACAGCAGGATTTCTTCACGTCTGTCACGCCGCCTTCGGACCGTCGCCGTCCCCTTCATCGTCATCGTCGTCAGGGTCAAACCAGAAGGGGTCGGGGCGGTACATGGCACCAGGCTCCGCGGTGCCATCATCGCCTTCGAGCGGGAGTTGTTCGTCATCAGGAGGAGCCATATGTCAGAAGCCTTTCTTAGGAGGAGGCGTCGGCAACAGATGTCTGTGGTCGTACTCATTCAACCTGTGGTCGCACTCGTTCAGCTTGGCGTCCATCTCGTACACGTGTTCAGTCAGACCAGCCATTTTGTTCGCGAGATCGTGTACGCGTTTGCGCAGCATATTGAGTTCTCGTGCCGTGTTTCGCGACTGCCAGAGCATGCCACCGAATGTCGAAGCTACCGCCAAAGCACTAATAATCAGCGTGATGTCGAGATTAACCATCGGGTTAAGAGTAGCGTCACCCGACCTGACCTTTGCAAAGATTTCTTGCAGTGCTGCTTACAGATACGTCGATAACCAACTTTGTAGGGCCTTGTAGGCAGTTGGCTCGATCGGCGTCTGCTGACTCCCTGCATTCGTCGGCGGTGCCGCTGGTCCTACCATCCTGGTAGGACGGGGCATACCCATCGGCGCCTGGACTGTGCTGGAGCCCGCACTCGGCTGTACCTGGTACATGCCCGGGATTGGCCCTTGTCGCTGGGTAGTCGGCATTGGGTTACCAACCTGTGGCTTTCCTTGATCAGGATTGAGAAGACCCTGCAAACTCGCGAATGGATCTCTCGGTGTAGACCCAGATGGTGAGCCGCCTGGAGGTCCCGCCGGTCCCCCTGGTCCCATGCCCTGGGTCCCCATGGGGGGCTGTCCCTGGGGCGTGCCCATCGGCGGTTGGCCCGGGTTCGAGGACGGTGGCTGAGCCGCGGGCGGGGGCATCTGCGGCTTGGGCATCTGCATGCTCGGCAGCCCGGGTGCCTGCCCGGACGGGGCTCCGGCACCTGGTTGACCACCAGCCTGCGGCATGGCCGGACGCATCATGTTCGGTGCCCCTGGCTGGGGGCCGCCCATGGGCCCGCCACCGCCTGGAGGTGTCATTCCTCCCCCCGGAGGTCCGCCGCTGTTCGGAGGCGGCCCGCCACCCATGGGTGGAACGCCACCGCCCATTCCAGGAGGTCGGGACGGAGGAGTCATACCGCCGCCCCCCGGCGGCTGCATTCCGCCCATGCCCTGTCCGCCACCCATCCCAGGTGCACCACCCATAGGAGGCGGTGTAGGGGGGCGTGGGGGCGCAGGGGGCTGCATCCCACCCGGACTCATCATCGATTGGCCCCCGGGCGGCGGCGAGGGAGGTGGAGCTGGTGGTTGGCCGCCCATTCCCCCTCCACCCATCCCGCCTGGCATCTGTGGCGGCCTGACCTGCCCTGGAGGAGGTTGGCCAGCTCCCATCGCGCCCATCCCTGGCATCGCGCTCTGACCCATCCCTGGCGGCATGGGAGGCGGCGCAGGCTTCGCGAGCGCGGGTCCGGGCGGCTGCCCCCCCATACCACCTCCGGGCGGCGCTCCCCCGAATTGCGGCCCGCCCGGAGGTGGCGAGGGAGAACCCATTCCCTGAGATCCGGGAGGCGGTCCCATCCCCGGCATGCCTGGACCCTGACCCGGTGTCGGGGGCGTCGCCCCGCCCATCCCGGGCGGCTTGGGCATCTGAGCCATGGGCATCCCAGCTCCCGCGCCCTGCGTGTTCGGCTGGGTCGCACCCGGACCTGGCATCATCGTGCGCCCACCCTGCGGCGTGCTCATCGGCGGTCCCTGCGGGGGCTGGAACTTCTGAGCGAAACGCTCCATGGGGCTCTGTGAGTCAGATCCCATCTGTTTGTGCGCCGCCGACGCTTGCAGGTGCTGGGAAGCTTCCTGGGGGCTGCCAGCGGCGCCTGCCAGCTTCTCGTGCTGAGCGGCTGCAGCTTCGTGATCCTGCTTGTCGAAATCCTTGTGAGCAGGGTGGAAAGGGTCGGCGTAGATCGGAATCCCAGAGGGAGCGAGTCCGATCGGGTTCCCCTGGTGAGGTATCTGCTGCGGCTGCGAGGCTCCCCGCATCCCCACACCAGGGATCTGGGGAGCGCCCTGACCCATGGGCGGCTGTTGATGCTGCTGCTGTTGCAGCGGAACATCCATCGTCCCGAGTGCCTTAGTAAACGACTTCAGGATGTCAATGGATTTGTTCGCAAAGTAGTTCGGATCTTTGCTTAGCTTCGAGTGGGCACCCTCAGCCATGCTGTGAGCTGCTGCTCTTCCGGCGGCGAGTTCCTTGCTCGCGTAGCTTTGCTTGGCATATTCCTGCGCGACTGGTTTATTGCCACCAGCATAAGCATTGGAACGTTCTGTCGCCGCCCGCTTGTTATGCATTTTGGCAGCGTCTTCATGATCTTCTTTCGTGAAATCAGCATGCTGTTGCTGGTGCGCTTTGATCTCTTGCTTCAGCTTGTCGGTAGCGTCCGTGCCACCAGATTGGGCTGAACGTGCTGCTGACACAAAAGAGTCATTAGGACCGTAAACAGGCTTCCCCGATCGCGTGTGGCCGATGACGTTGCCACCCCGCGATCCCTCGCCGCCGCCCGCCTTGAGCACCAGCTCCGGATTCACTTCGGGCGCGAAGCGGTTGGGCTGGAAGGCAGACGGGTAGCCGTGGAAGGCACCTCTGCGCGTGATGGGAGTTCCCATGCGGAAGTGTTCTTCGGCACGCGCCTGGTGGGTCTGGGCCTTTTCGATGGGCTCAGCGAATTGCGGATCGGCCCAGTTCAGTGGTCGCTTGGAGCCAAAATCGAAGTTGCTCATGGGTTATCCAATCCCGTTTCGGGTCACGTGGCGGCCCTCCACCGAGCTTCCGCCAAGACCCGCGTTCCAGTTCTCTTCCTCGCGGAGCTGAGCTTCCACCAGCTGCCGGACCTTGTCCTTCTCACTCGGTGAGAACTGAGTGAGGATCTCTGCTTGCTGTGGTTCCATGTTCCGGAACCGCTGCGGATACATCACCGTCAGCAGCGCCAGATGGATAGGCAGAAGCGCGTATGGCTGAGCACTGTTGTGGACAGCATCGATCACCATGTTCTTGGCCCACTCGTAATCGAGCGTTCCATCCGGGTTGCGCCGGATGGTAGCCATTGCATGCGTGCTCGGTCGGTCATCCATGCCCTTGTACTGGGGGACGAAGCGCTGATGCGGCTGCGCCGACTCCCAGCTCGGATTCACCTGCTGACCCGTCGCCTTGATCAGACGAGGGTCTTGGATCCACAGGGGCAGTCTCGATCCGTGATCTCCAGTCATGGCTTCTTGATCTCGATGGTTGCGGGTGGGGGAGGAGGAGACGTGGGAGGGGTTGGATTCCAAAGCGTCTCTGAGCGAGCGAGCGCTGCGAGCGCGTAGCCCAGCCCAGCGAAAGCGACACTGAAGGGAGCCAGTGACGGAATGTTGATCTGGCTGGCTGAGGTAAACACAGCTCCAGCGATCAGCAGAATGAGAGTCTGTGCCTTGTTCATTGTTTTTTCAGCTCCTCTAGACCAGGTTTCGTGTTCATCAAGTCAGTCATCAAACCACTGAGATCGTGCTGACCTTCGCCAGACTTCGCTCTGCCAGCTCCGCCTGAGATGAACGTACCGATCGAGGGATCACGATGCGGGTTGGCCTTGTTTGTGTTGAGGTAGAGCTGATCGTGTCGCTCATCCGCTAGGTCAGCATCTGACCGCGGATAGTCGCGATTGGTGTGGTCGAACGTGCGGGCCCACTTGACTGGATCGATGCCCTTGAGCACCAGTGCCGGCTCTTCCACGATCGCGAGGTAGAGATGCGGCGCCGACTTCTTCGCGTAGATGGGCTTGCCGCTAGAGGTATGCCCGGTGATGTGCCCACCCCGTGAGCCTTCACCACTCTCCTTACCTCCTCCCCCACTCGGTTTGGCAAACCGGCGAAGGCTCTCATCCCCGCCGCGCCACTTCGGGTTGGGACTGTCATCGGGCCACTCATCGTCATCGAGTTGGTAGTTGGGTTCGAAGCGTTGGTACTTGAACTTGTTGCCGTAGAGGTCGACACCGCTGCCGCTGGTGAACCCCTCCTCTTCAGCGGATCCTTTTTTCGCCTTGAAGACTGAGACATCCGGAATGGCAAGATAAAGACGCACGGAAGCCCCTCAGCGTCCGCCCCATGGAATGTCCATCCGTGGGTGTACGTTGTGGATAAGGCGGAGCCGCATCTCAGCGATCTCCTGACTCCGACGAAGATCGTCCTGAACCCTCTTCAGGCGGATGTCTTCGCTGTCAGCGACTCCCTGCACGGTATCAGTGACGGGGGGTGCAATACCGGTATACATCCGGGATGTCTGAGTCGTAGCCGAACGGAAGATTCCGTTCGGGTCGTAAGCCGGCTGGCGAAGGTACACGGGAATGGCAAGCGCACGAGAGGTGAGCGCCTTGTCCATGTGATGCTCTTTGCACATGCCCGCCTTGCACGCTTTGCAGGAACCCGCATCGGACATTGACTTGCTGTGGGCTCCGATTCCCATGCTTCCTCCGGTCCCTGCACTAGCAGCAGGAGCAGCCGAAGCTGCTGGCGCCGGTGCGGGTGTTGTGTGTTGTGCTGGTGCTGTCGCTGCAGGAGCTGCAGGTGCGGGCGCAGCGGGAGCAGCAGGTGCGGGAGCCGGCGAAGACGCCTGTCCGCCGCCTCCTCCACCGCCACCTCCACCGCCACCTCCAGCGCCACCTCCAGCGCTGTGGCCACCGCCGCCCCCCATGTGGCCGCCCATGCTGGGTGTGATCGGCGCAGTCAGTGACTGAATCCCTGAGCTGGCAAGGTGGCTCGCCTCACCCGCCAGGGCGGTCGGTGGACCAACAGTTGGGCCGCCTGCTTCAGCCCCCAGCTCGCGACCGAACCCCATACCCTGTGCCCAGCCGCTTCCAGCTGTCGGACCAAACGTCGTATCGAGACCACCGCCACCAGCCATGGCGTGTTTCAGAATGTTCAGCGCCTCACGATTGGTTTCGAGAGAGCGGCGGTAGAACATCTTGAAGCCGTGGTGAGCCCATTCCAGAGGGCTCTTGTGACCTTCCTCTTCTTCCTCCTCCTCTTCCTCCTCCTCTTCCTCCTCCTTCTCTTTCCCTTCCGCCTTCATCAGGCCAAAGAGAGCGCCGAGAGACTTGTCGGCGCCGTCGCCACGGTCCTTGGCATCGACGCCTTCCGACTCCACCTCATTGGGGGAGACAGTGATGGTCACGTTGATCTCGGGCGCGAAAGAGACGTCACCGTCCGCCTCACCGTCAGAGCCTGTGGCCTTCTTGACCATGCCATCGGAGCACTTCTCCACCTCTTCCATGAAGCCTTCCATGGATGGATCTTCGTCACGCAATTCGGTGTTCTTCTTCACCGCTTTGGCACCACCCATGAGTTGAGCATCAGTCAAGACAGGAACCTCCACAGTGGGACGTTGATGACGATCGGGAATCTTTGCCATGGGCCGGGGCTCTTCGGCGCGGCTCTGGTACTTGATCGGATCAAGCACAGGCAGCTCCTGTGTCTTGGCGTTCTCGCGATTGCCCCGCGGTCCGTACTTTGGTCTGCCGCTCGACGTGGTCCCAATGACGTTGCCACCACGGGAACCAACATCCTTTGAAACGGACTTACCGCCTGCTCTGCGCTGGGTCTCAAGTGCAATCGCAATTGCTTGATCCCGTGGTTTGCCAGCTTCCTGCTCGCGTTTTATGTTATCACCCACTGCGTCATCAGAAGGGCTATTCACTAGGGGCATGGTCAAGCCTCCGCACACAACACGGACTGACGTGTGGTTTTTGTCAATCTCGTAATGTTGACTGAGCCGTCCGACTCCCTTGATTGCACAGTTGCTAAAGCAACTTTCTTCATTACAGAACTGAGTCTGACACCACAAGCACGTGCCCACTGCTCTGGAGATTTGGCTGCCTTAGTACTGTTGCAGGGCTTGCACGCCGGAGCCAAGTTGTGTCGAGCGTGAAGTCCGCCCTTTACCAGAGGTACGATATGGTCAAGTGTCGTGGCGGCTCGTTTGCGGCACCAAGCGCATTTGCCATCGAACGTACGAAAAAGGACGCGCAAGAATTCCAGACTAACAATCTCAACAGTGGCTGAGTGTATTCGTGCGCGACGACGATGCCAGCGCAACAAGGCACCAATTTTGCCCACAGGGCTGTAGTAATAGGCGCGGTTCTGTTTGAGTATCGCAGCCCTGTGCTTTGTATATCGAGAAGCGTGATAGGCCGCTATCTTTGTCTTGTTCGCCTGTCGGTAGGCGATGTCCTTTTCTCTGTTGTTACTGCGGTAACGTAATTCGATTTCACGAACCTTGGCGTAGTTGGTCTTGCGATAGACCTTGGCACGAAGGCGATGACACACACGACACCAACCTCCGTATCCATTCGGACAATTCTTATTCCTGACGAACGCACTGAGTGGAAGTGTGTGTCGACATTTGATACAAATGCGCGTGATCATTGTTTCATACCAGGGCCGCTTGCGGCCGCTTCATTATCTTGCCCGAAGTTGTCACTGTACTTCGGCCCAGCGGGTTTTCCTTCACCACCAGGACTACCACCGGGTTTACCTCCAGCTCCGGCGCCTCCTTGAGCCAATCCCTGCGCCTGAAGTGCGCTAATGTATACCGGATTGAGGGGGACATCTCCACCTGGAAGTGGTGGCAGTGAAACCGTCTGTCTTCCTTCATTCAAACTCATGTAGCTGCTGATCTGCTCGACCAGCATCTCGTGTTTCTCGTTCTCGGACAGCTCATCGAGTCCGACGAACTCAAAGGTGAAGTGATCGTCGATCTTGTCGATGACGTGCTTGTTGATCAGCTTCGCGATGAACCGCAGAATTGGCTTGAGACCGCGGTCGCGCGAGGCTTTGAGCTTCCACTCCTGCGATGCCTCGAACAGCGGAGTCTGTTGCTGGCCTCCGTGGATCTCGAAGTTGATCTCAGCCGGATCGATCAGATACACGCCACAGGTGATCTTGATCAGATACTCAATCCACTTGCCGAACTCCATCTCCTGATTGGTCTTGGCGAGGTCAACCCACTCCAATCCTTCTGACTGGAGGATAGGAGTCTTCCAGCTGTTCTCGACGCCCGAGACCTGTGCGAGCCACTGCCGGCGGAACCCTTCCAGCTGCTCAGGGGTGTAGTTGTCGCCCTTGAGGTTGAGGATGCCTTTGGGGGCAGTACCCTGAGAGAAGAACTTCCGGTTGTACTCCTCTGCGTAGAGGTGAGCGGTCACAATCGTGATGAGCTGCTCCAGCTCACCAAAGCCGTAACCCTGAATGTAGATGTCCGTGCGCGGGTTGCGAACCCCGAAGGACAGCTCGCTCGACGAGTAGACGTTCTCGATCTGGCCGTTGATGACCTGGACGTAGGCGATAGGACGGTTGCCGGAAAGCGGCTGTCCGTACTCACGCCCTTCGTAGAGGTTGGCGAAGCGACCCGGGACCGTGGGCTTGAAGCCCATGCGATCGTGGTACGACGTGTTCACGCCGACATAGCGATCGTCTGCTGCGATCCGGATCGTGGCTGCATCGACCGCCCAAAACTCGTAGGGGAGGCCCATACCGTCGGGCACCACCTCGAAGCAGCAGTTGTGACTGGCGAAGCCTTCCGCTATGTAACTATGATCCTCGTCAATCTCCAAGTTGAACACTGGGTAGTTCTCTACCCGCTCGCGAGTCACTTGTTCGATCTTGATGTAGAGGAATTCATCATCCTGAATGAATGCACTACGCTGTTGCGTAGGAACAGGAATGTTCAGCAGGCGTCCATCGGACAGCGTCTGAAGACCTGTCCCACTGATGCGACCAACATACTTTTCTGAGTGATTGCGGCTATACGCCTCGTGCACGATCACCTGAGCCGGCACCACAGAACAACGGGTGTACATTCCCGCAGCTGCGAGCAATACCCGAAGTCCACCAAAGAGCGCACGAGAGACTGTAGAAAAAGTCATAGAGGAGTTCGCTACGCTCCCATCACAGGCAAGGTAGCCGCGAAGGAAAGCCGCACGCACTTCGTCACTGGCTTCGAACATCCAAGATGGAACCCTCTTGTTGTGTGCACCATCACCGAAGTTCTCAGCCATGAAGCGGGCTAGCTCCACTGAGTTGCCAGTCACTCCTGTGGCTGCACAGTCATCGTAACCAACGTCAGTCGTGCCAATTCCCAGGGAATCGAACACCTGGACGGCATGTATCAGCAGATGTTCATCATCTTTGTGGAAGGTCAAACCAACCGCGTTTGGTTCCTTGCGGGAGTTCTTTCCTGTGTGTCCGTTTGCTGTATAGAAGCCGCAAAAGGTCGCGAACTTCTCATCGAGGGTGACAGTATTAGGACGCGGAAGTGGTGAACGTGAAAAGCCGCGTTTCTCTGCTTCGTCCTTGACGAGCTGAATTGCTGGTCCGCCCCTGCGATAATAGCCGCATAGAATTGCCCGCACAGTAACGACGTTGATGCCAGTCGCATCCGCAATCTCTCGATAAGGAATATTCGGGTACTGTCGAGCTTTGGTCTTGTCGAAGATCTGAAATTGAATCGGCTCAGTACGAATCGTAAGTTTGGGCTTTGGATAGACGAGATAGTGTTCGTCAGTCAGCTCCGAAGCTGGTGTCCAATCAGGCTTGATTCCCTTGCCGCGTGATGATGTCAGCCTGAACCATCGATCTGTAACTGCCAAGAACGGATGCTCGGAGGTGGCCCCGACTGACTGTCCACCAGACCGGATCGTAATCAAATCACCCGTATACAAGCGGCGCATGCGCTCGACCACACGCCGAATGCGTCCGGTGTGGGTCCGGACTTCGGTTCCTACTTCGATGGTCTCGATGGACTGAGGCACACCATCCGCGCACTCAATCTGCGTTGACGCAGGATGACACTGATCCAGAACCAAGCTGTCGCGGACGATCTTGCGCAGAAAGTTTTCGAAGTCGTCTCGATCGACACGCGCGTAGGGGTTGCGCTCAGCCCGACCACAGCGAAGGACGAAATCCTCCAGCTCCTTGATGAACTCCACCTCCGCCGGTGTCATCCGGTGGTCGGGGTCCTTGTGCCGAATCGCAAAGCCCAGCGAGCGCGTCCAGCGGTAGGGCTGCGCGAACGATGCCACCTGGGCCGCGCGAGTGTTGATGATCGCGTTTATGATCCCAAGCTGGGTGGCGATGCGCTTCAGGGTTTCGTAGGTCAGCGAGAAGCGACGATCCTTGTACCCCAGCGCGTACTGCAGACTGAGAGGATCGTGCATCCAGCTCTTCGGTGAGCGCTGGGGATCGGTGTTCGGGATCTGCTTCCAGGCTTTGCGCAGCTCTTGCGCGACGATGACCGGAATGTGTTGCGTGGCCACCTGGGCAGCCGCCACCGTCTTGATGATCGACTCCATGTTGAGCCCGAGAGGGCCTGACATGGATGCACCTTTGTCCTTGCGCCGACGACTCATCGCTTACGGTCTCCCGATGTAGTCGCGCAGGCCGTTCAACCGCTCACGCAGACGAGCCGCCTTCCACTGCTCGAACGCAGCCCGATGACGAGGGGCCAAGCGAATGCCCTTGGCGATCTGCTCAGGCGTGACACCCATGGCGTCTTGCAAGAACTGCTGTTCGAGCGAGGACACCGGCGGGGCCACACGCGGCGCCGTCGCCTGGAGTTGTTGACCATACGACTTGAGCAGGTCAACAGCACTCCAGTGCTTCTCGCCATCGTTCGTCGCCAAAGGCGCGAGCCCATCACCAGCTCGCGTGAACAACTGCGGCTGTTGTGAACGGGTGATCGGCTCGTGCCAGTTGCGACCGGTGGTCTCGTCCTCAGGCATCTGTGCTGCGGTATTACCGGGATGCACGTCAGTCTGGAGACGTGGTTGCTCCTGGATCGACTGATCCTCAGTGCGATTCACAGTGGCTGCGGACGGAATCGGAACCGCACCCTTCTCAGTCTCATCCTTCTTGTCGTCGTCGAACTCAGTGCCTTCCAGCGAGGCTTCTTCGACAGTCTCCCCTGGATCGAGCGGTGCCTTGGCCGTGCCCTTGGCCAGATCACAGCCATAGGGGCACGTCTTGAGCAGCTTCGAAGCCTCGAAGATCTGCGCCGGCTCAGTCGCCTTGACCAGCTTGAAATCAGCATTGGGGGCATAGCTGAAGTACCAGAGATCTCCAGACGTCGACTTCACCGTGCCCCGATAGGCTTCCATGCGCCCGCGGCGCATGACTCCGTAGCGGATCGAAGCAGGAATGACTCCGCAATCGACTGCTCCGCGAACCAGGAACTCGTCCATGTCGATGTGCTGCATGGACAGAGAGCGGTACATCGAGAGGAATGAGCCCTGCTCATCGTCTTTGCGAGCCGCCAGCGCGTTGGCGTCGCTCTCATCGACGTGAATGAATTCACTCATTGATTACCTGTGTGCATTGCCTGCCAGGCTCGCAGAGCATTCAGATAGCCCTGTTGCTGCCCCTGCAGATAGCCACTCGCCGTCTCCAACCGCTTCGCTGGTTCCTGCTTCTCCTGCGGCGCGGGCTTGTAGTTGAGCAAGGTGTGAACGCCGTGAATCGTGGTCGGCGGATCCATCGGGCGAAGGCTCTGAGCTGTCGGCACCTGCTGCGGAGCTTGAGAAGGCTGCTGCTGTGGCTGCGCATCCATGTACGAAGGCGCCTGGTAGCCGTAGCCCCCTGGTTCGGTTCCCGGGTTCGAGGGGGCGGGAGCTGGCTCAGGGTTCTCTTCGTTGTGACGCGTTACAACATGTTCGAGCTTGGCCAGATGGTGGTCAGCCAGTGCGCCCCCGCTCTTCGGCGCTTGGATGAAGCCGCCCGAACGCGGATCGTGGAACGAGTTGCCCGAACCGGACGCGGGGTGGAAAACCGCGATGCGACGTCCTTTCACTAGGGTCGCGTCTAGGAAACTCTTGTTCGCGCACGGTACGCCCGGCCGGTGCCAGCGGCTGCACGAGGTGCAGTAGGTGCTAGCTGGTGCTCGGTTGTCCGCGCCGGTGAGCGGGTTCCCCGCTCCCATCATGCGTTTGGCCTGCTGGTCAGCGAACGAGTCCTTGTGATGCTTCTCGTCAAGGCTGTCGCCTTGACCCTTGAGCAGCTCGGGCTCGATGAAGTACGCGCGGCGCATGATGGGAGCTGATCCCAACGGTCATTCCTCGTAGCCGCCCGCGCCCATCGGGCGGGGGTTGACTCCGATCACATTCGCGCTGTTGGGGTTGCTGGCAGCGTTGCGCCCCACGACCGTGGCCCCGGTAACGGTTCGGGTACCAGCTTGGCTAGCCGGAGTGGCGGCGGCTGCCGTCCTGGTAGGACGGCGTCGCGTGCGCACGACCGCCTTCGCGACCGACTGATCAGCCCGCCGCTGCCCCTCAGGCGGACGCGTGTCAGGGGTCATGGCCGTCAGCACGCTGTTGCCCAGCCCGCGCGTCTCTGGGACCTCGATGAAGACGAAGTTCTGTGCGTAGCCGGGGTCCTCGATGAACAGCACCTCGGCGTCCTCGGTCCCCGTGGCACAGATCCGGTAGGTGGTTCCTTTGAGCAAGCGCAGGTGCGCGCCACTCTGCAGTCGGTGGTACGTCGACGAACCATCGTCCATCAGCTGCACAAACAGGCTGCCAGCACGACAGATGATCAGGCGATCCTGAGTCGGGTTGGCACCGAGTCCGAGGTTGTTGCCCGCTCCGATCACCTCCGAGCGAACGACAAACCGCTCGGTCTGCATCAGCGTCGAGGCGATCCCAGTCGCCGTCGTGACCCGATCCGTGAGGGGCACCGTCAGCCCCAGGCCCTGGCGGCGCATGATATCAGAGTGCTTCGTGCCGGCGTGCGGATCCTGGGCGCAGGCGGAAGTGCGGTTGCGCTTGTAGAAGTTCGATGCTCGGACGGGATTGAAACTCATGACCTCTCCTCAATTGGTGTGCATGGCGCGAACGGCTTCACTTCCGGATTGAAGTGTGCCTCCACAGCGAAGCAGCTCATCGACGGTGAAGCGATGACCGCAATCGCACAGCAGCTGCCACAAGCCGGCTGTCAGGCTCGAAGCGTGGATTACACAGGTCGGTAGGGCGATCGGGCGATCACACACGGTGCACACCATCACGGTGTTCCGCGCGACACAAACCCATTCCCGCGTCGCTGCCGCTGCCGGTGACGGCGCTGGATGCTCAGGTCTTCGATGCGTTGTCGTCTCCATTTGAGCCTGTTTTGGCGTTGCAGTAGGTCCTCCTGATACGCGCCAGGGCATCTACACACGACCCGCATGTTCCCGATTTCTAGAAGCGGCTCCTTGCAGTGTGGACAAGAATCCATCCTAACCCCTCTACAACAAAGGCGTACTATATAACTGTTCGCCTGACAGTGCGAAGCTCTACTCTCGGTGCGAGATGCTCGATCTCGGGGTCAAGCTCGTACGTCGAAACGACCCGACCGAGAGTGTGCTTCCACTGGTGAACGCACTGCCTGCTGACCTGAAAGATGAAGCTGATCTTTGCGCCGGAGGCTCCACTCCTGAGCATCTCGATCAGCTCGTTGAAGGCTTCGCGCCCGTACGTCTTGATCAGGTGATTCGCTAATGATTGCGCGCTGGTCTTGGGTTTTTCTTTGACTTCAGCCACAGGTGCGAGGATGGAACCGAAGCGATTGACCTGTCAAGTACTCTCAGGATGAGATGACAAGTCAACCTGCGGTTTGGGCTAGCCCACCTTCGACTACCTGGACGCGTGCCCAAACGCCTGCGGGCGTGAAAACGAAGTACCGCCCGCCCGCTGGCTCCGGCTCCTTGACCAAGTCGCCGGTGCGGATCTGGCGGTGCCCCTCAAGCTGAGACTCCTCCGGCTTCATGAGCGCGACCCGGAGCGCGACGTCTTTGACGCTGATCGCCTGAACGTCACCAGCCCACTCATAGTCGACGTCCAGGAAGGCAACCTCGGGAGCGCGGCCGTCGTAGAGCTTGCGGAACCAGACCTCGAACGCAGGCATCCCCCGCAAGCGTACACGCTCACGGGGGAAAGGCTAGAGACCCTGACTCGTCAGGGAGTCGGGGCGAACGCTCGCTGGACCACCCCCTCCACCACGGTGGCATCCGCCGGGGGCATCTGATTCAGGAAGCAGTATTTTGCCGCGATGAGAGGATTGCCCAGACTGACGAGGGTGTTGGCCCAGTTGATCAGGTCGCGGTGAGAGAGCGGCGGCACCGAGATCTCGCCGTTCTGATACGCCTTCCGGATCTTGCCCGCGGCCTTGACCAGGTAGCTGATGGCCAGCGGTTCGATCTTGCCCTCGAATCGGCGGCGCAGCATTTTGATCTCCTTCGCCTCGTCCAGGTATCCCAGGCTGATGGTGAGGCTGAAGCGTTTGAGCTGAGCGTAGTTTTGCACCTTGGTGCCGGCGTAGTGCCCACTCTCGTCACCCAGGCCACGCGTGTTGGCGGTGGCGAAGTACGTGTTGTCAGGGTGGAGGGGAACCAGCGTTCCGCCGGTTTCGAGCACCAGGAGCTGCCCCTGGTTCTGATCGAGGGGCCGCTGGAACACGAAGGCCGTGTCGTTGGTCATCGCATCCCACTCGTCGAGCAGGATGATGGTTCCCGGCATGCGGTGCGCTCGCGCGAGCATCCCCCAGGAGAAGTCCATCTCCTTGCCCTTGACGATCCACTCGCCCACCAGATCGGGGCGCGTGATCCCGCCGTCGAGGCTGATCAGGACGACCTGATAGTTCAGCCGCGCGGCGATCTGCTGAATGAGCGTCGTCTTGCCGACGCCGCTGTGGCCGTGCACCAGCACCCGCTGCCGGGTGGCGAGCCCCATCAGCGCGATCTTGGTGTCTTCCTCCGGGAACTCGTAGCCCGGATCGATCTCCGGCACCCACGGCGTGCGATCGGCGTAGCCCATGATCTTGGGCGAGCGCCTGACCGGCTTGCCGTTCGCGTCCTTCTGTATGTTGCCAGACGCGTCACGTACGAAGTAGTTCAAGCCGAACGTCTCCGAGACGTCGTACTCCTTCTTGACGCGCTCCGGATACTCCGGTGGTACCAGCGGCTGAAGTGGTGCCGTCCCCACCTGAACCTGCTGTTGACTGACCGGGCGGCGACGTAGCGGTGCAGCAGCAACCTCTTCTTGAGCCATGACTTCAGTTCCCCTTTCGACGGGAGGTCGATCCGCACAGAAGTTCAGATCAGCAGCGACAACCGCCACTGCACGTATGCGCTGCTCCGTGCATCTATCCGATCGCGTAGTCGCTCAGCCAACCACAACACCACACTCGTGTTGACGAGCGCGTCCCCCGCGTCGACCTTGACACTGTGTGTCTCATCAATTAAGTTGACAATTGAAATACGAGTCTCAGGAAATGCTGACTTGATCCGCTCCACTGAGCGCACCGATTCCCGCGTGGCATCCGCATCCCAGCAAAAGATGATCTCCCCAGGTCGCAGCTCCCTGAGCAGCTCGACTTGAGCTTCCGAGATCGACTTGCCGAAAGTGCAGAGAGCCGGGGTGCCGTAGCGGAGAAACCCCAACGCATCGAATACGCCCTCCACCAGGACGACAGCACCGCCAGATCGGTAGCGTTCAAAGAAGCACGGTTCCAGTGGCCACAGCCAATCGTGAACGTTGGCGCTGGACAGATACTTGATCTCTTTACCAGCTATGCGCCGGCCTTGCCAAGCAACATCTCGCTGACCCACCCGAATCGGAAAGACCAGCCACGGCCCCCTGACCTCGTTCACCTTGCCCGTGACCGGATTGACCTTCCGAGCTGGCAGACGGAGAGCCGCTCCCAAGCGGAGAGCCCGGATCTCCGCATCTCTCAGTCCCCGTACTTGAGTCGCGTACTGGTAGACCTCCTGGCTCGTGAGGCCGGTGAAGGTTGCTGCGCCCGGCACCACCACCGCCTCAGGGGAGTAGATCCTGGTCTCGGACACCGGCTCAGCGAAGAGCGTAGCCAGCGTCTGCACCAGACCCGGATCACCAGAGATAGCCGGTAGGACGGTACTGAGTAGCTCGATCCGGATCGCGGTCTCGTGGCGATCCGAAACCGCAGCCATCAGCTCCGCTAGGTCAGGCGCCCAGCCGTCGGCGCGCTTGCGGCCCCAGTCGCACTTGTAGCAAATCCAACGCTTCTTCTCGACGTTGACGTAGAGCTTCCAGTCGTCAGCTCCGCACTTCGGGCAGACCTCGATTCGACGCTCGTCACCGCCACCATCCTTGAGCTGGACGTACTGCTCAAGCCACGCCTCAAGATCGAGATCGTCGATCGCCTCCCGCAGAGTGGTCACTTACCATTCTGCTTTGCGGGCGGTCTCTTCGAGCGCCTTCTGCAGCTCCTCTTCCTCTGAGAGTTTCTGCTGGTGGTCCTCCGGCGAGATCGACGATATCGCCGATGATCCAAGCAGTGACTGAACATCGAGAGCTGTCAAGACCGCACAGGGAAAGCTATTCGCTTCGATGCTGTAGCCTTTGTCGATCTTCTCCTGACGGAGCTTCTCATACGAGTTGAATGCTGACTCGAAGGTGTTGAATTTCAGAACCCTCGTCTGCAGAGAAGCACTTCTCCGGCCCCACCCGATCCGAAGCTCCCAACCAGATGCGTGGGGATTCTTGGTAACGAACAGGGCGTAGTGCTTGTTGGACCTACCTGACACAAAGGTCAGGTAGGTCAACAACTCGTGGTGCGGTTGTGCCATCAGAGAGCCCAGGCAGCGTTGACCCGCTTCAGGATCTCTTGACCGTTCGCCGAGATGAGTGCGTTTTCGACGTTGTCTTCCGCCTCGCGGATGATCTCCGCGATCTGCTTGGCCATCTCGCGCGCTTCCTCGCGGACCGTCTCCAGCGCCTTCCGCGCCTTCGGATCCTGAAGCAGCTCCAGGGCCGGCTTCGTGGTCACGAGCATGTTCCGGACCTTCTTGACGTCGAATTCCTTCAGCGCGGTCTTGAGCGCCTCCGTGTTCTGATTCAGCGTCTCGCGAAGAGCCTCCACCCCGTCGCGGTTCGTCGGATCGACCGTGGTGCAGAGCACGCGGAACTTGATGTAGCAGTGCTTCGCGCCCGCGTTGAACTCGTCGACCATGCCTCGCGCTTCCTCGACGGCGGCGAGCAGCTGATCCTTGTTCGCCGCCGGACAGAGGTAGCCCAGCTCGGTGTAGAGGCACTTCGACCGAATGCGAAACCGGGCGTTCGAGTACACCTGGTCTGCTTTCTTCGCCTCCTCCTTGTTCTTGAAGTGCCGCTGGCTCAGCCAGGTGGCATCTTCCGAACCGTCACGGTGCGTAACGACGTTTTCGTCCCGGCGGTAGTAGCTGACGCCGCGCTCGACGCTCAACTTCTCCGTCACCAGGATGCACGGGTTGATTTTGAGATTGCTCTGTTTCCAAGTCACAGTTGCCATTTCGAACCTCCGGGGGAGAGGTCGATCCGCACAGAAGTTCAGTCTCAGGCTGAGACGATCTGGTGATCGAGCCACTCACGCACTGCACGCAGATCCTCATAGACCTGCGTTCGCGCCGATGGATTACGCGCTATGTAAGCTGGATGATACGATACCCGAGTAGGTCCGAACGCTGTGTTGTGCCAGATGCCCCGTAGGGATGACAGCGGTGCGGTACTGAGAGTAGGAGCCAAGAGCGCTGTGGTGGCGACTCGCCCGAGTGCCACGACAGTGAGCGGCCGCACCAACTCCAGCTGACGCTCAAAGTACGGACGGCACGCCGCCAGCTCCGCGGGTGCCGGCTGACGATTCCGGGGTGGCCTGCAGTTGGATACTAACATCCCATCTGCTATATACTGCCCGCTTCTGGTCTGCAAATTGTAAACATGACCACTAAACCACTTCCTTTCGATCTTCAGGATCTTAGCCAGCGCTACTTGCGTGGCGCTGGATTGGAACCTTTGTCCCGGGAAGTTCATATTGGGCAAGCTACGCTCAAGAAGTTGTTCCTGAAAGCCGGTGTCGCGGTACGAGACCGCTCCGCCGCTATGAAGACCCGGCTGCGCCAGATGACACAAGAGCAACGAAAGGAACTCACTGAAGCTGCGCACGCAGCTTGTCACGGCCGTGTACGCCCTCTCGAAGAATCTCAGCGAATTGCCGAAGCGCGTGCTCGCCGCTTTCAGGAAACAAAAAAGGTGGTCGGATCCTTCGAAGATCTCTTGGTCAGTTGGATCAGACAGCGCGGGATTACTGTGACCCCGCAACAGCCTGTAAGGGGTTACAACCTCGATATTGGCATGTCCCCCGTCGCCGTGGAAGTTCACGTGGCTGTCAACCATCCATTTGCGGATGCCGACATCCGACAGCGTACGAAAAAGTTGATCGAACTTGGTTGGAGCGTGCTCTATGTCTGGATCACCAAAGCCCACCCTCTTCAGCACAGGGTAGTGGATGAGATCATCGCCTTCCAACAGGCGCGAAAGAGGAAGCCGCCCTCTGCTGGAAAATACCGGGTGGTTCGGGGTTCCGGAGAGGTCACCCTTCTCCGTATGGACCTTGAGTAACGGCCCCTCATACCATCGTCGATAGATCTTCTCGATCCCTGAAGCACACACCACAGTAGCTCCAGGAAAACACATCACTGGGTTAAGGATGTAGACCTGTTCCCGGGTGTAGCCCATCCAGGCGATGAACTCGTCGAGAATCGCACCCGCCCGGCCCACGAACGGAAGGCCCGACAGATCCTCGTTCTGTCCAGGCGCCTCACCAACGAACGCGACTGGCGGGCGAGCGACATTCCCAGTGCCGAATACGACCTTGGTCCGCCCGCCCGCCAGTGGACACTTCGTGCAAGTCGAAGCCTCAGACCGGAGCGCGACCAACGCATCGATCTGCGCCGGTGTGCCCGGTTCCATTACGCCGCTTTCTGCGCCTTGGCCTTCTTGGCACCCGGCGGGAAGTACTTCACCGCCCGCGCTTGGCCCTCCTTCATCATCTTGCCCTCGGCAAGCAGCTGCCGGATCGGCAGGACCATCTCCTTAGTCGGCACACCCAGATTCTTGGACATCGATTCGGCACCCTGTCCAGGATTGGTGACGACCCACGAGAGGATCTTCGTGCGCAGCTTCGCCAGGTCATCGGCGGAGCGCTTGCCCCGTCCGTGCCCGTTCGCTGACTCCGACTTCGCTTCCTCGGGAACCGGTGTCAGCGACCGGCGAACCGCCCGCTTGCGCCGGTGTCCGTTGGCCTTCGGCGCCTCTTCTTCCTCGGATGGCTTGAGGAACGCCTTCAGCTCCAGCGTCCCCTCCAACTCTTGGTAGACCTTCGGATGACTGGCGTCGAGCGCCGCTGCCAGCAACGCCTCGTCCAGGTTCTCGAAAGTCTGCTGTTTGTCGTTCAGCACCAGATACGTACTCATGTCTACCCTTTCTTGTGCCTGAGGCACTGGTCTATCTGATTCAGACCTTGACGAGGTAATTCGTCAAGCTTTTTCACTACCACAGTGTTCGAATATATGCCAGTGACTGCGTCGGTCTCGATTCCGATCACTACGAGTTCAACGAGCTTTTCTACCGCCCTGGCACAATCCGTAGCGTAGTTGACATGCGCTGCGTGGTCCTCATCAAACCTCGGGAATCTCTGTCGACTATCGTCCACATCCCACACGGGCGCAACCGGCACCGGCTCCCCGTCGTTGAAGACGAAGAGGAGCTTGCGTTTCTCAGGCCGAGAGAGGAGCATCCGAGCGCCAAGCTTGACGGTCTCCCCATCGTAGGTGTTCGCCTTGAGGTTCTTAGGCATCTGCAGGAAGCGCGGCCCGGCCGCATACCAGGAATCGCCGAAGGACTTGTACTCCCCCAGCCAGAGATCCCCCCAGCGCTGATAGGTGGCCTGGACCTCGGGAGTCGTCGGCAGCTTGCGCCGGAACGCCACTTCGGGCTGAGAGGTTGACCAGCCGTAGCACGCGAAGGGAATCTTGAGCTGGTTGAACAGCTCGCCGAAGATGACGGCCGTCTGTGCGGCCAACAGGATCTTGCTCCCGTCCATCGACCCGGAGTGATCCACCAGCAGCAGTGCACAGGTATCGAACGCCTCGCCTGCGACCTGTGACCGAAACACGTCCTTGCCGGTGCCGTTCACGACCTTGTACAGTCGCCGGCCGTTGAGCTTCCCGCGGAACTTGCCTTCCTCCCAGCGGCTCTGGGTGCGCGCCATGAGCGCCCGCGTGAGCTTGAGCTTCATCGGGGCGACCATCGCGTTCGCCTGGTTCATGAAGCGGACGAACTCCGTGCGATCGCCCTCCTTGATCTTCTCGATGGTGTCACCCTCCGTCGTGAAGATCTGGTAAGCGTGGCTACCCTTGCGCGCCTCTTCGACCGCTTTCTGGAGCAGCTCACCACGATCCGGAGCTTGTTTTTGCTCCGCACGCACCTCTTCCTCAGAGGGATCGAAGTTTGGTGCTGGCGCTGGGGCGGGGGCCTGTGACGGGGGCGCCTGCTCTTCTTCCTGGGACTCTTCCTCGCCACCACTTCCCTCTTTCGCGCCTTCGTCTTCCTCGCCCTGCTCGGATCCTGTGGCCGCACCCGCGGGCGGAGAGTCGTCTTCCGACTCATCCTCCTGTTCCGCGTCCCCCCCGTCGGCCTCTCCATCACCCTGTTCAGAGTCGTCCTCTGATCCCTGCGGCGGGGCCGTCTCCGTCTCTTCCGTCTCCTCAGGATCAGAATCCTCAGACTGCGACTGTTGCGGTTGGGGCTGCGGTTGCTCCGGCTGCTCCGGCTGCTCGAACATCGCCTGTTCTTGCGGCGACGGGGGCGGCGGGGGCGGCTGGTTCGACTGCTGTTGCCGTGGCTGCTGCTGCGGCTGTTGCGGCTGTTGCTGAGGGGGCGGCGGCGGGGGCGGGGGTGGCGTCGTGTCCTTCAGCCGTTCGAGAAGGATCTCAGCAAGCTCCCGCACCTCACGGGTGCTCCGAGCTTCGAACCGCGCTCGGCGGAAGAGGTCTTCTCCGTCCCGCTGAAAGCGCGCGAGGATCTCAGGCTCGACCACCGTCTGCAGAAACCAGTGATCGTAGTTGAATCCCGTGGTCGCGTACGCGAGCCCGGTGTAGAGGAATTTCCCGAGTGCCGTGCGTGTCGCCCAGGCTTGCGCCGGATTCGCCGCGACCTTGCGCAGATCCCACTCTGCGGCAAAATCGAAGTTGGATTGCGCTCCGGGGTAGATGTCGATCCACCTCTGCTCGATCCGCGGATCCTCCAGCGCGTTCAGCGCGAGGAAGAGCTTGGGCTTGCGCGCCAGCTCCTCCAGCATGTCGAAGTCGCTGTGGACGCAATGAGACGCTTCGTGGTCCAGGTAACCCTGTGTCGCGCGCAGCAGCTCGTCGCTGGCATCGTCCGGGAGCAGCGGCAGATAGATCGTCTTGCCGTTGGTGCGAGGTTGTGCGTGCGTGAAGATGACCTTGAGCTTCCACTGCTCCACCAGGATGCGCGCCAGGCGTTCCAGCGATGACTCGACGATTCGAAGCTGCTGCGTCATTGTCCCCTCGACAGGAGGTCGATCCGCACAGAAGTCAAAATCGCCAGTGCGCGCGTATAGCCTTGGCCAGCTCGTGAGCTGCAAGCGAAGTGCGCACTGTGACACGGTAACTACAGGTCGCGTACTTCGACGCCACCTTCGCCGGTGTCGGAGTTGGAGGTTCGAGCTGGTGCAGATCCGCCTGCATGTAGCGAAACGTACCGAGTGCCGCTGAGATCTCAGTCAGCCGGTCTATCAGCTCGGGTACGATGCCAACGAAAGCGTATTTACCGGTGTCAAGCCAGAATCGAACGATCACGAGTCCGTCACGCATCACACTGCAGTAGCTCGCAGTCAGAGCGAGCTGATACTGCCCGCGGTGCGCATACTGCGTTGCAAAATCACGCGCCGACCACATCAGCGGCAGGACGGGCAGCTCCCCTAGCGTCCGCCGGAATTCAGCCAGGAACGAGTCGACGGCGCGACCCATAGGCACATACTCGCGCCTCGCGTATTTATCGGTACCGGCCCAGCGGCTCTTTTTGGTGGCGGGCTTCTTTCCGTGCTTCGCGGGCGGGGACGATGGACGCGGCGGGGGCGGCAGCGGATCTTGTTTCAAGGGGACTACGAGCTGGGGACCGCTGGCCACAGCTACCGCCTCAGTGCGAAGCTTCCAGGCGCGTTCGCAGAAGCGCGCGAGACCACAGCTCGGTGCTTCGCCACAGGGCCCTTCGCCTTCGACCACGAAGAGACCAAAGCAATCAGTCTGATCAACCGTCGCCGTCTCCTCAGGACGCATCGAGCGCTTGATTAGCTTGACCACCGGGACTAGCCACGGGTCACGGGCCCATTCAACCTGCGGAAGCTCGTTGGACATACCTCTCGAACAAAACTATGACTCTAAACTTGACTTGTCAAGATAACGTGCTCTAGGTGCGAACGATCCAGAATCAGAGTTGACTTGTCAAGGTCTTTTCCGCTGTTGCCGTCGCATGTATTTGTCAGCCCAGTGGGCGGGCTTTGGCCTGCGCCGCAGCACTAGCTGACCCGAAAGGCTGCAGCGCGGTTCCCCGAACCAGTCAGGCGCGTCCCCCAGGTTGTGAACCGGAAACCGATGGTCATCTCGGATCGGTAGGACTGCGCTGCAGCGGCACGTCCGCCAGTGAAACGTCATCAGCGCTGCACGGGCAGGTCGTCACGGTGGAGGTACGAGATCGTGACTTCGCCCGTGTGGGGATCGGTGACGTCGGCGATCTGATACTCGCCATACAGCGCCGCCCGCCAGCGGAGCCGATCAAGCAACCTCTCCCGCGCATCGATGTCATGCACCGGCGCGAAGTCGCGCAGATCCTTGGGCCGAATCTCGGTCAGCACCACCGGGGTGGGCTCGACCCTGACCACCTCCAGCGAGCCTTGCTCCTGGAACACATCCTCGATTCGCGACGCGAACAGCTTCAAGAACTTCTGCAGGAATGCCATTGTCAGAATCCTCCTTCGGTAGATTTGGGTTCGGCCTTGACATGTCAAGGCTTGGGGTGTTTAGATGAAGCACAGCGGCTAGGCAAGGCTCGGCCTGGATCGTTTCGGCTAGGTCAGGCTTGACTGGGTTCGGCAGGCATGGAAGCCGGGGTGGGGAGATGTGTCATCCACTCCCGGCTCTCTTCGCCCGAAAGGTCGATCCGCACAGATGTCTTTTGTGCGGATCGACCTTTCGGCGAAAGGACCGACCAATGGCCAAAAAGACCAAATACAACCCTGAGAAACGTGCATGGCGCGGCCGTTCCTATAAAAACGGCGGCCGTCGCGTCAAAGATCTGCGCGATGCAGGGAAGGCTTCAACAGCGCTGGCAGACGCCAAGCACTCAGGTTGAGATGTCAGATTCGCGCGGCGGTACGTAGGCGGTGTGGGCGCGCACTTGGTGGATCTCCGGCTTAGCGCGATTCGGCACAAAGACCGCCGCCGTCAGCCAGCCCCCAAAACAGCACCCCGTGTCAATGCCATAGCACTCGACGCCGTTGTCACGTACGTCAATGCGTACCGCGTGGCGGTCGTGGCGGATGTGCCCATACACCACGGACTGCGGCCCCACCCACCGCTCAGTCCAGTACACCGACCCTGGAGGTAGCTCGTGGGGGTTCCCAGTGGACGCATAGGCGCCTGCCCCGTCCACCCAGCGACAGCGCAGGATCTGTCGGTAGTCCACCTGCTCTAGGGCTCGATTGGACGGTATGCCCCCGTGGGTCACCAGCCAGGGGCGCTCCATGTGGATGAACTGCAGCACGATGGGCAGGCGCGCCAACCACTGCCGATCGTCTGCAGACAGCGCTGCGTGCTGCGCGAGACGGGTAGCCGAACGTGGGCGCATGGGGTTCTTGTAGTGTGGGTCTTCCTGGCAGCGCGCCTCATGGCGTGCATAGCGCAGAGCCCACTCCTCATGATTACCCATCACCACCTCAGCCCCCACCTCCTGCATGAAGTGCACAACACCTACAGGATCGGGACCGCGATCGATCAGGTCACCTACCGAGATCAGCCGGTCAGCGCCCGTACGAAACTGGAGCTGGTCTAGCAGCTCTCTCAGTTCGAGGAGACAACCGTGAATGTCACCGACGACGATCGTTCTCACGACACCTTGTCAGGTGCCGGCTCTGCTGGCGGATCCCCTGCCTCTGCTTCGTTCATGCGATCGATGTTCAGCATTGCTCGATTCCACGCATGCATGCAAGCCTCTTGGAACGCTTGCACGGTCATGTGCTCGCCGATCGCCCTGCCCGCAACGGAGTCGAGATCAGCGAACAAAGCGTAACGATCACCCCATTTCTTGTACCGGCAGCGCGAATCGCGGTGAGGGTCGTCGAACCCTGAGTAGACGGCGCCTTTTTTGACGACGGGAACCTTCGTCCGCTTCTTCGGAGGCACGCTGTCACAATGCTCGCTAGAATTGACAAGTCAAGGAGTTCACTCCTGAAAGCTACTGTGTGGGGATCTCGTACCTCTGCAGGAATGCAGGCATCGGCAACCGCTCAACGTCGTCATGGTCATTGGCGCTTATCAACTCCCTCGTCGCCCAGTCCTCAGCTTGCTGCCGCTGCTCCGGCGTCCAGCGGAGGATCTCATCGAAGGTCGGAGCCCGCGCCAACACCAGGCTCAGCAGGTCGGTCAAGATACGTTGGTTGTCATCGACCACGGCGCCAGGTCGGCACGCGCGACAGAAGTGCGCATCACGGTCATTCAGCACCTCACAGTCTCGGCAAATCCACTTGTTGCTGACCCCCGGACAGTACGTCGCGTAGGGGCCCACGACCCGCACGAAACAATGGCAACAAACGTACGCCGTCAGGTTGTGGCGCATCGGTAGCGGATCGTCATGTGGGATCTCTTCACCGAGCTTGTGAGTCGCGGGAATCCTCGCGCCACCCTGCTGGCAGACATGACAGATCACACCAGTACAAGACTGGCTGACGAAGTGTTTGGCCTCTACCCTCGTTGACATGGGGGCCTCCTTTCGACCCCCACTACGGTAGCACAGTGAGGTCCATCGGTAATCGGGGGTGGGTCGTGAGTCGAACACGACCTTGCGGGAGCCCTACTGCTCACCACCCTGTTTGGCTATTCGGCGTTGGTTCCTTCCACCTCCGGGTGCGCCTCCGGCACACGAACTTTGTCAGCCTTGCCCGCGATGGCAACCCTTCCCGTGTAGGTCAGTGAAGCGGCGATCTTGCTGAGTCCCGCCTCCACACACTGACCGATGATTTCAGCCGCCTCGATCTCGGCATCGACAGGCTCCTCACGCTTCTCGTTGAGCATGTCGATCTGAGCTTGCATGTGGTTGGCGGCAGTGACCAGATCGGCACCCGTGATCCGTATCGATTCATCACCAGGCTTGATGTGCCTGATCGCAGAGAGCTTCGAGCGCTCCACCGCCTCACGAATCGAGGCGGGAATGAAGCCCCGCAGCTTCTCCCCAGCCAACGTCAGGTCTTCCTTGTCGGCGATGAGACCGCGCCCATAGAGCCGCATGAGCCGCTCCGCTGCCTTGGCATCCGGCGCTCGAACCGGTACCACGGTATCGATGCGACCCGGCCGCAGCATGGCCTGATTGATCCCTTGCACCTTGTTGGTCGTGAGCACCACGATGACCTCGGTGTTTTTCGCGTCGACACCGTCGAGGGTGTTGAGGATCTCGTTGACCTTCGCGGTGCGCGCATCGGGAGCTTCGTCGCCGTCCTCGTCCACCTGGATCTGGTTGATGTCCTCGGCGAACACCACACAGGGCTGGTACTGTCGAGCCATGGCGATCGCGCGTCCGAGGTCAGTAGCAGCCTTCACATAGATGAAGGTCCAGCGCGCCTTGGAGTTCACGCACTTGGCAGCCGTCACGTACGCTGCCAACGTCTTCCCCACTCCGTAAGGTCCTTCGAGCAGGATTCCGCGCTTGAGCGGAATCTTGAAAAACCGGCACACGTCGGTGTGCTCGATGGGCGCGAACAGCGCCGTCTCGATCATGTCCTGGACCTCGTCGGTGAAGATCAGTTCCTCCGGATGCACGTCCGTGAGATCCATAAACGAGGGCAGGTAACCGGGCTGGATCGAGAAAGGCCCATCACTGTCTGCATCGGGGAAGACCACCGAGATCGCCTTGCCGCGGAAGATCGAGTGCTCCTTGATCCAGTTCCGCAGGAGCATCACGATCTCGTTGACCTGGTCTTCGCTCTTGCGCCGGATCTCACCGCTCAGCTTGAACTTGACCGTCTTGTCCGGCATGACGCGAAAGTCGGCGTGAAGGAACCCCTCGACGTTGGGCAGCTCGAAGCGGCCCCACGGTACCTGGATCGTCTTGCCCGGTTCGATCTCCACACCGATCAACGTCGGCGGGGTTTCACCGAAGAAGTGCTCGTCGCCCTTGACGTCAACGAATCCGTACTTGTTCTGCAGCACGGACAACAGCGCGTGAGCCCCCTCGACCGGGTAGCAGTCGATCACGTGTGAGACCTGGACGATCGTCTTCTCTTTCTCGATCTGGCGTGCGATCCAGACGGCGGCTTCTTCGTGTGACATGCCCTCCGGGAAGATCATCTTGTTGCCCTCGCGGGCGAACGTGACGTCTTTGAATTTGGTATCGATGTCTTCCTCTTTTGGCTTCTTCGAGTCCTTCAGATTCTGAAGCGCTTTCTGCAGTGTGGACGCGGTCGGTGTTCCCATTGAGTTAATTCCTTTCTGAATCGAGACGATGATTTCCTCTGGCACATGCTCTGGCGCAAGTCCGGCTTGCTTTACGATGCTGATGAAGACAGCACCTGCTGCTTACTCAAAAAGAGGCGATGGCAGATTGGCTGCATCGATCCTCTGTAGTCGCTCGATGATCTCTCCCGCCTTCTTGTTCGGAAGGACCACGCGAGCGAACACGGCTAGATCACATAGAACGCACACATTCAAAACCCTCCTTGGAATGGGGAAGGGCTTGTCCCGCACCCTCGGGGACCAAGTCCAAGTTGAAAAAGAAATCGCACCCTGCCATGAGACCCGGCATGGGTGCAACTCCCTATTCGCGTTTTACGAGTGCGTACCCGAACTGACCTGCGACTACACGCAGAGCTGGCTCGTCACTACCCGGTGCTGCTTGAACCTTGCTGATCAGCACGTCGAGTCCGTGGGCCCGCGGCGCCGCATAGTCCTCATCCCTGTAGCAGACCAGTTGTTCCAGTGCAGTCAGCACCAACTGGCGCTCAGCTTCAGAGAGCACCAACAAAGTCCAATCCATCGCCCTGGGGCGAACCCTACCAGAGGCGTACTTCGTCGCGCCAGAAAGATCGGCTCACCGACGGAGTTCGTCGGTGCGGCCCGCTCGCACGTATCTCGCTAGCTCGTGCATGAGCGCGAGCCACGCCAAGCGCCCCGGACGGATAGCGAAACTCCGGGCCGCTGCCCGGAGCTGCCACGCCCACCGCCAGGTATGCTTGTCCCGTGTTGGGGCATAGACGACACCGACTGGGCTCAGTCGATGCACGGCTTGCGCGTACTTGCCGATTGCACGTCTGGTGGTTCGTGCTCGGTACTTCCGCCCGCCTTGCCACTCCGTAAGTATCTTGCGTGCTAGTCGAGCCCTCATCGGTTCTCCTTGGTTTTGACGACCACCTCTTCGAAGCGGCTATTCCGCATCAGGATCGTGCCCACCGACTCGCGGAGCTGCGGACCCGCACAGATCAGCGCCAGAAGCGTCTTCTTGTCGCCGGCTCGCCGAGCACCACTCACGATACGTTGGATGGCTGCATCCGTTGCGATGTACTTCACCGCCGGCTGTTTCTGCTGAGACATGACAACCCTCCTTCCGGAGGGAGGTCGATCTGCACAGAAGTTACGGCGGCGGGATCGGCTGCTGTTCGTCGACCGCATCCAAGATCTCAGCGATCTTCAGCCACGCGGTACCGCCACCACAAGACGACGACGCCGCGATCGCACTGATCGCGGCCAGCGCCCGCCGGAGATAGCGACTCTCGGGGCAACCGCATTCTGCGAACGCTTGAGGCGTGCGATCTTCCCGCAGCGGCTGCTCGACGACGCTCACGCCCACCCTCTGGACTCGGCGTACAGTTGGTCTTCTTGAGCAGCTTCGTGCCGGAGCTGCTCTTTCACGCGCATCATGGCCAAGCCGTAGCTGCGCAGCTCCAAGGCGACCCTGGCGGTCGTCTTGTCCCGTTCGCTGGTGCGTCTGTTTGCGATGTCAGCCCGCAACTCCGTGATCGTGTGTGTCACAAGCCAATAGATATCGTAGACCCAGGGTCGTGAAATTTGAAACAAATCAGCGACAGCGTTGATGCCGTCGGCACCTTTGTCACCTAGTGGTTGGCGCCGAACGCAAACCGCTCCGATCGCACACGTTCCACAGCTCGGCTTCTTCTCCTCAGAATTATCAGGGTGCCATACGCCGTTCCGGCGGACGCCCACGTGAGGATTGAAACCAGGCCCGTACTTGACGATCCAAAGAATGTCCTCTTTGACGTCCTGTACGAAGCGCGTGACTTCTTCCGGTGTGGGATCCGGGATCTCGTATGAAGTTTGAAGTGACATGGTCACGACACTCTAGATCAGGAGTCGTGACCCAGACAACCTCAAAACAGGATGTCCGTCATACAGGCGTCACAGGTCCCCCGCCCGGGGACGGCCGCACGCTGCTGGGTTATCGCTCGACCTCGAACCAGGCGACGACAAGCCCGTCATCGTCATGAATCTCGACGGTCAGCGCCCCCGTGTTGGCGGCCTGCCGGCGGGCATCCGCCAGAATCAGGGCCCGCACGTGGTCACTCGTAGCGCCGTCGAGGTCGTGCCAATTGGCACTTTGTGTGGCGTCCAGATGAAGTGTCAGTTGCTGCATCTCTCCCTACCTCCGGCAAAAGGTCGATCTGCACAAAAGTCAACTACTCGTCATCGTCGGTGGGCTTGCGCTCGAAGGACTCGAAGCTCCGCGGCTCATGGTGCTGCGCCATGCTCATGGCCAGCGTGACGGCGTGGGCGACACCCGTGGGAGGCTCCGACACCCCGGCGCCGAAGTTGTCGGCGCACGCTTCCTCCCACAGCGCCGCCAGGGCCGCCCGGATGACCTCCTCCTCGGCAGCCGTCGCACCCGCGATCGCAGTCGTGAACGCGGGCCGGTCAAACGCGCATGCGTCGAGATCGACTTCGAAGCCGCAGCGCTCATCGATGCGATCCGAGACGTATTGAATCCACGCGTCGTAGTCCGCTTCGGTGACGTCTCCCATGTTGTAGCTCGTCAAAGTCACAGAAATCATTGTTGCCTCCCTGGTAACCAGAAGCTGGGGCTGCTACGCACCACATTCGGGTGTTGGTCGGGTGCGAGCACAAAGCCCAGGCGCGCCAGCCCCGGCACCAACTGCTGATTGAGAACGTTCTCCAGGTAGAGTGTCAGGTCAGGGTAGTCGGTGCGCAGCTGGTGAATCAGCGCCTTGAACGAGCCCCGCCCCGGTTCAGTCGCGCTCGCCGAAGCGATGGTGAACACGGGATTCCAAGGCTTGCGATCGATGTACCGTGGCCCGAAGCGCACGTACAACGAGCTGAAGCCCGGCTGCTGAATGTGACGGCCAACTGGCCAGTTCAGTTCACGACCGTAGGCAATGAACTGTGCAAGATCCATCATCGTTGTCTTCGCTCTCATGCCTTGTCCTCCGCGATGGCACGCAAACAATCAACCACAGCAAGCCAAACCAGGAAGAGCAGCCCCGCGTCCCAACCCAGTAGCACAGTGGTCAGCACGACGGTCGGAATGTAGATCACCAGGCGGATCACGATTCACTACTCCCGATCGCTAGTCATCTTCGTCAGCCAGAGCGATCGCGATCCTCGTCGCTACGAACTGCGCGACCCCTTGCGAGCCATGAAGCTTTTCCCAGCGCGCCAGTCCTTCCGCGATGGAAAGGATGTGATCGTTCTCGACGGTGCAGGTGCAGATGGGTGGGCTGAGCGGCCCACTGTTCGCGTTCAGCATGCAGTCTTCATCGTGGTTTGCTGTTGGCTTCATAGCGGCCTCTTGAGGAAAGCAGTCAGGCATGTCGTGTCGTCCTGGGAGGAAGTAGAAACAACGACTGAGACCAGCTCCCAGCCTGTCGCCCCGAACGTGTCGAGCGTGTCCTGGAGTGCCTCCGGCTGATCCTCTTTCACCTGGCAGCACATGTATTCCCACTTGGTCATCGGCTTCTCCGAAGCTGTTCGATTTCCAGCTCGTTCATGCGCTCGACCATCCACTCGCCCGGTGAGCCGCCGTAGCCCTCATCGATGTTGGCGCGGAAGGTCTTCCAGCTGGTTTCAAGCTCAGCCAGCTCGCGGGTCAGCTCCGCATCGCTCAGGGCGGTGGCCGGTCTCATTTGGGTGGCTGGGGCATGGTGGACTTGATGGCCTTGTTGAGCGCCCAGTAGCGCCGAGCGAAGGCAACGTCCTGCTTGGTGAGGTAGCGATAGTCCCGCAAAGTGGTGTCCTCCTCATCATTCGGCATGCAGCCGATGTCGAGCACTGACAGCCGCGTGTCCTTGAAGTACCGGTCCCCGGCGGGGATGTGCCGGTTGAGCCACTTGATGGCCCGGACCACAGCCAGGGCATCTTCAGCCGACGCGCATTCGATGGTCCCGTCGGGCCGCACGGCAAACTTTCCCATTGAAGTTGTCCCTTCCCCTTGGTTCCAAGTTCCTGAGTCAAAGTGCTACGTTACAGCCCCAACACCCATCCCACTGTCACCTCGAAGTGTCACCCGCCCAGGCAGTCTAGCTCAGGGCCCCAAGCCCGTGAAGCACACTGCCGAAGTCCTTCATCTCCTTCATTTTCTTCACTCGTCATCCGCCTCCAGCATCACCCAGTGCCAGCCCCCCGCAGAGCGGGGATACCCAATGAAGCGATGCTTCTCCAGGTCGCTGATCGGTAGGGTAGGGAACTGACGCATGACCCCGCGCCGTTGCACGTCGGTCAGCTCCGCCCAGGTCTTGGCTTTAAGTGTCAGGGTCATTCTTGAGCAGGTCGAAGCCGTCCGTCGTGGTGTGCGGTTCGTCGAAGACCTCGAAGCGCCAGCCGTCCGCGACCTTGGACACGGTGAAGTTCCGTCCCTGCCGAACCAGCTGGGCGCAGGTGTCGCTGGCGATCCTCTCGTCTGAAAGCGTGATGGTCTTTGCGTTCATGCTCTCCTCCGACCTCAAGGTCGATCCGCACAGAAGTCAAAGGGGACCCTACCATGGTAGGCTCGTAGCTAACCGCGTCAGTTTATATTATGCGTCAATTTAGTTTCTACCCCCAAAATTTTCGATCACAGGCCAGATGTCACCTCCGGGCCGCCGAGGAACGGTGGGCCCCTAAACAATGGCTATAAATAGCCCATCATTCCGCGGACCTACCGGTCTGAGAGGCAAAGCCTCTCAGACTGGCAGGTCAGCCTCTCACGCTGAGATGCTGGTGAGGCATGGCCGTAGGCCATGCTCACGGAGCATCTCAAGCTGAGGGGAATGATTGGGCTTTCAGGCCGAGAGGACGGGGTAGGCGGCTGCGGCCTTCGGGAGGTCGTGACGAGCGCGTCCAGCGGCCTTGCGGTTGCGGCAGTGCAGGCAGTTCTTGTGGGGGCGTGGCAGGAAGACGGGGCCTTCACCTCCGTGGCGAAGGGGAAGTGGGCAAATGTCCTTCCCGCATCCGGTGCATGCGACGTCTTCGAGGCCGTGCTTGGTGGGCTTGAGGATCATCATGGGTCGGTCTCCTTTCACGCTGAGAGGTCGATCTACGCAGAAGTTTTGACGCCTTGGGCCCAATTGTAACTTCGAAGTTCTTTCGGCCTGGGGCGCAGATCAACTCAAGTGGTCGATATCGTTGGGATAATGCTTCGCGTCCATTTGTAAACAACAGGCCATTCCTACCGGCCTGAAAGGTGTTGACCTCTCAGACTGGTAGGGACCTGATGACGCCGACGCACGCACGACAGGCGCATGCTAACGTAGCAGAATGCTTCGAAGTCCTACTTGGAAGGTCTACTGCCTGTTCGACCCACAAGACGGCGAGCTGCGCTATGTCGGGTGCACAGCTCAAGCACTCGGGGCCCGCATCCGGACGCACCGCCAGGTGCGCGAGCTACGCACAACCAACTGGGGTCTCTCCTACCTGCCTGAGGAGCGCGGCAAGTCCAAGAAAGAGATGTGGATCCGAGACCTCAGACGAAGAGGAGCCACCCCATACGTCGTCGTGGTGTCCACCTTCCATGACAAGAAGACCGGTCTTCAGGCTGAGAGGTGGCTGATAAACCTATTGATAACGCTAGGTTACGCACTAACGAACAGCGACAGTCGTACACAAAAGCTTGCCCGACAGCGCTGCGGACAGTTCTGACGCTTTCACGCTACTGCACGTCTCACCTCTCTTTCCTTTGGCTGCGACCTTCGAACCCCATGTCGGCACGGAAGGATGATGGCGTCCGGGTGGACCACACTCTCAGCTCGGAGGGCACGCTTGCGCCAGTAGAGGGTGGGCAGCGCCGCCAGCACCAGGAGAACCACATCAGCGACGAAGTGCATGGACCTCTCTCCTTTCAGCGGCGGATGAGCCGCTCTGCGAGCTGTGCGCGCCGAACCCAGCGCCGGGCGGTGATCAGAAGGCTCACACCGAGACCAAGCTGACCCGCGAGAATGACTGCTGCGACAAGTGTCATGACCTTTCTCCAGTAAAAGTGCTACGTTAGCGGACCCAATCAGTGGGCCCAGAGGCGAGGACTCGAACCTCGCTTTCCAACCGAGTGAGCAGTTGGTGACCCTGTCGTCCCTCTGGGCTGCCCGGGTTTCTCACTTCCCGAACGCCAAGAGGTCGATCTACACAGAAGTCAGGTCAGAGCGCGCCTAATGTAGGCAGCCTCACGACAAAAAACACACGCATCAAAATGCTCTAGGATGCGCGTTCGCCTACCTCCAGGCACCTAGGGTCCATCCGCGCGATCGCCCAAAATCGGACCCAAAACCCTCGATTCCTGAAATGTCGCACAAAGTGCTTGACATACTCTCAGGATGAGCGTACTGGCGACTGTTCCTCTCATCCTGAGAGGAACGCATTGAGAGTACGCGTCCGCGTACTCTCATACTGAGGTGCTGGGTCGTCTCAGGATTGAGACGACCCCCGCTCAGAGCCTTTCAGTCTGAGAGCCTTCGGCCTCTCAGACTGAGATAACTACGCGTTTTCCTTACGGAAAACGGAAGGCCCGGAAGCCCGCGTTCCGCGGGCTGTGTGCTGGGAGAACATCTAGAGATACGGATGAGCTTCCTAGGGGTGAAGAGCACCTACAGAAGCAGACACAGAGGCTAGGTGAAAGGCATATCCCGAGAGCTGTGGTTCCCGTCCTTCCCGTTCCCCTCTCCTGTGGCTCTGTGGTCCCTCTCGTTGTCCTTCCCTGATCTCTCGGATGTTCTCGTTTCCTCTACTCTTTCTCGTCTGTTACCTGGTGGACTTGTGGGGGGCTATGACCTGCCATCCTGGTAGTGGTCTACTCCTCCCCTCTGGTGGTCCTTCCCAGGGTTTTGTGGGGGATGTGGAGGCTATTGAGGGGTGACAAGAGGGATTTTCTCGGGGGAATATTCGTGTCGGGTGTTTGGAGGTCGGTTGAGGGGGGTTGGGTGTGGTTTTCGGTGTGATTGAGAGGGGTTGGGATGGGAAGTGTGGGGGAAATAGGGGCTAAGATATGGGAATCGTTAGTGAAAGAGGGAATTTGGGTTGTGGAGTCTGGGGAGCTGGAAGTGGGTGGTTTGTGAGTGATTACGGCTAGTTAGCATGTTTGGGTTGAGCTTGGGTTGGCTGGTGTGTCAGGGTCTTTCGGGATTCGTTGGTTTGGGGGATTGGAACTTCTACTTTGGAACACTGTGTTGCTACTTGGCTGCGGCCCTTTGGGCTGCTGGACTGACATGGCCTCCTGCGCCTGTGCCGCTCGGTCTTCTCAACCTGCCTCTTGTCAACCTGCCTCTTGTCAACCTGCCTCTCACTTCCCCGCCGCACATTCCAGCGGGGGCGCTGACCAAAGAAGAGGCAATGTTTATGCTGACTTGCATCTGGAGCAGCGCCGAGAGCGGTGCTTTGCCGGGTCAGCTCTTTGGGCAGACCGCCAAGCTCATTCGCTTGATGCGCAGCGTGGTGCCCGACTTCGATCCTGACGCCATGCTGGAGCGCATCAAGCACAAGCTGGTCGCTTTGGCGGTCGTGGAAGAAATGGGTCCGCGAGATGAGCCGTTGACCAACGCAGTCAAAGCGGGGCCCTGGTGGTGAGGCCATGAGTCGGATTGCCGCCCTGAATGAGCAGCTGATTGTGGCGCTTCGCACCGTCATGCCTAACGCCGTGGCGGACTACTTTGCCGCCAACATCGACCGCTGGCTTGGCATCGAGGCAGCCGCCCGCATGGTTGTAAACGCCGCTGAGGTCGACAAATCGCCCCAGGCGCTTGCGCTGGCGATCTTCCAGCTTCGCGAGGTCGTGAACGCACCCACGCCCCCGCCACCAGGGTCGTCGGAAACCAAGCAATGACCCAGTGGTTTTATGCACTGCGGTTCTGGTGGTACTGGCTGCGGGCCCCGGCAAGCGCCCGCCTGCTTCTGAGCTTCAACGGTGTAACGGTGCGCGCCGTGCGGTTGTCGAGTGACGTTATCCTCGTGCGTGATGCGTCACGGTTTCGTGGTGCAGTCGGCTTCTTCCAGGAGAAATGACACAATGGGCATCTCAGGCGAGATCAAGGTCGGCGATCGGTTCATTTGGAACGGCGTGAGGACTTACGGAAGCGGCTGGACCATAGAGCCAGGGGACGTCGTGGTCGTCACGGATAAGACTCGGGGTGTGCCTGTGACACACAGGGGGCATCTCTGGTTGGCCCGGGTCGAACGCACAGACGCGCACTCGTGGTTCGCCTTCACCCACGAGGCGTGGGCGCGCTACGTCGAGGGGCCCATGCCCGAGGACAAGCCGCCGCTGCAGCCCGCTGCCAAGTGCCCAATCGCTCTGGGGTCACGTTGGCGCAAGAAAGTGGGGGCTGGAAATTGGAAAGAGGGTGACGAAGCTGTAGTGGTGCACATCGAGCAAGGTCACTTCGGGTGGCTTGTTCAGATGCAAAACGACAAAGGGTTTAGCGATGGACCCTGGTGCTTCAGCCCAGACGGGAGGCATGACCAGGGGACGTGGCTTTGGCTCTGCGACCCGCCAGTCGAGAGCCCCACCCCTGCTCCCGACCCCGCTCCTGCACGCAAAGCCAAGGCTTGCCCGATCGCCGTAGGCTCACGCTGGCGTCGAACGCGCGGCGGTGGCTGGAAAGGGGTCAATGGCGGGTCTTGGGACCTTGGCGAACAAGCCGTGGTGGTCGGAGTCAGCGACAAGCCGCTGGACGGTGATTGGCTGGTCACGCTGCAGAGCACCAAGGATGGCTACATCGATGCAGGTTGGCATTTCCATGTAGATGGAACCCACGACCTGTGGGCCCTGGTGAGCGATCCCCGCGACAAATGCCCGATCGCTCTTGGGTCACGCTGGCGCAGGAATTCGCCCGAAGGTTACTGGAAGCAGGGTGACGAAACCGTCGTGATGAGTGTGAAGCTGGCTCTGGCCAAGAACTGGCTTGTTGTGCTGCGCAGCGACGAGCACGGAGATACAGATTGGCTCTTTGAGCCAAATGGGACTCACCGCGCCTGGACCCTGGTGAGCGTCAAACAACCCCTCGTCGGGTCACGCTGGCGCATCACCAGTGACCTTTGCGGCTGGAAAGCCGGCGATGAAGCTCAAGTCATAAAAGTCTTGGAACGATCCACAGGTGGCTGGTTTGTCGTCCTGCGCAAGCTTGACGAGCACGGATGGTGCAACGATCTGGTCAAGCGGGCCACCGACTGGCACTTCAGCGCACAGCAGACTGACAACACCTGGGTGTGGGTCTGCGACCCACCAGTCCACAAGATTGGCGGCGAGCTGAACACCCAGCCGGCTCCGACCTACGTCAAGTGCGCCCCTGGCTGCACCCCCGCTAGCCCCTGCAAGCGCTCTGTGTGCCCTGTCTGGCGTGAGCCTGGATTCCGCGTGATCGAATCCCAGGTGCTCTGGGCTCAGCGCCAAGACCACATCCACAAGGAGGCCAAGGAGCGCCCCGTCGATCCAGCGCCCCGTCAGTACGCTCCGCCGGAGCTGCATTGCGAGCTGAACTGGGCGTGCGGTTTGGTCCGGACCAAGCAATGACCGCTGTTGTCGAGGGTGTCGATATCACCCCAGAAGAGGCAATCTTTCTGCTGACTTGCTGTTGGTACAATCGAATGGAGGGCGAAAACTACCTGCCTTGCCAATTCCCGAGCAGCGCAAGCGTTGAGAACGTCATCGCGCAACTTCGGGCGATTGTTCCCACGTTCGATCCTGACCGGTGCGCGGCAGAGATCGATCGCAAGGTCAACGACGCCATTCGGCGCGAGGAGCTGGCAGCAAGCCGTAAGACCAATGGCTGATGCACCCGATCCCGATCTCGGGGCCATCAGGGCGGTCTTGCAACAAAGCGTCAGCGACCCTCAACTCGTTGATACCATTGTGCAATTGATCAAGCGCTGGACGGATATCGAAGGCGCCGCGACGATCGTCATGTACACCGCGGCCAGCTATGACGATGGCTCCGCGTCCGCGTCGTCGAGACTGCTCCACGAAATCGCACTTGGGCTCTTAGGCAAGGCGCTGAGCATTCCCATGCCCGAAATCGTTGCACCGGCGACGCCCGCGCGACCGAGCTGACTCGGAAACTTTCATGCCAGGAGACTTCATGCCACTTCGACTTAACGCCACACAAGCGCAAATACGTGTGCTAGCCAACAAGCATGTTGCGCGATACAGCAAGTACATAGACCACGCCAGAGCTGGTCACCCTGGGTACTCCTACGAAGACAGCTTGCACTATCTCGGCATTTGGGTCGGGATCTTGGCCAAGGACTGCGATCCGGCGCGCCTGGCGCCCTTCGAGCGCAGAGAGGTCGTGGAGGCGATGGATGATGAGGTCGGCGACCTGGAGGCTGAGCTGAACAGGCCGTGGGAGCCGCACCCGACCGAACCACTGCCGCCTACAGTTGTCGGGATCATCGTTCAGCTTCCCCCGAAGCTCCCTGATGTCAGCGTTTCTACGGAGGACGTAATCGCGATCCTACAGCGGGCCATGACCGAACCCGTTCGGATGCTCATCGTCGAGCGCAAAGAAGCCCCTGGCAAATGGGCGCTCCCCGGGGGCAAGGTCGAGCCTGGTGAAACCCTTCTGCAGGCTTTGACTCGAGAAGTCAAAGAAGAGACGGGTGTCGTAGTCGAGGTCGCTGATGAGTTCTTTCGCGGCACATCGTCGCGCAGCGGTCGCCCAGTCATCGCCTTCAACGTCACCAGGTGGTCGGGCACGCCAGAAACACGCGAGCAGGGCGTCAATGTACGCTGGGGAACGCTAGAAGACCTACTCGACAGCCCTTTCGCCGACTTCTACAAAGCGATGTGGTGGCTTCCATGAATCCAGAAAGGGTGTAAGTCATGCAACTTATTAGGGAATTCCTGCACATGGACTGGTCGACGGCGTGTGTATTTTCCGTGGCGTTCATCATGGGCGGGATCACGATCTCGATCGGTCTCGCGACGAGGCGCCCATGACCGACACACTGCTTGTGGTGGGGCAGCGCTGGGAAGCATTGCGTGATATCGAGGCGCACCCCGACCATCCGCTGATCCCCAACAAACCCTAGCAATGGGCACTCGGATTCATGCTTGCCATATCGGTGATTTGCAAGCGCCATGGCTGGCACCCCACTCACTTCTTTCAGTGGGTTGCTGAAAGCTTCCCCCCACAAGCGAGTGGCTGATGTTCGAGCACGAACCATTCGCGCCCGATGACGACTACTACGGCGAGCACACGCTACGGGCCAAATCGCTGCTTGATGGGCGTGAAGTGCACCTGCTCCAGTACATGTTCAACCTGCGGCTAGCTGTTACCACGGAGCCGCATGGCATGTGTTACGAGGACGGCTATTGCTTCCACGACAGCGCGGCGGCGTACCGTGCTTTCGAAAGCTGGGATGGTGATTCCATCCCGAGTGAGCCGTGGGCGAAGAATCCCTTCAGAGGGGTCTACGGACCATGCTCATGTGTGAGCTGCCAAGGGCATCAACGATGAATCCATACTTCAGCCCTGAGGAAGCGATCATAGTTCGTTACGTACTCCATGGCGGAGAAGAACATGTGATCGTCACGCTCACGTGCTGCGGTACCTATCGAGGTACGCATCATCTCGGCATGAACGTCACCAGCGGCTTTGGCTCATATGGATACGAGTGGCACAGCATCGGGCAACCGGACCCGCGGAGGTTCCTCATCAGCTGCGATGCTGACTACCTCTATCGCAAGCTCACCCACGTAGTTCGGGTCTATGACGGTGAACAGACCCTGGCCAATGTCGTTGCTGCCTTCAAAGCAACTCATCCGGATCTCATCGATGACCTCGGCGATGAGTTCAATTCCCTCGACAGAATCGAGGATTTCCACCTGTGGTGGCACAATCTCGACAATCCGCGATTTCACAATGATGACATGGATGGGAACGACGATCCGCAGCAATTGGTCGCCTACAAGCGGGAGCCTCAGTGCTGGACGTTCTGTGAGCAGTACTTGCCACTGCTCAAGGATCGGCTACGCCAGGAACTGGACGCGGGCTTAGCATTCGGCTGCAAATGACCATTCTGGTTTGTGGCGGCCGGCTCTTCCGGCCCACAGCACAGAGCTATTCGACACTCGCTGATCATCTGCTGCCTGGCACCAAACTGATCCACGGTGGCGCCACGGGTGCCGACGCGTTCGCCGATGAGTTCGCCAAGGGGCTTGGCTTCGTCGAGGTCGTACCCTACCGTATCACCAGAGCTGAGTGGGCACAGCTTGGACCGGCTGCAGGGCCCATACGGAATCAGCGCATGCTCACTGAAGGCAAGCCTGACTTGGTGATCGCGTTTCCTGGAGGTCGTGGTACTGCTGACATGGTAGAACGCGCGGAAGCTGCTGGGATTCCGGTCATCAGAGCAAAGTAGGAGGTAGCGATGGGCGCATACCTGAATCCTCCGATCGACAAAGCCATCTGGCTGGAACTCCACGGAGAGCCGCTCCCGACGCCTCCCACGAAAGTGCACACGGGTGAGAAGCTTGCCGTCTGCCTGGTCAACAACGGGCCCTTCACAGCCGCTGGGATCATCTTCGATGAAGAGCATAGCAACTTGTCAAAGTACCTGAAGCGGTGACCAAAGCTAACCCCGAAGCTACGCGCCTTCGCGCAGCTCTTGAGCCAAGCGCCCTACGCCAAGCGTGGAAGGACTGGCAATGGTTGCATTGTACACACCTGGAGGATGGCCCTCAACAACACGGAACCGTGTGCATCACGTGTGCGCTTGACTGCATCGCTGCCCGCATAAAAGAGGACTGACCGCATGGATTCCGATTCACAATTCGGTATCAAGCACTGGGTCATCTACAAGAACCCCAGCGACTACCCCAACAAGTACGTCGTGCGTTGCCTGGTTGCGGTCAAGGGGGAAGTGCTCGCTGACATGGAGCCAACCACAGTGGTCGATACCCTCGAAGCTGCCCGTGCGCGGGTGCCAGATGGCACGGTCATGGTCGCGAGACACCCCAGCGACGATCCGGTCATCGTCGAGGTCTGGCTTTGATGGATGACAAGCACAACTATTTCACGGTGGATCGGCTGCTCCACACCACAGCTCATACTCGCGCTGTGCGAATGACCATCTGGCTCGACGATGATACGAATTGCGAGGTGCTCATGACGCCTGAGCAAGCACGGGCTCTAGCAGCTCGGCTGACCGAGACCGCGAACGATCCAGTGACCCCAGAGGAAATCGCTGCTTTGGCAACAACAGCGGGTAACAACTGACGAAAGGACCAAACCATGAAGACGTTCATCGCTCTGTGCATCGCAAGCTTTGTCATCGCTGCCGCTCCAACGCGAACCTCTGCGGCCGACAAAGGCGTCTGGGGCTATGTCAGCCTTAACGTTACCTGCAACCCAAAAGGGCGATTCGGGGAGCAGACACGCGCGAAGCTTGTGTCCATGGTCTTTGGGTTTTGCGGCATGGAGCTGCGGGATGCCATCCTGCAAGATGCAGAGCCGTACTACTCACAAGCAGCCGATGACGTATGTGGCCCAAACAACTGGGACATCACATACAAGTACGTCGCGGTATCGTTCATCAGCGAAGAGGATGCCCAAAACCGACATGACAAAGACTTGATCTCGGGGAACTACAGTATCCACAAAGAGTTTCCGTACCTGTGGACGGCGTACTGCAAAGGCAAGTAGGCGGTGAGCTTCACTCTGCGTGACTACTTGGTCTGCACCGTCTATAGCTACGTTTCGCTTTCACTCATCGGAGTGTGGAATCCCAAACACCACACTCGACAACGAATTCGTATCGTCGCCGCTTTCTTGTGGCCCATTGGCATTGTGTTTGCCATCCACCAGATTGGCCGCAAGCTGGTCAAGCTGCTGTCAAAATGAAGTGCCAAACCTGCCAGCACACGTACCTGTGCCATGTAAACAACTACGGAGTTGGGCGCTGTCAGAAAGGTGGCTGTCCTTGCGTCAAATATGTGGCGCCCGAATTGGTCCTTCTGCCATCGATTCCAAATGATGACTTGACAAAGTAACCTCACGAATGCTTAGCTTAGAGACATGTTGCGCAAGACGATAGACAGTGCAGTTTCGTTCTATCGACGCCACAAGGTGGTCCGGGAACTCGTTAACCACCAGTTTCCGAAGACCTCGGTCTTCCTTGAAGTGCGCGGAATCCGCCTGCGAATCGGGCTCAGGACATTCGTTCCCCTGCCCTGGCACGTGACGGACCTAGCGGATGTGCTGGTCGAGCGCAACCCCCGTACCGGATCGTGGGTCTGCACCAAGCACCCGGATCAGGTGGTCCCCTTCGTCGTCGAGCCGGGGCTACACGCCCGGAGTTGCTTCTGTTCCCAGATCGATCGGACCCTGCGCCCGTGCATTGTGTGCCAGGATAACGCAAAGCTGATCGGGCGCGACTTCAGCGCCATTCAGTAAGTGGTGCCGGTACAGTACATCACACTGCCGCTGACCACGTCGATCGTAGAGCTGCGGACGTGGTTCGAGCAAGGCTGGCGACTGGTGTGCTGGGTCGACCACTACACGCTCGCACACCATGGGGAAATCTCGGGTCCGATGACAGGCTAGTCCTCTCACGTCAAGATATTTGACGAAAATCTCCCGAGAGGGACTAGCATGGAGGCATGACGATCAAGACGCGTCGTGTCTCAGCGGCAGCGGCCGCAGTCGCTCTGCTGTTTGTCGTGAGCGTCGCACTCCGACACAAGCCTGCGAAGCACCACCTTCCGACGCCGCAAGCGAGACGACTCCAGCTCGCGGCAGCTTCTTCGACGATTTGCACGATCGCGCAAGAAGGGAACCAGGCTTCGATCAAGTGCCCCGCTGGCGAAGTGTTCAGCAGCGTCTTCTTCGCGAGCTTCGGGAACGCTACGGGCACCTGCTCGACGTACAAGCTCGGCACGTGCAACGCGACCACGTCAGTCGCTGTGGTCTCGCTGGCGTGTCTCGGAAAAGCTTCCTGCAAGGTCAACGCTTCGAGCGCCACGTTCGGCGGCGATCCTTGCGCGGGGACTGTCAAGCATCTCAGTCTGAGACTTGTCTGCTCACCGCCACCCCCACCACCTTGCCCCGCTGACGGCGGCGCGGGAAGTGGTGGCTCAGGTGGTAGTGGTGGCAGCGGGGGAGCTGGTGGCGTAGGCGGCTCTGGTGGCACCGCTGGCTCTGGCGGCGTAGGTGGCTCTGGAGGCTCAGGCGGTAGTGGTGGAGTCGGAGGTACTGGAGGCTCAGGCGGATCCGGAGGCTCTGGTGGATCGGGTGGATCGGGTGGATCGGGTGGATCGGGTGGATCGGGTGGAAGTGGTGGTTCAGGCGGCACGGGAGGAACAGGCGGCAGTGGCGGAACCGCAGTCCTCAAGGTCGGCAACCACGCGCTCATCGATACCTGTGGCAACACCTTCGTTCCGAAAGGAATCGAAGCGACGATGGGCTTGGGCTTGGAATACAACGGCACGCTCGCGAACGTGGTCGATCAGATCGCACTAACCAACGCGAACGCGATTCGTCTGCTGCCCAACATCTCACAGCTGCAACCGAGTGACGTGCAGCCGATCATTGCACGGGCCATCAGCCATGGACTCGTGACCTATATCTCGCCTGGTGATCGAACCTGGTTTGGTCAGGCGGCGGTGCACACGATGCTGACCCCGTACCTGCCCTACCTCGTGATCGACGCCTACCAGGAGGCCGAGTTCGACGATCCCGTGCGCTGGCTCTCCGAAGCTCAGGCGGCCGTCGTCCAGGTTCGCGGCTACGGTTACAGCGTTCCGCTGGTCGTGATCAGCAATCAGTACGGTCGTGACCTGCCCACGCTGCTAGCTCACGGTGCCGACGTCGAAGCCGCGGACCCGATCCACAACACCATTCTCGGCTGGCAAGCCTACTGGGGCTCGAACGCCTCCAATCCCTGGACCTACCAACAGCAATACAACCTGACGTGGGAGCAAGCCGTCGCACAGGCGGCAGCGGCCCCGTTCACCGTCCAGCTCGGACTCGACTACGTGACCGACTTCCCCGATTGGTTTATGGACTATGGTCACGTCATGGATCTTACCAAACCGGTAGGACTGGGTTGGCTTTGGTGGGATTATTATCTACCATTTGGCGACACTACGAATGATCTGACAAGTGACAATTCATTTGCTCACTTGTCGACACTTGGCCAATCCGTCGTTGTCACTCAACCCTCTGGATTCAGCTCGCCCAACCCGAAGGCGTGCAAGCCGCCTGGTTTCTAAACCGCTGACCTGTTTTTCAGCCACTTGACCCGTCAAGCGCGGGTGTTGTAGGGTTGCCCCCGTTGGCACGGTCGGGTCAGGTGCGTTATGGCATGGTGAGGCAGGATGGGTTGGGCGAGTCTGGGCTTGGGTTGGCCCGGCTTGGCGGGGCAGGAAGGGCTCGGCGAGGCTTGGCAAGGCATGGCTAGGAAGGGACAGGCAAGGCAGGAATGGTGCGTAGGGGATAGGCACGGCTGGGATCGGATGGGATCGGAACGGCAGTCGAGGAAAGGTGTGGTCACGCCCGGTAAGTCGAGTCGTGGCAGGGCAGTCGAGTCGAGGAACGGAAAGGAAAGGGTGGAAGGCAGTGGTAGGGCAGGATCGGTCAGGACCGGCAAGGCGGTGTTGGAATCGGAATGGTCCGGCAGCTTAGGTGAGGAGTGGTGAGGCACGGTTTGGTTTGGAATGGAGCGGCAGTCTCGCAGAGGTGAGGTATGGCAAGGCATGGAGTGCACGGCTAGGAAAGGCAGTCACGGACAATGGCGCGCCAGGGTTTGGGGGGTTGGGTATGGAATGGAAAGGCACGGCAGTAGAGGACCGGAAGGGCCGGGTCAGGATGGGATTCGCAGGGCAGGGGCGTGGCAGGTCGGGCCAGGTATGGTGCGTTTTGGCTGGGCGAGGAACGGTTGGGTTTGGCAGTCGAGGTTAGGAAGCGAAGCGAAGGTCAGGGTGTGGCTCGGCAGTCCTGGTCGGGAATGGGTCGGCAAGGAAGTAAACGGCATGGCAGTCGCGGCAGCCAAATCGTAGGCAACCAACGTGACTGTGCAACTTGAGAACTGACACTTTGTGAAAGGGGACTTGGAATGCGAAATGGAACGACAACAGCACCGCTGCCTTCGGCATTGACCAAGCGGCGAGGTCGACCACCCAAAGCGCGACCGTGGGAGGACGATACCGGCGAAGTGCCGCCGACCAAGATCGACATCAAGGAAAAGATCGCCAAGCCGACCAAGGAAAAGACGGCGGCGATTTTCATCCCCAAGATTGCCGTCAACCACACCACGATCAAGGTGATCGGCATCTCCAGTCTGATCGTGCATGCGTGGAGCGAGAAGGCCAAAAAGGAAATGCGCGACAAGCAGACTGGCGTCGCCACGCAAAAGCGTGAGTTCAAGGTCCCCATGGACGACTTCAACGGCGCTCGCTACCTCAATGCTGAGGGTAAGGATTGTGTTCCTGCGCTCGCCTTCCGCAACGCCGCGGTTGAGGCGGGTGTGCTCGCCGGCGTCTTCAAGACGACGTTGCGCAAAGCATTCTTCATCACCGGCCCTGACCTGATTCCGATCATCAGCGATCCTCCCATCATGAGAGAGGACATGGTGCGTGTCGGTCAGGGTACCGCCGATCTCAGGTATCGGCCCGAATACAAGAACTGGAGCTGCGTCGTCCCTGTCGAGTTCAACCCCAAAGTGCTGAGCCTCGAACAGCTCGTCAACCTATTCGACAACGCGGGTTACGCGATTGGCATTTGCGAGTGGCGGCCCCAGCGCGATGGTCAATTCGGACGCTTCCGCGTGGCCATCGATAGCACCAAGTAAGGGGGCAAGGCAGGGATCGGGCGGAAGGGCTAGGTTGGCTAGGCTTGGCAGTCATGGGCCGGGTGTGTTCCGGAACGGAAGGGGTCGGCGCGGAATGGCACGGCAGTCAGCGCAGGGCTTGGTTCGGCTTGGCCAGGTTGGTTCCGGTTCGGAGCGGCTAGGCAAGGCAGTCGAGGCCGGGGAGTGGGCTAGTCTGGGCGAGTCAGGGTAGGGTCGGCCAGGGACTGGATTGGCAGTCGAGGTTAGGAGTGGAATGGACGGGTAAGTCACGGCTTGGCAGGAACGGCGAGGCCCGGCGCGGCCCGGACCGGTAGGGCCCGGCACGGTATGGTCCGGTACGGACTGGCAGGGCAGGAATGACTAGGCTAGTTACGGCACGGCACGGATCGGCACCGCTGGGCAGTCGGAGGCTGGGAAAGGCGCGTTTTGGACCCGTGGGGCTGGGTGTGTTTGGGCATGGATTGGAACGGAACGGAGCGGCATGGCAGTCAAGGCAAGGTGTTGCGGGGCAACGCGAGGAATGGTGTGGCAGTCGGGGCGGGGCGAGCTTTGCGTGGATGGGCGGGGAATGGCAGTCGTGGTGAGGTTGGGAAGCGAGAGGAGAGGAAAGGCATGGCGGGGCAGTCGGGGCCGGGCAATGTGAGGTCGGGCAGGGTGCGAGCGGGCGCGGCTGGTAAGGTGCGGGGCAGGGAATGTTTCGGCAGTGTTGGGCAAGGTGGGCAGCGCATGGCAGTTGTGGCGAGGTCCGGCGTGGGATCGCTGGGCCGGTTCGGTGTGGCAGGCTTGGTTTTGAACTTCCACAAAAAGGGAGACTTGAGGCATGGCAATCGCAGAGATCGATCCCACAAGCATTCGAGCGCGACCTGGTTCTCGGCTCACGAACAAACAAGCGTTGGCGATCGCACCGACGCTGTTTGCGATTGAACAGCGGGACGGGTTGGTCAAGCCCGAAGCTGTGCTGGAGGCTGCCCAGCAGAATCCGGGATCAGAGCTGCACTCACTGTTCCCCTGGAGCGATGCGGATGCGGCCCGCGCTCACCGACTCAACATCGCTCGTTCGATCATCCGCAGTGTGACGTACAAGGTGATCCGCTACGGCAACGGATCACTCAATGACTACGTACCGTGTTTCGTGCGCATACGGGAGGACGGCGAACCCCAGCTCGACGGCAGCACAACACTCCCGCAAACCGGCTACGCATCCGTCACCCGGGTGCTCGACAATGAGCACCTCCGTTCGCAGATCATCGCGGCCGCGGTACGCGAGCTGAACCAGGTTGTGCGCAAGCTCGAAACCTTGAAGGGGCTCGAACGGGCACTGACAAACGCGAAAGAGCTGCTCGAACAGCTCAAGAAAGCCAGCGCAGCTTGAGGTGTGTTGGTTGTGACGAGGACAAAGAAACGAGTAGCTACGCGTATGCCGGAACTGCTGTCGATCTTTGCACAGAATGCCGAACGTGCATTGTGTGCAAGAAGGCTGTGGAACCTAGCCACGGAGCCCATCGCATGGGCTTTCTACCGGCTATCCACGGTGGCGAATGCCTGCGCGCAGCCGCGCGACGTGGAGTGGTCGCGGTCGGTGACGATCTGACCTCTGAGGGGAACGGTTGGGCCCCGCAAGGTAGGGGTTGGAGCGGCATGGCAGGCAGGTTAAAGGCATGTCCTGGTACAGCTGCTGGCGGTTTCGCCGGTGGAACAGGAAGCCTATGTTCCACACGCCCCGCCAGAACGTCGACGTGACTGGGTAGTGAAGGGGAGTCATCTCACTTCGAGGGATCACCATCCCAGTCGAGCACTCCGAGCTGGCGATCGATCGCCCACTGCTCTTCCGGTAGCAGGCGATCGAAGTTGCTCGGACGTCGCTGAGCCGCACGAGCCAGGGGCCCCAATCCGTCCTCGTGACGGATGACCTCCAGAGGCAGTGACGAGGCCAACACCGGCGTGGTCGGGATCCCTCGCCGGATCCGATCAGCCAGATAGCGGGGCCCTCCTAGCCACGCATCTCGGCCCTCGGACGTAGTCAGCCACGCGACGATAGCATCACGCTCGATTGCCACAGCATCTCGCGCTCGCATTCGGAACCGATCCTTTCAGACCCCCTGAAGGATTGCTTCCCCCGAGATAGTATCAGGAAAGCTTCGACTTCACCCGCTCCACTACCAACGCGAGAAGCGTACTGGGATCCTGCTCCAAGCGTGGGCCCAACATGATCAGCTTGCTACTCACAAAAGACACCACTGTGTCAATGATTTTTTCTGCACGCGCCCTTACAGTCGGCGGGTAGTGCTTCTTGCAGTAGAGCTTGCCTTCGTAGGTCAGCTCACCCTCGTAGAGGCAACGCTCATCGTCCTGGTGGCGTCCGCGCGTGGCGCGCTCGACGATACCGTTGCAGCGGATCGCGGGATTGGCGACTTTGAAGCCTGTGAGGCGCGGCTTCTGCTGGCGCATCCTAGCGCCCGTCCACCGCCACGTGAGGCTGTGGCGCGATAAGTCCAAGTACCATGCGAGGATAGTATCAATGATTCTGGGTAGCTGTCGAGCTGAATCTCAGGCAGACTCCAGATTTAGGAAGCGGGGCAGCGCCGGCTAGACTTCTTGAGCCGGCGTGCCCCACCGAAGCGATCTTAGGGGTTGTAGGATACTGAGTACACACGGGAAGTGGAATTACCCGGTGCCAAGTTGCACTCGACGAAGAGACTATCGCCTGAGTCGACGGTGACCTTGGGGAGCGTAATCGTATGGACGTTGGCTCCGCCGAACGCATCCATATTGGTCCAATTGCCCCACGTCATGACCCCATTGTTCGTCATCTTGCCGGTAAAGCATTGAACGTCAGTCACGGCATAAGCTCCCCAGGCTTTCACCGTGACGGACTTCGAGCCTGTGTTGTCGACGCGCAGGGAGTAGACAACCGAAGCCTCGGAGTCGGTGCAGGTGTTTGCGATTGCACCGGTGAGTCCGTATTGGATATCGCAGAATTGGTATTGGCTGAATGCGTTGCCGATTTGTTCGACGCCAGCAACACCGGGAAGTATTGCCGCTTGAGCAGAGATGGCGATGCCGATGAGTGCGGTGAAGATGAGTGCGGTGAAGATGAGCGCTCGCAGTGTGCTTTTCATTCGATGCCTCCGTTACGTGGTTAACCCCCTGGAACACACCTAAGCTGTTTTACACGCCGCCGTCGGTCAGCTTGCGGGCGCCGTTGTCGCCCGGACAGTAGACCATTTGCAGATACGGAATGTTGGGCAAGACATCGACGGTGCACCCGCGCGGCGTGCCGCACACGAACGAGCACGCGTCGGCGATGTCCCCGCAGTAGGTCGAGCCCTGGTTCGGGAACGTCCAGAATTTGTCAGTGGGGCACGGTCCGTCGAGCGCGCTGCCGGTCGCGCCGAGCTTGATGCCGGCGTCGTTCACGTGACCGCCGTTGCCCTTGGGGCATGGCAACGCACCACAGACCATCGGGTATCCGGGATTCTCGATGACCGGCGCCGCATCCATGACCACAGCGGCGTCCGGCGACTCGCCTGGTGGAAGCAGCCCAGCGCGGCCACATCCCAGGACCAACAGGGACAGAACCAGTAGTGAACCGCGCATGGGCAAACTCCTCTCTTAGAAGCCGGCTACGACGATGTTATCGAAAGTCGCTGGCACGGGGCCAGTATCATTGTCCGAACTGAGGCGGATTTGATCGAACTGGATGCCCTGCGTACCAGGCGTCATGTCGAAGGTCGTCGAGGTGTTCACTCTCGGCGTGAGCCCGTACCAGCACCACCAGCCCGTCTGCGGTTGGTGCATGCACACGTCCGCTTTCTCGGACGGCGGATCGACGAAGCCGACCACGTCGATCGACTTCGGGCTAAAGGGCATCTGCACCCGCGTCGGTCCGTATTTCAGGTTTTCGAGGACCCAAAAGCTGACATTGATGATCTCGGGGCCGTCGTGACCGCTGATCGTGCGATCGATCGTCGTGGGATCGGGCACGCGGCACGCGCCGTTGGCCGGGAAACCGAGCCAGCCTTGCGGGCCGAAGCACGTGAAAATCGAAGGATAGTTGAGGTGGTAGTGAGACTGGATCGTCGGGGTGACTTTCACCGCACCGAGGGTGCCGCCACAGTTTTGCGAGTACCCAACAGGCTGAAAACAGAAGCTGTCCCCCGCGTCCTGGACTGCAACCGAAAGCACGCCGTTGAAAACAGCAGTGCAAGTTGTCGTGCCAGCTCCCGCGAAGTTCACCGTGCACGTGTTGGGTGCCGCCGTAAGCGCCGTGTTGGCAAGCGTCTGCTGGATGACCGCACCAGCATGCACCGTAGGCGATTGGTCCGGGAACGGATGCGCGAGGGACCATGCTTTTTTGTTGGCGACACGCTGAGCCATGACAGCGTCGGGCACCTTTTCGTTGGGCGCCCCCAGCTTGATGGGCCCGGACAGCGTCTGATCCTGGGTCAGATGCTCCGAATCCCCTGGGTCGGACGCGGGCGGCCCGTCGCAGCCCATCGCCATGATCGTTACGAATGCCGTGACCAGTCCTAGTCGCAGTTGCAGTTTCATTCGCTACCTCCCTAACGTGGTTTTTCCTGGACCCCCTGAAGTCGAGTCGAATCAGAAACCAGGCCAGCTTCGATCGCCAGCTCGGCCATGGTACGCGCGAAGCAAACCTCTGAGCCATCGGTGAACGTCATCACCCAATAACCATCTGAGCCGTCCGCTTCCGCGCTCCATTCGAGCGACTGGATCGTCTTGCCTTGTACGGCAGCGGAGAGCGAAGCTCGCCATTCGTCGGTGATCAAAGTTCCCAAAGTACCAGGTTGGGTACCGTATCAGGACCTTGCTAGTGTGTCCACCCTTAACTTTTCTCTAGGGTTTTGGCCGCCTTGCAAAGATATCCTCAGCAGTTGCCCGCAACAGCTCACCGATCAAGATCGCACACAGCTTGATTGGCGGCCAGTAAACTGCGAGCTTCGCCTTGACTTTCGTACGAATCACCGCCTCAGTTCACCCCCTTTCGGAATTCATCGTATCCCGGAATGAAGAGGCCGTCAGCGTCCATCCCCTCCAGGAGGTTGCCGAGGTAGCGAGGCTCCACCGCCAGCGCCGAACCCGACCACTGCCACGAATCCGCAGCCACATTCTCGTGGATCCACTCCTTTGCGGTCTCGCTGACCGGTAGCACCAGCATCACGGAACCGTGGTTTTCCACCAGCACATCGGGCTTCGCTGTTTCTTTCTTCATCGTCGTACCCTTCCTTTCAGCGAGAGGTCGATCCGCACAGAAGTCAGGCGGCCTTGACCTCCTCCTTGACCTCCTCCTTGAGCACCACCGCAGTGGTGTCGGCGACGATGAGCTTGACGCGACGAACGAGTTCCGGGTCGTAGGTGGCCAGACCCCGTTGCACGCAGTCCGTGATGGAGGCGAACCCGCCGTCAGCGACCACGATGTGATCGAGCATGGGGATTCCGCACAGCTCACCGACGGCGCCCATCCGGACCGTGAGTTCGAGGTCGGGAATGGAGGGAGTCGGATCCCCGCTGGGGTGGTTGTGGGCGAAGATGACCGCGGCTGCGCCATCAGCGATGGCGTTGCGGAAGACCTCACGTGGGTGCACCTCGACGCTGTCGAGCGGGCCGATACCCACCGTCCGGCGCGCGATCACCCGGTGCCGTGGGTCCAGACTGAAGACCACGAAGTGTTCCTGGGCAGCGGTGTGAATGTCGCGGGTGGCGGCATACACGTCACCCGCATTCTTGATCTGGCGGCCCTTGCGCACCCCGGAGCCGGTGGGGGGCTTGCTGGTCGGTTGATACACGGGTGGTTCGAAATCGTTCACGTTGCTCATCTGACTACCCCTTTTCAAAGTTCCAAGTTCCACATAGAGGTCGATCCCCACAGAAGTGGGGATCGAGTCCCTGTTCAACCTTCCTTGGCGGCGACCGTGATGGCTTTGGCCACCTGCAACTTACCGGTCGTACCCGCGTTCTTGAGCATCCAGTGCGCCCAGTCGAGCTTGGTCAGGCCCGCGAAGCCACGAGGGTGGGGTTGGGCGGCCAGCTTGGCTTCGACCGTGGGGAGCAGCGCGAGCGCCTCTTCGATGCGGGCGGCGTCGCGGGCGTGGCGGGCTTCCCGGTCCACCTTCGCCTTGGCCGCGTCAACCACCTTGCGCAGCCCAGCGTCGCCGGTCTTGTGCACGCAGTCGCAGCCGACCTTGAAGCGGCGGCCGTCCGCGCTCTGGATGGTGCACACGAACATGATGCCTTGACCGCAGTAGTCACAGCTGCTGCCGGGCTGCACCGGGGCGCCTGGGCAGGCGCAGTAGACTTCCTTGTGCATCCCGACGAAGCGGAACGGCGCCTTACCCAGCCCAGCCTTTTCGAAAACGTGAATCACAGTTCCAGTTCCAGTTTCCATCGTCTGTCCTTCCTCTCGTCTCACGCTGAGAGGTCGATCTGCACAGAAGTCAGTAGTCGTAGTCGATGGGCTCTTCGACCACATCCTCGTAGCGGCCGCGGTGACCGAGCACCTCAGGCGCGTAGTGGGCCTCGACGGCGTCGATGCAGGTGTCGCACACACGCGAGAGAGGGATTCCCTTCGCGTCGTTCAGCCACCACGAATTCGTCTTGTTGTGGGTTGCCTTGTGCGCTGTCAGCTCTCTGTCGGTCATGGGCGTATCCTTCCTACGTTGGGGGAATCAGTTGTTGGGAATCTCGACGTAGCCGCCATTCATCTTGGGGATGACGGCGCGGACAACGTTGTCCCCCACCAGGTGGTTATATGCGACCGGCAGCTCCGCCATCAGCTTGCGGCGCATTTCCATGGGCATGTGGTTGTCGAACCACCGGAGAAGCAGTTCCTGCTCGATTTGCGTCAGCTTGCTCAAGTCTTTCATCTTCGAACCCTCACTTTCGCTGAGAGGTCGATCTGCACAGAAGTTCAAATCATCTTTTTGATTCGCTGCACCACTCTTTCAAGGACAGCTTCAAGCTCCTTTGATTCAGAACTGCGATCCTCCGGATCGTCTTGCTCTGCGATTTCTGTAAACCAAACGGGGGCAATGTCGCCCCATTCATCCAGCTCGGCTGATAAGATCTTCGCTAGCTCTACTGCCGTCAGATTACGGGGCACTAGTCGGCCTCCCACCCGAAGTAGAAGCGGGGGTAGTGCTGGAACTTCAATGAGCCCAGGGCCCCGTCGCTCTTCCGCACGACGACGGCGTAGGGCGCCAGGAAGCCCTTGACCTCGAAGTCGCGCTGCAGCTCATCGGTGTCCCATACCTGGCCGTGTTCCTCTTCCAGCTCGGCGCGCACTGCCTGCTTGGCGTTGATCTGGGCCTGTTCCTCCCTGCGGATGTTCTCGGTCGGATCGTGTGACATGTGATTACCCTTCCTTTCCCTGTTCCCTCGTTCGAGAGCTTAGAGACAATTCCCCCCTTTAGGGTTTTACCCATCGTGCGTTATGCAGGCCACTTTTGAGTAGTTCCTTCACCTGGAAAATTACTCTGACTGCTTGGCCGCAACAGGATCTGCAAACGCACTCGCTCTAGGAGTACTTTCAAGTAGTTCAGTAGCCGCAGTCACAACCTCCATCAGATCAGCCAGCGCCGCACGCGAACCCAAACACATCCGACAAGTACACAGACTTCCACCGAACTCCTTGTCTGTATTAAGGTGCTCACGGATGGATTGTGGCGAACGTGTGATTGTGGCCATTTGGGGTTAACCTTCCTTTCCCTGTTCCTCGTTCTTGTCGGCGCGGCGGCGGAGCTTCTTGGCCGCGGTCTTTGCCTCGAAGCGCGTGGCCCAGCGTGCCTTGTGCTTCGCCCCCGCTGCGTTCGCCTTGACATCCTGCAGAGCCATCAGATTCCTCCGTTCTCGGTCGCGATCACCGCGACCTTCTTGAAGTTTTTCCAGTACCCGCGGCACTCCAGGACATCCGCCGCTTTCCCCCAGTCCTCTTCCGCCACCAGGAGCTTTGTGCGCTCCCCTTTTTCGTTCTCCGCGGACACCTCGAAGCAGCGAATCCTTTCCATCTTCCGACCTTCCTTCCTACGACGAGAGGTCGATCCGCACAGAAGTCAGGCTCTGACGACTTCGATGGTATGAGTGGGATCGCCGTCGTTGAAACGGATACAGGGAGCAGAGAGGCGGTTGATGTGGCTGGCGTAGAAGCTCACCAGCGCACCCGATTTGAAACCATTGAGGATTTTGAATGCGACTTTGACCTGGTGTGAGTACTCAGGGCCAAGGGGGGTAACGCCGCAGACAACCATTCTGGTGTGGGCGGGGATACTACGAGCTTGGCAGCCCTTCGTCACCTTGACTCGATCGCCGGCTTTCAGCATTGTCGTTTCCTTGGCCTGAGGTCGATCCGCACAGAAGTTGAAGAATACGATTCTGGACGAGGTAGAGAAAGACCCTACGGTTGCTCCGAAAACGCCTACGCAGCTCACGATTGCGCACAGTCGTGCAGTGGTAACCACCACAGAATGGGCAGAGGTAGACCTTTTGCTTCCAACGCGCAGCTACGCCTTCGGGCGTACTCCCTCGTACGATATCGCCTCTTTTGCAGACACTTGAGGCGGTGTACTCTGCCTCTGCCGTAGCGGGGCACGCTATGCCCGCTTGCTCAGCATGCTGCACAGGGTGCGCAACTCCCTGACAGTCTCCTCAGCGATGGGCGCTGTCTGGTAGGGATCCTCGACGACCTGCCCCAGCGGCACCCCCTCGAAACGCTCCTCGACGTCGTCGAAGGCAACGAGAGGTAGGTCGACCTCGGTGATCTCGTCGTCGTCGCTCACCCAGTCGGCAAAGACCCACAACCCCTGCTCGTTCGTCATACCCCGTCTCCCTTGTTGAAGTTCCAAGTTCCAAGGAGCTGAGGGGAAGACCCCCCCCCCCCAGCCCCAAACCCTGCTAGCGGCGCAGGTATTCCGCGCCGTAGAGCCCGCAGCCGTAACTCTTGAAATCCTGAGTGTAAATCGTGCCGCGGGGATGCTGCGCCTGAGATTTCCAGC